CAGCTGCCCTTAAAGCGAATATAGAATTGCAGAATCGCTCTTTCGAAATAGAGAAAGACTCATTAATCCAAAAACAGGACATCGGCGACATCGATGAAGAAGATATTCTTCGCCTCGCCAAAAGGTCTGAATGGCTTAAGCGTTATAACTCCACACAAAAAGAAGCAGCGGAGATTAACAGTGTATTGGGTTCAACTGCCAATAATTTAGCGTTAAGTTATCTTAACGTGAGCGACGCCGGTACGACGGTCATGGGTGTCATAGGTAAGTACAAAAATGCAACCGAATCATGGAGAAAAGCAACAGAGAAAGCTGAAGGAGCATCTGGAAAATTCGGTGCTACTTTAAAACACGTAGGGCAGGGATTTAAAAATCTTTTAAAGACTGACGCTGCAGACAAATTCCGAAAAATGTTCGACCCCCTTAATCAACTTAACAATGAGATGCAACGTGCATCAGATTTAGCGGAAAAGGTCCAGCAGAATAACCAAAACTTATATAGATCAACTGGTCAAGTTTCTAGCGGCAACTTTGCACTCGGAGAGCAGATGAAGAGACTTGCTATGGACACTGAGTCTGTGACGATAGCTTCGGGCGAAATGTCAAAAGCTCAAATAGCACTTAACGAATCTTATATGGATTTCAACTCTCTTTCTCAGGATACCATAAATGACTTAACCATGACTAATGCATTGCTAGACCAAGCGGGGATGTCTTCTCGCACTTCAGCTGAAAACTTCGAATTCTTTGTAAAATCAATGGGAATGACCGCAAAAGAGGCCAGCAAAACAAATCTTAAATTATTGGATCTTGCTCAATCAATGAAACAGTCTCCAGAGGCTATTGGACAAGCATTTAAGAACAGCCGCAATCATCTTGCTGCTTATGGTAGGGACTTTGTGAAGCATTTTTCAAAAATGCTAGGAGTGTCTAAGAAGCTTGGAATTTCAGTTGGGAAAATGCTAGACGTTGGCGCGGAACTAGACACTTTCGAAGGCTCCGCTGAATTGGCCATGCGCCTTAATTCAGTGTTAAAATTAAGGGGCGAGGATGTGGTGTCTAGTCAGGACTTAATGGACAAGACCGATGATGAAAAGATGGTCGTCCTGGCCAAAGCACTGCAAGCCTCACCGGTTGACGTGGCAGGCGGTGGCAGTGATGTTCGAGGTACGATAAGGTCATTGGCAGCAGGCATGGGTCCTCTCGACATGGCAGACGTGCAGAGGCTGGCTACAGTCCCAATCGATGAATTAAGGGCAGAGATGAAAGCGCAGGCAGACCTCGCGAAGAACTCAAATAAAACTGCAAAAGATCTAGACGAGACTAACAAAAAAGCAATGACCAGTCAAGAAACCGCTGCAAAAAAGATGGAAAGTCTCCAGGGCCCCATGACGGAAGCACTGAACGCTCTTAAGATGGCCCTGGCGGAAAACACCCTCACTGTCAAAGCAGCTGGTGCTATAGGGTCTGTTGCATTGACAGTAGGTCAAAACGTCGCACAGAAAGCAGGAGCCAAACTTGCGGCATCGGCGGCAAGTAAAATCCCCGTCATTGGCGGTGCTCTCGCTGGTGCCATCGGTGCCGCAGCAGGGTCACCGGTTGAGGTTGTAAACTTTGCGGACCTTGCCCCCTACCTCAAAAGCGGCGTGGGGGTGCCCATCGTTGACGACATTATTCAGCTTAACAACGATGGTCACGCAGACGCCTGGGCAATCGAATGGCAAAACCGTGCCGTGGGACAGGCCAACTTGGCCAGGGAAACCATCGCCAACAAAATGAACACCATGTCGATTGTTACGGCTGTTAGAACATCCGGACTGATGGGCGTAGGCGGACTAGCGTCGTTGGGTGCGGTCGCAGCCGTCGCCGTCGGCGCAGCTGCCGTCGCCGCAGCAGCCGGTACTGGTTATCTGATAGGTAAAGTAATTAATTCGATAGGAGAGACGGCAAAAGATCGTGAAGATAATAAAGCGATGGAGAATGTGAGTAAAACGAAATTAATCGGAGAATTCCTGAGTGGAGAACATAAAGACCATGCAGTAGGAGGAAAGCGTAGAATTAATAAGCAAGCGCAATCCAGTTGGGACTCCTTGTCTATGCAACAGCAATATAATTATTGTTCAGAGAATGGAAAGGTGCCCCCTGGCGTCGGTGGTCATTGCGGCCAGGTTTTTTCTAAGGCAAGAAAATCTAAATCTCAAGGTGGTATTGCCCTTGGAAGCAAAGATAAGAAAGTTCAAGAGGCATCGGCTAAGAACCAGACAGCGAACAAAGCTGCTGGAAAAGCGAAAGGAGTCTCCACATCCGGGGTCACAGGTCCGGTCCTTCAGACTCCCGCACCAAAAGTAGATGATTTTATGGTAAATGCAAATGCATCAGATCAGCTAATCGGAGTGAAGGAAGGTGGTCTCGTAGCAAAGAAGTTAGATAAGTTAATTGAATTGATGTCCAAAGCAACAGCAGGCAAAGAAATAGTTATTAAATTAGACGGAAGAACCGTGGCAAAGTCCACTATATCATTAATGAATAACGATTTTTATGCATTGGGATAATTATATAAGCAAGGGAGAGTATAACAATGCCAGGTAGTTATAGAAAAGAGTTGGAAAATAAATGGGGATGGCAGATAAAATTCACGCACGTCCTTACTGGAGCGCACGAGACCTTTCAATCCATCTTGACAGACTATACGGATACTTTTACGTCAAATTGGGCCGAGGAGCAGATATACGGTAGGATGGATCCACTTTATACGTTTCAAAATACAGCCCGGGCAGTATCTCTATCTTGGGATGTCGTATCGGACGATGTCGCAGAAGCTGAATCTAATTTAGGAAAATTTCAGAATCTTGTACAGATGTTGTATCCCACGTATAAAAATGATAACGGAGTAAAGACAATGGACGGCGCACCTTTGGTGAGAGTAAAATTTACAAATCTACTTCAAGATGCCACGACTGCTGGCACCGGAGCAAAGTCTCAAAAGGGGCTCTTAGGGGTGATAAAAGGCGGTCTCGCTTTCACTCCAAATTTGGAAGTCGGTGTTGTGACAAGTAGGACCGGCGTAATAATTCCAAAGATCTATTCAGTCACTTGTAATCTCAGTGTCCTTCACGAGCATGATTTGGGGTATATAGGAAATAAATGGGTCGGAGCAGAGAGCTTTCCATACGGGACTTCAACGACAAAACAACAAGTTGATTCTACTAATACTGCTTTGAAGAAATCTTTGCCGTTCGGATTTTCATTCGGAAATAAACAGCAAACTCCGACCAAGCACGCGAAATCACCAGCAAGAGTAAGCGAACAGATCAAGAAAGAGAAAGAGGCGGTATTGAAATCTTGGCGCAAGTATACGAATTAATAGGTCCCATAGAATGGAGGAAGAATTAAAATGAGTAGATACACAAAAAGAAATCGCATCTTTAATGATTTACCTAGATACGATAGTATTAATAAGAATAGAGATGCCAACGTTATGGATATGTATGCAACTCCAGAAATGCGTCCGCTTACGGATGAACAAATATCCAGCATTGAGGCTCGTTCCCATCTGTGGAAAGTGGGAGATAAATTTTTTAAGCTAGCCCATGAACACTACGCAGATTCCTCACTGTGGTGGGTCATTGCTTGGTATAACCAAACTCCCACTGAATCACATGTAGAGTTAGGCGACATCATCTATGTTCCTCATCCTCTTGACAGAATAAGAATGTATTATGGGTATTAGTCATGGTTGATGAGATTTTTAAAGCGTATGAGCGTGGAATGAAGCCAAGCGCACCGACTCTCCTTAAGACGGTCAAGGGACAAAGGGTGGCACTAACCGGTTTGGGAGCCCATCAGGTGTACCGGTACCTTAATAGGAGAACGGCGGGTGTCGGCGTCCATGGCGTTTGGTTCACCAGCGGAAGCTTTGTCAAAGGCGGAAGTAAAAAATTAAAAGAAAAATTTGAAAAAGATAGAAAAGCCGCCGGTATGGATAACAACGATAGCGACACTTTAGAGGCCCGAAAGGCATGGGCAAAAGAGTGGTCCGAAAAGAATATACCACTAACTAAGAAGGCAATTGCAATGAGGCAAAAGATTTCAAAGTTAGGAGGACATAGTCTCGTTTTTGATCCGAAAAAAGATGTTACCGAGGCAGACATCCAGGGGGGATTCGCTTCGGATGCTACTGGGTTGGCAGCTGCTCGTGCCGTCGGATACGCGGTTAAGAAAGACCTCATCGAGGCTCGAAAGAAAATTCTCGGTGATGAGGAGCGTTCTCATTATCTTAAGATAACTGCGTCAGAACAGAAAGAAGAAGAGGAACGAGTTCAAAAGGTTCTTAGAAATTTTAGAGAGCAAGGGTATCTGGTCGTCAAAATGCAGGAGCTAGCAAAATACAATGTTTCAACGGGTTATACTTATAAAAATTATGCTTATTTAAGATCTCAGCCATTGAGCGGACCTTTAACTTCCCAACTTCAGGCAATCGGTGCGGCAAAACTAGCACCTTTATTAAACCTAAAAAACGAACAGTTATCAGCATTGACTCCTATGTTTCGTCTTTATAAAATAGACAAGAAAAATAAGAAAAAAGGAATAGAAGAGCTGAAGCTTCAGGGCAATTACCACTCTATTGAGAATAACTCTCTAGAGAGTATTGGTAGATCCGGCCGCCTTGGATTAAAATCGTTTACGTGGACTTATGATGGGAAGTATCGATCAACAGCCGACAAGATGATTCGTGGTGATCTAACACTTTACGGGGATAGTTTGACGGTTTTCGATGAAAAGATACACGATGATCTTCTGGTGCCCCGATCAGGAGAATGGTATGCCCAAGTCGGGTGGGCCCCACCACCTAATAATGCGGGGGGACTATTCAGCAAAGAAGAGATATCTGCGTTGAGGAATTCGTTGATAACGCTGTGGATGGGTTTTAAGATACCTCAATTTACCTTTAAACAGGATGGCACATTTGAACTTAACTTAACATTTCGCTCGGCTATTATGCAAGCACTGAACAACGTCGACATATTTGGTCCCACGAACGCAAAGGAGGAGCTGTTAAATGTTAGCAGTGCTTTTAGAAGCAAGGTTATGGGTAGTTTTACGAAATTTCTAGAAAAACGAGAAAAATCCCTGAAAAATGGAAAATACGGCGTGGCATCGTCGGCGCAGGCAAGTCTTGGATTGGGCCCTGTTGGCAAAGGGGGATCCCCGGCTAAGATTAAAGCCATTGATACTAAGGCGTTCAATACTTTTAAATCCGAAACGCTTTTGAGAGCTGGAATACAACCCGGGCAGCTCTCAAGAGCACAAAACCTAATTGATACCTTCATGAAAAGGAAAGAAGTCGAAGGCGATCTGGATTATGCCTGGCAATTCTCGGACCGGATGCACCACCTGATTGAAAGGAAGAGGAGCAATAAAGTATTTAGAAGAATATTGGAAGACATTGAAAATAAAAAAAGGAAATTTTATGTCACCACCACTGCCTCTGAATTTGACAAATTCTATAAAGACTTTGGACCGTTGGACGCCACTGTGAAGGACATAACCCCAGAGGAATACGAGGCGATGAAAAAAAAGAATCCTCCCCCACCCAGTGTGCCCAAGAAGCCAACAGGTGCTCCGGGCTCGATACCGAAGACAGAGGTAAAGACGAGTTTGAAAGGCATAAAACCAGATGAGATATCCGTCGCCTTTGTTTATTTCGGAGATATTATAGAATCGGTATTCTCAAACACAGCATATCAGGTACCCGATAAAGAAAAGGTTAATTTTATATTGAGCACATTGGCATATAGGGATTACTTCATAGAAGGAAACCGGGGTATGAAAAGCGTGATGGCACAAATTCCGATAGTTGATATGCCAATTTCTGTAAATTACTTTACAAAGTGGTTTCATGATGAATATATCGTAAAGGTGTCAGAAAAGGTGACTTTAGACGAGTTCTTAAATAAAGCACTCAAGACACTTCTTTTGCCTGCAATGGGCCCAGACAACTTTAGAGCATCCTTTAAAAATCATGCAATGTCCCCGCATCAGTTTTCGTGGACTGCGGACAAGAAAGCAAATCAGCCCCCACGCGGAGAGATAAATTTCGATACGTTGAAGGGCTTAGTATATCAGGGGTCTATGTCTACCAGACCGATTAGTTATGTTGTCTATAGCTCTTGGATTTATGCAGAAGACGAAAAAATGAAATCGTCCAAAGGAACCATCCACACTTCTACAACCGAGAACATTGTCCTCCACCTGGCTAAGGATCATGGATTGTTAAAAGATGTTACGTTTTCGAGAAATAATCTACCTCACTGGGAAGCAGATCAGATAAGAAACGATAAAATAACAAGCAATTTTGAGAAAATACGGATACCATATGCCGTAGAAGTAAAAATGATTGGTAATAATTTATTTTTTCCCGGCACCCACTTCGAGGTGTACCCTACTATACCAGGTTCGAGGGCACGGGCAATAGCGGAAAAATTGGGGTTGGGTGGTAGATACCAGACACATAGCATAACCAACAGGATAGAACCCGAAACTGGGTTTACGACTGAATTCACCGCTCAGAACGTGCTCATGGCTGACTCGATCAAGAAGGGAAAGAAGAAGACTCCGCGAAAGCGCGGGAAACCAATAAAAAAATAATAGGGGGGTGTAGACATGGCATTCGAAGATGATAGAAAACCAACAACCAATGACTCTGGTTCTAAAATGCTATACGACAGAAGACAAGAGTTTAAACTTTTGGTATATCCACCAGATATTGAGAGAATGTTGATAGATATGTGGTATGAGAGACCATTATATGGCAAGGTTGACACCCGACTAAATGTGGTGTATCCACTAGAAAAGAGCGGTCTTAAACAGGTTCCCGGCTCCGAGACTTTGTTTGCAGTAGATTTCGTTGCGGATGCCTTCCTGGCAATGAGAGATCACTTTTTGAATGCGGTGGGTAAAAATAAAATGTCCGGACAACTGGGACCTATAGATGGCTTTCAAGCAAAACGTGCCTGGGTAGACCCTATCGCGTCATATGAAAATCACATAGAGGTGGTTAAGCAGGTATTCTTAGAAGAATATCTCCTTCCAGAGAGAAATAACATAAAGGAAATTGTTGACATCCTGCCGTTGTTCGAAAGATATTTACGTGATCAGGCAGCATCCTATCCCCTGTCTTTATCTGGGTATATTAAGTCTGGATTCTGCCCTCCTCGATCAAATGGGCTGATCATCGAACTTTTAGATTCTGATCACGGAAATGACCAAGACAAGATGGAAGTTGTTAATTCACCAGACTTTGAAAAGTACGTTTCTATGGCTAGTTATTTTGGATTCTATGTGGATAAGAACGCTCCGTGGTCACTGGTCGGTAATCTGGCAAGCACTAAGATGCGGAAGTATATGGAAGTTTATGGTCTCATGGACGCCAATAATTATTTTAGTGATTATTGCTGGCCAGCATATTTGACCGAAATGCAGAGAATGAAGGACCTACTGTATGATATCTTCTATGCTTTTGAATTGAGAAGCCCCCTTCGGAAGAAAGAAATTTTGTGTGACTCTGGAAAAATAAAAAATAAAATGATTGAAAGAAAAGTCTTGACTTTGGAAGAAAATATTGCTAAGATTCCTGAAGTATACTGGTTTAGGCTTTGTATTATAACAAAGGCACTAGAGATGGATGTGGAGATAAACGAAGTGACATCGAGAAGATTAGTGCAAAAAGCAATGTATTTTTACAAAAAAGACAAAAATCACGTGAGAGCACTCGCATATATCAACCGATTTTTCAAGAATAGGGATGTCAAAGCCAATCCAGTTGTTCGCTTCATAGAACAATTAAGAGACTCATCAGAAGATCAAATTAAAGAATTGTTTGGCGACGCTGTTACTATTACGAACGGACCGATGAGTGTATTTCCAAAGTATTGACGACAAGAAAGAATGTGTTGGATTGTACTACGATTCTAGGTGTGTCTTTGAGAATCTTGACTTCTCTAAGCTAACCAGAACGTGGCGTCCTACCGAGACTTCTCTACAACATAGACATATAGATTATGCTTGGTTATGGTGCCTGGGTAAAAGCCTGGGTGACGTTTGTCCCTCTTTTCTCGAAGACCAGTGGGGGTCTGTCGACAATAAGATGAAGGCGTTCTCTCGGTCTCTAAATGCTGCAAAGGTAGACTTAAGTGAAAACTGCCTTTTGGAATTATTACCGCCCAAAGAAATTTCCAGATTTTTGGATGTGAAGAATAGAATCACCGAACACGTATTTTCAAGACTTGACAAACCAGAAGAATACGATCACTTATTGAGTATCGTGCACATGCTTGAGGATATAAAACATCGCAAGGTTAATCTGGATATATCGTCCATCAAGTCTGGGTCTTATAAGAACAAAAACAGAAATTTCTTGAAGAATTTGAAAAAGATGAGAAAAAGCGTTTCTTATAACTTGTTTGGCACTAAAACTGGCAGACTTACAGTGGAGAAAGGGTTTTTCCCCATTCTGACGCTTGACAGAGATTTGAGGAAATACATAAAACCAAATAATGATCTATTTGTCGAAATTGATGTTAACGGAGCCGAAGCGAGGACTCTGCTGTCCCTCACAGATCAAGAACAGCCAGAAGTTGATATTCACGAGTGGAACGCAGAGAATGTGTATAGGGGACTGACGACGAGAGAGGAGTCCAAGAAGAGATTCTTCGCTTGGTTATACAATCCCGCTTCTGATGATTATTTATCATCTAGAGCTTACAGTCGCGACTTAATAAAAGAAAAGTTTTACGACGGACACCAGGTAAGGACACCTTTTAACAGAAAAATCTTATCAGACGAATATCATTGTGTAAATTATACTTTACAATCGACCTCAAGTGATGTATGCTTGGAACAATCAAGAAAGGTTTTTGACTTCTTAAAGGAAAAGAAGAGTAATATTGCATTCCTAATGCACGATTCAATCATTTTAGATTTTGCTGCAGAAGACAAGCAGCATATCCGAGAGATAGTCAAAATGTTTCAGGAGACGAGATTTGGGGAATATAGAACTAATGTTAAAATGGGAAAGAATTTCGGGGAGATGAGGGAGATAAGTTGGAAACTATAATTGCACTCGGAACCGTAGCTTGTAACGTCGCTCGTAAATTTGAGAAATATGAAGAATATAAGACATACAAGATTGATCATGAGGATTCCAAAGAGAAGAATTACTTAAAAATAAAAAAGCTTGACAATCCTGAAGAGTATGAGAAAAACGGACCAAATGTGAAGAATTTTCTCAAGAAGGTATCCGGAGATGTGCTTTTTATTGTTTGTGGAGCGAGTAGAACAGCCAGTGCTTCATTAATGATATTGGAACAAATACACAAAAGATGCAAAATCAGCGTTTTGTATATAGCCCCCGAAACTGAGCTTTTGAGTGAGGGAAAAACACTTCAGGAAAGAGCGGTATTCAGCGTGCTGCAAGAGTATGCAAGGTCTGCTCTGTTGGAGAGGACATTCTTGATATCAAATCTGGCTATTGATCCAATGATTGAAGATGCGTCCATTGTGGGATACTACGACTCGATAAACGACCTCATTGCGAGTTCCTTTCATATGATCAACTTTTTCGACCACGTATCTTCTGTTACGGACACCTTTTCATCTCCAGCTGAGACTGCGAGGATTTCAACATTTGGGATTTTAAATCCAAAAACAGGTGAAGAAAATTTGTTTTTTCCTCTTGACAAAACAAGAGAAACAAGGTACTATTATGGCATACCTGAAGAAAAGATGACCAAAGAAAAGGGTCTTCATAGGAAGATTGTCAATCAGGTAAAGAGCAAAGCGACAGAAGATAGGAAAGTGAGTTATGGAATATATCCAACGAGTTACGAACAAGAATATGCTTACATTTTGTCGCACTCATCTTTTATACAAGAAAAATAAGAAAACACTTGACAAATGCCAAAACATTTGTTAATATATAAACAGTTGGTCAGGAAATTTGCTGACCTGCTTTAGCCAAAGAGTAAAAAAAGGAGAAAACACTATGGCACTTGATCTAGATCGCATGCGCGAGAAACTTAACACCGTCACAGGCAAGGGGGGTTCTAGAACGGACTTCTGGAAGCCACAAGATGGAGAAAGCAACGTGAGAATCGTTCCAACACCGGATGGAGACCCATTCAAGGAAAAGTTCTTTCACTACAACGTGGCACAAGGAGGGTTCCTGTGTCCAAAGAGAAACTTCGGAGATGATTGTCCGGTCTGCAACTTTGCGAATAAGCTGTGGAACGAAGGCACCGAAGAAAGCAAGAAGATGGCGAAGAACCTTTTCGCAAAGCAGAGATTCTTCTCACCAGTCCTTGTCAGGGGCGAAGAGACTCAAGGAGTCAGAGTGTGGGGATACGGAAAGATGGCATATGAGAAGTTGCTAACGATTGTTCTCGACCCGGATTACGGAGACGTTACGGACCCTGAATCTGGTAATGACCTCAAAATTATGTACGGCAAGCCACCGGGAGCAACCTTCCCTCGAACGGATATTCGTCCTAGACCTCGTAAGACGGTTCTTTGTGACGACGCAGTAGGCGGAGATGAACGTTGCGCCGAGTTGCTAGAGACTGTTCCTGATTTGGAAAAGCTGTTTGATAGAAAGACCACAGAGGAAACTCAAGCAATCTTAGACACTTTCTTGGACAGCGACAACATTGAAAGGCAAGTTGAAAAGTTTGGTGGGAATATCTCACCCCCGCCAGCAGACAAGGAGGTAGATGCAGTCGAGGCCGCATTCAACGACCTATTGAGTAATTAAATTAAAACCGCAGGGAGGCACGGGTTTACAGGTGCCTCATTTTTTTTAACATGAGGGTACACGCAATATGCGTTATAGTTGTGCCCAAGAAATAAAAAGGAGAATATCATGAAAAAAAGAATAGCACTGAACCTAATAAAAGGTTCAAAATACGGAGAATGCGTGGTACAACCACACAGATCCGATACAGAAAAAGAGGCAATTCAAAGAATATTCTTTGTCAATGCGTCAAGTCCCGGCAACCTGGGAGGTATTCCTCGTGGGAGCAACCCAAGATCTTACAATAATAGATCTCCTGTTGTTAACAAAATTCGTCGCACTCTCCGAGATCGCCAAGGATTGTGCCTTTTCAATGGAGGGATTCAGGTTACAATTGATGTTGGATCTTTCGAGTATGATGAAGAAGGTCACACTATTTCTTTTACGTGTGAGGGGGAAAACAACGGTCATTATGACGGTCAGCATTCCATGAACGCTATTTTGGATGAGCTTTCGGACCCTGACTCCAAGCTTGGCTTCGCGGAACAGCCCTTTAAAGTTACTCTTGTGGAGGACACATTTTGGAGAGATACCGAAGAATCGCGTTCAGCCGCCGCGGCGTGGAACACAAGAAAGGTCCAAGAAGCCGCATCGGAGCAAAACCAGCGCGGTGAATATAATGATCTCAAAAATCATCTTGACAGCAAGTATGTCGAGAATATTCGTTGGGAGGAAAATCAAAAATATAAGAATAGCAAAGAAATGATTCCGAAATGCAAGGGCATTGTTCAGGTCTCAACGCTTTTGGCACAAGCTATTCCAGTGCAAATGGATCGCACATATACAAAAGATTTTGCAAGGGCATTCCCCCGAGTCTCGAAGAAGGCTACGGAGCGTCTTTGGAAATCTGCCCGGACTATAACATCCGCAATTGCCCCGCATGCGAACACTATTTTGCACTTAGCTGACTATATTCAGTCTTCTTGGGGAAGTATCCCGGACAGGGAAAATTATAGGGTACTTAAAAAGTACAGCAAGAGTGGATTTTGTACAAAAACGGCAGCAGAATCGAAGCCATATGTATATAACAAATTTGGCAGCAGAGGTACAGTCGATGGTGCGATCAATCATGAATTTTTGTCGGTTATTATGCAAGCCCTTTTGAGACACACTATGTCATTCGACGAAGACACTGGGATACAAAAATTTGATTTTTCGGTTGCCGAAATTGAGAATTTGTGGGATACCGTAAGAGGCGATATTCTGAATGTTTGCGAAAAGCTTTTCAACGATTTGTACCCAAGAAGCGGCTATCGCATGGTACCACTGTTGGATAATTCTTCGGTTTGGGATCGAGTGGATGAAGTTGTCCAGAAGGCTGTGATGTCCAATTTGATTTCGAAGCTATCATCGAAGGCTGCAGTTTGAAAAGTCCTCTTAGATATCCAGGTGGCAAAACTAGAGCCGTCAAGATAATCTTAGATCACATCCCTGAAGACACTGGGGAGCTTTGCTCCCCTTTCTTCGGTGGTGGTTCTATTGAGTTAGCTGTTGCTGAAAGAGGAACAAGAGTTGTTGGATATGATTTATTCAAACCACTTCATTGGTTCTGGAAGGCTTTGTTAGAAGACAAAGAAGAGTTGGCAAAAATCGCAGATTCTTTTCGTTTTTTTAATGACGAGTTTTATGAAACAAAAACTGGAACTTCTGTAGTGAGGGGTCTCTGGAAAAAAGACTTTTTAGATCTGAGAGATGAGTTGAGAAATGCAAAAGAATATTCTGTAAGGAACGCAGCAATTTTCTATGCACTTAACAGGTCTTCTTTTTCGGGCGAGACCCTTTCCGGAGGCTATTCTAAAAGAGCTGGTTATGTCAGGTTCACAGATTCGAGCATTCAAAGAATTTTGGATTTTGAGGGCAAGAACTTTGGCGTTGAATGCGAATGTTTTAAGACATCGATTCTTAAAAACCCGAATGCTCTTATTTATGCTGACCCTCCATACGCATTAGACAAACACAAGCTTTATGGAGATAAGGGAAACATGCATAAGGGGTTCGACCATCTGGCTTTGTATGAGGTACTGTCTTCTAGAAGTAATTGGATATTGTCATACAATAACAAAGAGTGGATCAGAGAGATGTACAAGGATTATGAGATCTTGGATGTCAGTTGGGCATATAGCATGAACAACATATATTCCAAGAAAGAAAGGGAAGCGGGACAAAAGAAAAAGATGAAGGAATCATCTGAAATTTTAATCATTAATAAGGAGAGAAAATAGTGGTAAAAGTAACAAAAATTAAACCAGGGAAGGTCTCAATGGATGAGATTCGTAGGATCATAAACAAGAAGGCTGGTCACTCCGTGGCACACAGTCTGGCAGAGGACAACCCGACAGAGGTTAAGGAGTGGATTCCAACCGGTTCCCGGTGGCTGGATTCGATTGTTTGCAAAGGAAGACTCGCAGGGATCCCTGTTGGGAAGATTTCAGAGATTGCAGGTCTTGAATCAACTGGTAAATCTTATATGGCAACACAAATCGCAGCAAATGCTCAGAAGATGGGCATCGAAGTGGTATATTTTGATTCTGAATCTGCGATTGATCCTTCTTTTCTTGAGAGGGCGGGATGTGACTTAGATCGTTTAATGTACGTTCAGGCAGAGAGTGTCGAATTTGTGCTAGAGACAATAGAGGAATTGTTGGCAACCGGAAATAAGTGGTTGTTCATTTGGGACTCTCTTGCTCTGACACCAGCAATTTCTGATATAGAAGGTGATTTCAATCCTCAGTCTTCAATGGCAGTAAAGGCCAGGATTCTATCAAAGGGGATGTCGAAGTTAACTGTGCCGATTGCGAACAGCCAGGCAACACTCCTGGTTCTCAACCAGCTGAAGACAAACATTACTCGGTCCCCATCGGAAGCGATGACGACTCCGTATGTCACTCCGGGCGGCAAGGCTATGCATTACGCTTATTCTTTGAGGGTGTGGCTTACGGGTAGAAAAGCGAAAGCATCGTTTGTAGTAGACGAGAATGGATTCAGAATCGGGTCTGAGGTTAAAGCAAAGCTTGAAAAGTCTCGTTTTGGAACAGCAGGAAGACATTGTAATTTTAAAATCCTGTGGGGTGAAGTTGACAATGTGGGCGTTCAAGACGAGGAAAGCTGGTTCGAGGCAATTCAAATATCAGATAGTCTAAAACAATCTGGTGCGTGGTTTTCATTAGAGTTAGAAGATGGCACCGAGAAGAAGTTCCAGAGAAAGGGCTGGGTTAAAGAGCTGAAAGATGATAAATTCCGAAATAAGGTCTTGCAAATTATTGATCAAGATGTTATAATGAAATTTAAGAACAGAACAGGTAATGCTGCTGACTATTATGAAGAGGAAGAGTCTCTCCCCGTCGAGGATTAAGCACCCACTTGGTTCTCGGCATCTCCGCCCCTGAGCGTGTTTTCCTATTATGGTTGCACGCGCTCAGGGGCTTTTTTTGAAAAGAGGTAAAAAATGAATGGTAGAGTGATGATTGTGGATGCACACAATCAATTTTTAAGGTCGTATATTGTCGACCCAAGTTTGTCAATAAACGGAAGTCCAATTGGTGGTTCAAAGGGTTTCCTTAAGATTCTCAACAAGTTAACGAGGATTGTAAGTCCGGATATGACTGTCGTTGTTTGGGATGGAGAAGGGGGGTCTCAAAAGAGACGCGCTCAAAATAAAAATTATAAATTAGGAAGAAAGCCGCCACTGAGGCTGAACAGGGATACCCGTCACTTGACGGAGGAACAGGAAAAAGAAAATAAAGCTTGGCAACAGATCAGGGCGATAGAATATCTTAACCAAACTCCAATAGTTCAATTTATAGAGCCCCGCGTTGAGGCCGACGATGTGATTTCGCATGTCGCACAAAAGCAAAAGTTCAAAGATTGGCAAAAAGTCATTGTTTCCAGTGATAAGGACTTTATTCAATTGTTGGATGACAAGACGATATTGTACAGACCAACACAAAATCAAGTGCTTAATAAGAAGGCAGTTTTGGAACAATATAAAATTCATCCAACGAATTTCGCTTTGGCGAGAGCACTGGCGGGGGACAAAAGTGACAATTTAGATGGCGTTCCGGGTGTCGGATTGGCAACTGTCGCTAAGAGGTTCCCCTTCTTCGCCGATGAGAAGGAATGTTATCTGGAAGATGTTGTTACTCACTGCAAAGAGCAGGAAACCAAGTTAAAAGTTTATGACCGTGTATTAGAAGAGACAGACAAGGTCGAGAGCAATTATAAAATAATGCAATTATATTCCCCCTCTATCTCTATTCAGGGTAAAACTAGAATAGACGAAGCAATAGACGGGCATGTTCCTGAGTTTAACAAGACTGGGTTAAGGACGCTGATGCACCAGGACGGTATTGGCGAAATCTCATTGAGTTCTTTGTTCGAAAGTTTCAATCGAATGATATCTGACTTTTAGTCTTGCAATTTTTTGGTCTTTGTGATAAGATTAATCATTAAATAAAAGGAAAAACATGACGGAGCAAGAAAGGGAAGATTTCTCAAACTTTGGTAGATCTTTTCAAGAGGATCTGTGTCACTTAATTTTGGTAGACAGACCATTTGCAGATCAAATATTTGAAGTTTTTAATATAAAGTTTCTAGAACTTAAACATCTTAGGGTCTTTATCAACAAAATTCAAGGATATCGACAAAAATACGGTGTCCACCCAACCGCCAAAATTATGAAGTCCATTATACGGACAGAGTTAAAGAAAGAACAAGAATCTATTCAGGTCCTCATACGGGACTATTATGCTAGAGTATTATCGACCGGATTGGAAACAACTGAGTCTGAATACATAAAAGACGTAGCGTTAGACTTTTGCAGAAAACAAAAGCTAAAGGAAGCACTGATTCGGTCTGTTGACCTGATCAAGCGTTCCTCTTTTGACGAGGTTAGCAGCGTAATCAATGACGCTATTAAACTTGGAAGTGACAACAACTTTGGATATGATTATATTCTTGATTTTGAGAAAAGATTTCAAATCCGCGAAAGAAACCCAGTAACGACTGGATGGATAGAGGTTGATAACTTGTGCAAGGGCGGCATCGGAAAGGGAGAGCTGGGTGTGTGTATCGCTCCTACAGGAGCGGGAAAAAGCATGGCGTTGGTGCATTTAGGCGCACAAGCATTGAAAGCTGGAAAGAATGTTATACACTATACGCTGGAGTTAGCGGATACTGTAGTTGCGAGTCGGTATGATAGTTGTCTTACCGGCGTGGACCTTTCAAATGTAATTTCTTTTAAGGAAAAGATTTACGAAGAAGTACAAGAAATAGAAGGAAAGCTGATTGTGAAGGAGTATCCTACCAAATCTGCATCGGTCCAAACGATTAAAAATCACCTGGAAAAGATGAAGATTAGGGGGTTTTCCCCGGACTTAATTATCGTCGATTATGGGGATTTATTAAGACCAATTTCTTCTATAAAAGATGAGAAAAGACATCAGCTGGAGACTATTTATGAGGAGTTGAGAGGTATTGCGCAAGTAAACGAATGCCCTGTCTGGACAGCCTCTCAAACAAATAGAAGCGGTTTAAACGCGGAAGTTATTACCATGGAAGCAATTTCGGAAGCGTTTAATAAGTGTTTTGTTGCAGATTTTATTTTTACGGTTTCACGAACCATCGAGGATAAAAACACCAACAGTGGGCGCATCTTTATAGCTAAAAATAGAAACGGACCAGATGGGTTGGTGTATCCAATTTTCATGGACACGAGTAATGTAAGAATAAAGGTGCTACCACAGACGAATGAATCGGTTGAGGATATCGTTGAAAAATCTGCTAAAAAACAACTTGAGAGATTGAAAGAGAAGTATAAGACATTTAAAAAGGGGGAGTAATAATAATGGAATTATCTAATCAAATACTATCTGACATAACGGTGCACATGAAATATACAAGGTTTCTTCCGGATAAAAATAGAAGAGAAACTTGGGAAGAACTTGTATCTAGAAACATGGAGATGCACTTAAGAAAATATCCTTTCTTAGAACTTCAAATAAGAAAGGCGTATAAGATGGTGTTTGATAAGAAGGTTCTACCTTCGATGAGGTCAATGCAATTCGGTGGAAAACCGATTGAGATCAATCCAGCAAGAATGTTTAACTGCTCATTTGTCGCGGTTGACGATTATCGCTCTTTTAATGAAACGATGTTTTTGCTCCTTTCTGGTTGTGGTGTTGGATATTCTGTGCAGAACCACCATGTTGAAAACCTGCCAGAGATTCGCAAACCAACTTCGAAGCGTACCTATAGGTATCTGATTCAAGATAGCATCGAAGGCTGGGCCGACGCAGTGAAGGCTTTGATAGAAACCTATTTCGGAATAAGAACGTCTCATATTCGTTTTGACTTCGGAGATATCCGACTAAAGGGGGAGAGACTTATCACATCCGGGGGCAAGGCTCCCGGACCCCAACCACTAAAGGAGTGTCTCCTTAAAATAAAAGGGATACTAGATGACAAAAGTGATGGAGAAAAACTAACTTCAATTGAGTGTCACGATATAATGTGCCACTTGGCAGATGCAGTGTTGTCCGGAGGCATTCGTCGTGCTGCAATGATTTCTTTGTTTTCAGCAAATGACAATCAGATGTTGTCTGCTAAGACCGGTACCTGGTGGGAGAATAACCCTCAACGAGGTAGAGCGAACAACTCTGTGGTCCTTCTTAGGCATAGAATCGAGAAGGACACATTTATGGACTTGTGGGAGAGGATTGAGGCGTCTGGAGCTGGTGAGCCTGGATTTTCGTTTACTAATGACAAGGAACGAGGGTTCAATCCATGTCATGAGATTTCACTAAGGTCTTGCCAGATGTGCAACCTTACAGAGATTAACGTGAGTGACATAGAAGATCAGGAAGATTTCGAAGAAAGAGCAAGAGTTGCTGCTTTTATAGGCACCTTGCAAGCGGGGTACACGGACTTTCATTATTTGAGACCTGCCTGGCAAACAAACTGCGAAAGGGATTCCTTGTTGGGCGTTAGCATGACGGGAATTGCTTCTCGTAAGGTTCTCGACTTGAGTATGATTGCTGCAGCTCAAGTTGTTAAAGATGAAAATTTGAGGGTAGCAGACCTTATTGGTATTAATCCGGCCGCGAGAACGACAGCTGTAAAGCCTGCTGGTACGACTTCTCTAGTATTAGGAACATCAAGCGGAATTCATGCTTGGCATAACGACTATTATATTCGTCGTGTGAGAGTCGGCAAAAACGAGCCTATTTATGGGTATTTGCTGGAGAACCATCCGGAGTTGGTGGAGGATGAATATTTCAGCCCTCACGACACTGCTGTTATCTCCGTGCCTCAAAAGGCACCTGAAGGCGCGATACTAAGATCGGAAAGCGCAAGACAGCTATTAAAGAGAGTAAAACAGGTTTCAGAAGAGTGGGTCTTTGCTGGATTTAGAAAAGGTCCCAACAATCACAATGTATCCGCCACTGTTTCAGTTAAGGATGCTGAGTGGTCCGATGTCGGCGAGTGGATGTGGGAGAACAGAGACTCTTACACGGGACTATCTGTTCTGCCGTATAATGGCGGCACCTATAAACAGGCTCCGTTTGAGGATTGCTCGAAAGAAACTTATGAAGTGCTCTTTGAGACGCTTAAAGATATTGACTTAACAAAAATTCGAGAAGAAAAGGACAATACAAATCTTACAGCCGAAGTTGCTTGTGCTGGTGGAAGTTGTTCTTTAAAATATTTATAAAAAAGTACTTGATTTTATATTAAAATACTGTTATAGTATTATTATAATTAGCGTAGTTGAGAAAAGGAGAAAAAATGGCTACTAACTTACACATCGTCGAGGATGACCTCATCGCAGAGAAAGAAAAATATATCACATCTTTTATAGAATCCCTTGTGGCACTAGAAGATGCGATGGAGCCCTATAAGGAACAAAAGAGAGACCTCAGAAAAAACTATGTCGAGAATGGATGGTTGACCAAAGAGGAATTGCGAATGTCCGTCCGCGCATATCGTCTCATGAAGAACGAAGTTGACATGGAACAACTTTTGGACTTTTTCGACCATGTCAAGAGAACGGTAGGGACTAATGGGTAGGCTACCTCCCACTCTTAGACCTGTTAACAGGCATCTTTTAATAGTCCCACACATTGTTAAAGAAGAAGATGAATCGGGAATTTTGTTACCGGAAGATTACAAGCCCAAAGAAGACGAGTATATAGCAGCGACAGTTGTTGATGTCGCAAGTGATTGCGGACCTCACTTCTTAAATTTAAGAAGAGGAGCCTTCGATAATAGAAGAGACATAATAATTGATCGAAGTATGATTGAAGAAGTAAAATACAAAGACAAAACATTTTTTCTTATTTTAGAGAACTACGTTGTGGGTATGTTGAGAGAAATAAGCGATACTAGATAGAGGCATAGATGAGACAAATATTATTATTGGTTGTTATGATGTTCCCCGCATGCGGTGACGAGTCCTGGATAAACGAACCACTGGATTACAGAAATCATGATTTAGGCGTAGGGATTATCCCGCCTGATTATGAGATGGAGGAAGATTTAGGTTTAGATTCTTTTTTCGACCTTTCGGCTCCATTCATAGATGCCGCCCCACCGATTGCAGACTTCGGACCTGAACCCGACGCAGCACTAATTTGTCGTCCGTATGGCAAGAAAGAACCTTGCGAAATACAAGATCTTTTAGGTCCCTGTTCAGAGGGCGAGAGATACTGTAGAATCACTGAGTGGACTCAATGCTTTCAAGTAAATAACCCTAGACAAGAAACCTGCGACGACATCGACAATGACTGCGACGGAGAGTTGAATGAGGCACCAGCAGATCTCGCTCCTGATCATGCAAGTCCTCAAAATGGCTTGTTGTCTAGAAGATGTTATACTGGAGCCGTGGGAACAGACAAAAATGGACCGTGTAGAAGTGGCGTGTCTCTTTGCGAACCAACCGAAGAACAGGGTCCTGAAGGTCCAGTGGTGACTTATTCATACGGAGAGTGTCAGAACCAAGTCCTGCCCCAACCGGAGAATTGCGACACTACTGATAACGACTGTGATTCTCTTGTTGACGAGGACGTTCTCAACGCCTGCGGCGAATGCGGTCATGTCCCCGAAGAAGTCTGCGACGCCCTAGACAACGACTGCGACGGCAGCGTAGACGAAGAGCTTCTAAACGATTGTGACGAATGCGGGCCATTACCGAGAGAGCTGTGTGATTTTGTTGACAACGACTGCGACGGGTTCATCGATGAAGACTTTTTGGAGGGAGACTGCAATTGTGATCATCCCGACTACGTGCCCCAACCGGAAGTATGCAATGGCGTCGACGACGATTGCGATTTCGCAATAGACGAGGGTCCAATCGGAGGTCCACTAACAATGCTTTGTTCTACGGATGTTTTGACTGGGAGCGTTGTTACGCATGCTCGTCGAGAAGACGGACCACAATATGTCGGCGGTGATTGTCGTTTGGGAATCTCGTTTTGTGAATTGGGTCGCAATGAGCGAGGAGAGATGCAACGAGGATATCACGAATGTCTGCAGGAGGTCCTCCCAGGAGTTGAGCGATGCAATGGCATCGATGACGACTGCGATGGCAACGTAGATGAGAACTTTCAACAGGGAAGCGTAGCGGTCATGATGGTGGTTGACGTTTCCGGTTCGATGGAAGAAGCAGAGCTTCGAACAGCCTTCGATGCTACAAGGGATTCAGTACGTCAACTGTTTGACGACGGAGTTGTTGATGTTTGTTATATGCTAGCTGTGGTTGGAAATGATGACATGCCGGATCCATATCTTTATTATCCTGGCGACAACTGTGTTCCTGGAGTTGAAGACCCGCCAATATTTCCGGTGGAGGACATGGAGGCAGCTATAAGTGGTCTTCGCGGCGCATTGAACGCGAACGCTGTGAATCAGGGCGGGAACACAGAAAATACTTTAGATGCTATCGGGAGATTTTTTACTGATGACTTGATTGACTGGGACCAGGACGGCACCCCGGAAAATATTTTGTGGAGCACTAACCGTCCAGCCGCCCGATTACGAGGTGTAGAGAATGTCTGGGATGTTGATCTGAGTCAACACACTCATCGTATAGTCGTAGTGATAGGCGACGAGCCTGCCCAAGGAAGAGAGTGGAGCAGCCATGATGCTGCTAGAGCAATGGCGCATTCCGGCGGAATGGTGTTTATAATAGGATCAAATGCCAGCGTGCATAGTTACCAGCCTTTGGTTGATTTCGGTGCGGTTCACACCACTGGCTTGGATGGTTTCGGAAACCAAAATGCCGCTCAAATAGCAGCTGTCGTTGAAGAGGCTATCGAAGAGGCTGCATGTATAAACAACCGTCAGCAGGAACAGGAGCCCGAGGAAGAGGAAGAGGAAGAAATGGCTTGTTATGAGAGTGATACATATAACAAGATTGCAGCAATTCCATTGGACACTTACAAGCTGGTTAGTTATTCTTATTATTCTTACGAACATTACGGGATTTGCCTTTAGACAAGTATGCATTTTGAAAATATTGTAATTGGAAGTAGTTTGTCTTCTGTGCTGTTCTCTTATTACAACAAATATCCTATCGTTATAAACTCTTTAGAACGCCCTTTCAGATTTGATGAAATGGAAAAGGAAATATGCATAGGCGATCTTAAAACTAAAAACAATCTTTGTTTGTGGTCTTGGGCGTTGTTCGAGGTTTCGTCGAGAGGTCACGCTCCCTTCGGGTCGTGTGTTTCTTCTGTGAGAATAAGCGGTAACCGTTTATCGATTGCTGCTAGACCAGGATTAAGTTTTAAGGCAGAGTTTGACAATTGTCACATTTTCGATGACAACAATTTAACAACAGAGAATGATATTTTCGAAAATAAGGAGCCACTGTATCGTGTCTTCGACTGGATGAACGTTCGAAGAGGGATGAGACATAGACACGATTCCTTGAAGACCGTAGACAATTTTATAAAAGAAATTTATTTTTATAAGTCGGAAAGAATTGATGGGAATCACGACAGGAAGGATGCCGTGGCGGTGTCTTATTTGACGGAAGAGCAACTCCACGAATTTAATTATTCAAGCACAATGGCGAGGTTTAAGATACAGAGCGTAATGAAAGATGCTGGGATTATAGGTGCAAAGGCTGGCAAAACCAAAGAAGGAAAACAAAAGAAATATAATGTTAGAGTGGAACCAGATTATAGACACGTTGTGAATATGCATAAAAGGACATACAGAGACACAGAAAATGTGAAATTTCTTGATATGTCCCCGAAAGAAGTGGTCGATAGATATGTTGGAAGAGGGTAACGGAAACGAAAAGGCGTTCCATCTAGCGGGAGTGGTACCTGTTGCTAGTCCTAAAATGGATTTTAGTTTCCCTTGGCATGATAGTATGCAACCAATTGCAGATAACTATCTTGCAGTTGAGAGGTCAATTGTGGAATGTGCGTATGCCGGTTGTGAAACAATATGGGTAGTGTGCAATGACAATATACAGCCCCTGCTTAAACATAGAATGGGAGACTACATTGAGGACCCCTATTATTTAAACAAATCAAATTTTGTAAAATTTCCGAGTGACCATCGCCGCCAGATCCCTATATTTTATACTCCAATCCATCCCAAGGATCGCGATAGAAGGGACAGCCTGGCCTGGTCTGCGCTTCATGGTGCTCTGACTGCTTTTATTATGAGTGACAAGATTAGTAAGTGGGTCATCCCGAGCAGATATTATATCAGTTTTCCATATGGAGTTTATCAGCCAACGGTGGTGCAAAAGCACAGAAAGAGGATTTCTAGTATGGAGCCCTTTTACCTGTCCGCCGAGGGGAAGACTGTTGGGGATGGAGAATATCTTGGATTCACGATGGACGCAGAAGAATACAAGATGTATTTAACAAACGTGAAGCAAAACTGCACAGGTGGGAGAAAAGATTTGCCATCTAAAGAAAGGTGGTCTTCTAGGCATTTTGGCCTTGACAAAATCTTCAAATCTGCTAGAATAAATAAAGAATCAATACTGGAGATACCTTGGTATTACAGAATCGATTCTTGGCAAGGATTGAAAGATTATCTCTCTTCAGAGGAGAGTGAAGAAATTAAAAGACCAGGTAAGGTTATGTTTAAGAATTCGCTATATAAAAAGGTTGGAGAATAAAAGTGAATATAAATGAAATTTATTATAGTTTGCCTTCGCAAACAAAAGAAGACGTGGGGTTTCCAATTAATTCCATGTCGATGAGTCAAAAACAACAGAGCTTCGTTGAAGCGTTGTGTTCTGCGTCATTGGCGTCCTCTTCTATTAGAGAAGACCTTCTTTCTGTAAAGGATGATTTGGAGGATGTCCTTGAGCGACTGCAGGATTAAATCAGAGATTCCGTTTGTTGGTCTTCATGCTCATTCAGTAGCAGGAAGTATTTTTGATGCTCTTGGTTATCCCCAGGAGCACATGGATTTTGCGTATGAGAACGGTATGGATGCGTTGGCTCTTACTGACCACGGAAACGCAAATGGTCTTGCATACCAGGTGTTGCATGCAAAAAAGATGCAATCAGAAGGTAAAGAGTTTAAGCCAATTTTTGGAGTGGAAGCCTATTTTCTTCCATCCATAGCAAATTGGAAAGAAGAATACGAAAAGGCGAGGCAGGACAAGAAGAACAAGAGTCTAGACTCTTCTCAATCCGGCACGACTGTCGAGAACGAAGAGTCCAAGAAGGCGATGAAAAATATTCTGAACAGGAGAAGGCATTTAATTCTTTTGGCACAGAATCAAGAAGGATTGAAGAATATCTTTAAGATTATCTCTTCCAGCTATGACAAGAAGCATTTTTATCGGTATCCGAGAGTTGATTATGCTTTACTAAAGAAGCACAACGAGGGAATTCTCGCCGCTAGTGCATGCTTGGGGGGTGTATATGCAGGTTGTTATTGGGAAAACAGGGATAACGGGGAAGATGCAGTATTGAGAGCGTTCAGGAATACAACTCAGAAGATGCAGTCAATTTTCGGTGACAGGTGGCACGGTGAGTTACAGTGGAATAACGTTCCGGAACAACACGATCTGAACACGTATATTATTCAAATGCATAGAGAGTTTGGTGTACCTCTAATCTCAACTGCGGATAGTCACTATCCGAATAGGGATGCTTGGAAGGACCGTGAGCTATATAGGAGACTGGGGTGGCTAGGGAAAAAGCCAGAGTGGATGTCAGATGGGTTACCTATTGATGTTGATGAGATAGGGTATGAGCTTTACCCAAAGAACGGTGACGAAATATGGGAATCTTACAAGAAATACTCTGCGGAATGCGATGTAGAATACGATGACGAGATTGTAAGGAATTCTATTACCGAAACACATAGAATCGCTCACGACCGTATAGAGTCCTTCTTCCCAGATAATACTGTGAGGCTACCTGATTTTGTGGTCCCCGAAGATGTCACCGCTGGCGAGGCACTACAGAAGGTCACCGCCGACGGGTTGAGATATCTTGGACTATCAGACAACCAAGAATACCTAGACAGAGCGTCTATGGAGATTGAAGTTATTGAATCTCGTGGGTTTAGCAAGTATTTTTTGACAATGAAAGCAATCGCTGACAGGGCGAAAGAAACTCAGCTTGTTGGCGCAGGAAGAGGCTCCGCGGCCGGTTCCCTAGTATCATACGCATTGGGAATCACACAAGTCGACCCCATGAGATACGGTCTTCAGTTCGAGAGGTTCCTTACTAAGGGGGGGTCTGGGTATCCTGACATTGATTTTGATACTTCGGAACCAATGCAGCTCAAGGAAAACCTTATTGAAGAATGGGGTGAGAACACTGTAGTGCCTATATCCAACTGGAACACTCTACAGTTGAGGTCTTTAATAAAAGATATTTCAAAATTTTATGAAGTGCCATTTGCGGAGGTGAATGCAGTTACGGGTAAGATGATCTATGAAGCAACTCCGTTGGCGAAAAAGAAACACGGGATTTCTGCGGGTGTTTACGTTCCCACGTTTGAAGAAGTAATGGAATTTTCAGAATCCCTCAAAATTTTTCTGAAGAAAAATCCTCAGATCAAGACACATGTGGAGGCTTTATACGGGCAGGTGAGATCCTGTTCCAGGCATGCTGGTGGTGTAGTTGTGGGAGAAAACCTCGATGAGTGGATGCCGATGATATCTTCAGGCGGTGTTCGCCAAACTCCGTGGAGTGAGGGGCAAAATGTTCGCCATCTTGAACCAATGGGGTTTATCAAGTTTGACTTGTTGGGTCTTGCCTCGTTGAGGATGATCGAGGGTGCCATCCGACATATCTTGGTTAGGCATCATGACATCGAGAATCCTACTTTTGACGATGTCAGGAGGTTCTACAATGAGGTGCTTCATCCAGACGTTATAGACTTTGAAGACCAGAGTGTGTGGGAGAGCGTTTTTCACGGTGGTCAGTGGGCTGGAGTGTTTCAGTTTACAGAAGAGGGTGCACAAAAGTTTTGTAAAAATGCGAAACCTAGCAACTTAATCGAGTTATCTGCAATCACAAGTATATACAGACCAGGACCCTTGTCGGCAAACGTTGATAAGAAATTTATATCTGCTAAGAACGCTCCTGAAGACGTTGAGTATCTTAACTCTTATGTGCGCGATGTGACTGAAGAGACTTTTGGTTTTCTCATATTTCAAGAGCAGATAGCGATGTTGGCTCACAAGCTTGGTAAGGACCTGTCGCTCGATGAGGGGAACAAGCTAAGGAAACTCTTGACTAAAAAGGGAACAGGCGAGGTTCAAGAACAAAAGGACAAGATCTATTCCAAATTTGCGGAAGGGTGTTCTGAGAAGGGGATGCGAAAGCACGAAGCAAAGGAGTTGTGGGAAACTTTCGAATACTTTTCTGGATATGGGTTCAACAAATCCCATGCAGTGTCTTACTGTATGTTGTCTTACCAGTGCGCCTGGTTGTTAAACTATTACCCACCAGAGTGGACAGCAGCTTTCTTGGACAAAGAACCAGAGACTAGAAAAGAGAAGGCGATCAATGTTGCAAAATCTCACGGGTTTAAAATTGAAAGGTTGAACGTAAATACCTCCGGATCTGTGTGGGAGATATCAGAAGATGGTAAAACGCTAATCCAACCGCTCACTTCCATCAAGGGATTGGGTGAGAAGGCCATCGAGCAGATTCTTAACAATCGCCCGTTTAACACGATTGAGGAATTCATTTTTAATGAAGACATTGTTTATTCAAAGCTGAATAAGAAGTCTTTGGATGTTCTTTGCAGATCCGGTGCTCTAGAGTGTCTTATCGATGATAGGTTCACTGGTTCGAGGCACTTTTGGAGTGCAATCGCTGTTGATCGCCCGAGGAAAGAAAAGAACCTGATAGAGAATATAGAGAAATACGCTCCAGAAGGAGACTTCTCAGAAGAGGAGAGGATTCAATATCAAATTGATTTAACGGGTGTTTTTCCTTTTGATTTAGTTATGGAAGAGAACATTCGGGCCAGCTTAGATAAATATATGGTTCCCCCTATAAGTGAATACGATTCAGATCTTGGGGGAGTGGTCTGGTGTATACCAAGAGAGGTCATCAAGAAGAAGACAAAGAATGATAAAGACTACTATATTGTCAGGGTTATAGATGACAACAACGAGACTAATACAATTAGGTGTTGGGGTGTCAGACCAGGAAAGGATATTGTGAGAATCAATAGACCGTATATGATGAGGCTAGACTGGAACCCTCAGTGGGGATTTAGCACGAGAAGATTAAGCTCAAACTTTAAGATGTTGGGATAGGAGAAAATATGAGAGTTAGAACATTCAAAATGAGAGAGAACGCAAAGTTGCCCGTTAGGGCGCACACAACAGATGCAGGGATGGATTTCTTCTTTGCACCAAAGGATAACGCACCGTTGCTTGTTCACCCCGGACACTCCTGCTTACTTGAGACTGGTGTGAAGGTTGAAGTTCCAGAGGGACACATGTTGCAAATAATGAACAAGTCAGGAATTGCCTCAAAGAGGTCAATCGTTACTGGTGCTTGTGTCGTTGACAGAGGATATGACGGAGAGATCTTCGTAAATCTTCACAACATTGGCAGAGAGACACAAATTTGTGAACCAGGCACAAAGATTGCACAAGGGGTTTTTGTTAGGATCTCAACTCCTTCCTTACTAGAAATAGAGGAAGATAAAATCTACGAATCCGAAACGGATAGGGGCACAGGTGGCTTCGGATCTACGGGAGACGTTTAAATGTCTTCTGCACAAAAGAAGCTTCGTCGAAAGAAAAAGAAAGAAGCCGAAAAAGACTTGAAAGAAAAAATGGGGTTGTTTAATATGATCCCAAACCAGTGTACAAATTGTGATAAACCGTTTGATAAGAAGGATGAAGAACAAGTGAAGTCCTGGCGAGTGGCTGTTAGGGAGCGGGAGAAAGTAGTGAACCTATATTGTACCGAGTGTTGGGAAGGTGCCAATCAAATGCTTAGAGACCTACAGGAGAGATTGGAGGATTCTGATGTTTGAAGAGACGTTTAGTTTTGACGATGTTTTGCTTTTGCCATTGCGAAGCGACATTGAGAGCAGGTCAGAAATAGGGCTAGAATCAAGAATAGGAACAAAGGAATATAGTTTGCCTATCATTTCCAGCCCCATGGACACAGTCACGGAGTCCTTGATGGCGTTAACCATGAACGAATACGGGGCTCTCGGTATCGTTCATAGGTATTGTTCTATAGAAGAACAGTGTGTCATGTTGACGAAGGGGGTTATAACAGCCGCCGCAGTCGGCGTTTCAGGAGATTTTAAACAACGGGTCTCTGCTCTTGTGGAATCTGGATTAGAAACCGTCTGCGTCGATGTGGCACATGGTCATCATTCTATGACGGAGAGTGCTTTAAAATACTTGAAAGACACATACGACTCGTCTTTATCTATTATAGCAGGCAATGTTGCGACCCCTGAAGCGTTTAAAGATTTATCGGATTGGGGTGCTGATGCTGTTCGAGTAGGCATCGGCGGCGGGTCAATATGTTCAACTAGAACCCAAACTGGTCATGGAGTACCAACATTTCATTCGGTATTGGGATGTAAATATGTGGACTCCGATGCAAAGATTATAGCAGATGGAGGCATCAAGACAGCTGGAGATATTGTCAAGGCAATCGCAGCTGGTGCGGATTTTGTGATGCTTGGTTCGATGTTAGCAGGAACTGATGAATCGCCAGGACAGGTGTTTGTTACGTCTGAGAGCAAGAAGTACAAGGTATACAGGGGTATGGCTAGCGAAGAGGCACAACTCGCCTGGAGGGGCGAAACTCGCTCTCTAGAGGGCATTTCTACCACCATTCCTTACAAGGGTTCGGTAATTGATATTCTTGAGAATTTGAAGCAAAACATCCGCAGCGGACTATCGTACAGCGGCTCTCGGACAATAAAAGAATTTCAGGCAAAGGCAAAGTTTATTAGACAGACAAGTGCTTCGATTACAGAAAGTGGTACACATATTCTAAATGGCAGGTGAGTATAAATACGGTCAGGAAGGTAAGAAGATTATTTTCCAAGACTCTGATAAACGCCACGCGGATTTAAGGATCAGGTTGCGTCATGATGGGTTGACACAAATACAATTTTTTCAAGCAATGATTACTGGGTACATTGAGAACGATCCACGCATTATTGATTTTGTCACCAGTGTTAAGCTTGAATTGGCCAGGCAAGGAAAAAAGAGAATTAACAAGACACGAGATTTAATAAAACAAGGAGAAGAATTGAAGAAGCTTTTTAATTTGGAAGAAGAAGAAACAAAAGAATTGTTTGATATGATAGCAGAGGAGTTCCCGGACTTATGAAGAAAAAAGATGACGGACTAACAGACTGCGCAAGGTCCTGCTTAAAGGACGGCAGAACGTGCAAAGAGAAAGAGTGCAGAAAGTGGATAGACCACAGAGAGGACCTGAATTGTTGTCTAATATCTATACGTAATAGCGTCGGCCCCATGACTCTTATGGAGACTGGTAAACGTTTAGGATTGAGTTTTGTCAGGATTAGACAAATAGAAAAGAGAGCGTTAGAAAAACTATCAAAAAGATTATAAAAAGACTCTTTTTTGTATTAATCTGTACTATTTACTTCTGAAATAAAGTATTTTTTTCTACTTTTAAACTAGGAGAACCATAATGAGTAAGAAAACATTGTTAAACGAGAATACTATTCGACGTTTTTGGAAATTGGCTAGTATTAGACCCATTAATGAGATGGAGTATTTGAGGGATGAGGAGGAAGAGGAAGGTCTTCCTGAACCCGCCATGGACGAGCCACCGATGGGCGCAGAAGAAGAGGCACCATTGGACGACCTGGGGGCCGAAGAGGCACCAGAGGGTGATGTCGAAGCGGAAGTTAATGTAGCGTCAGAAGACGTTCCCGCTTTGGAAACCGCTGTTGGTATCCTTCAAGACATTTTGGCAGTTGCTGGCGAGGGAGAGGAAGAGATCGAGCCCGAGCTGGACGCCGATGTCGCCCCTGTTGACGATCTTGAAGCGGAAGAGGTTCCTTCTCCCATGCAAGAGAACAAGGAAGAGAAAGAGGAAGAGGAAGAGCCCGTAACGGAAAATGAAATCGACCCCACTCGCCTCGAAGAGGTGGTCAAGACTATCACCGACCGTGTTACCAAACGAATCCTTCGCGCAGCTCTTGTAAATAAAATAAACAAAAAATAAATTATTTTGTTGACAATCGCCCTAAACTCATATAATATATAAAATATGTTAACTTACTTTTTATGGTTCAGTTTAGGGGCGATTGTTAGCAGATTTGTTTCTATCTATTTTTCTCTAGGCGTAGAGAGCCTAATAATCCGAAAAGCACTTCTAATGGCAGGAAAGCTGATCACTGCTTTGAGTGTTGACTTTGAGAGATCATTAAAATATAAGCACGACTCTCTTAAAAGATCGGATATTCCTGATGATATTTTAAAAAAAATTGTTGACGACGATAAACTTTTTGTGACTGAATGGAAAACAACCATATTTATTACGGTGGCTACTTCTATTCCGGAGAAGTATTTGGGATACGTCCCTGAGTATATCTGGGTTGAAGATGCCGCACTTGAGGAAATTATGAAAATGTTAAAGGAGGAAGTATGATGAGTATCAGAGCCGTCGCATGGAGCGAGAAATTAGAAACAGAAAACTCTATCCTGTATACTTTGCAGGCTACAGTTAGGGGAAAGAGAGAGATGAACCGGTTGAGTAAAGAGGTTCCCGAGTGGACCGCCGCCGGAAAGGGATATGATCCTAGTACGGAAAAGACAATTGTGTTGTTGCAACGAAAGTTCGAGAATAAAAAGTCTTGGATAAATTTTGCAAAGTCCCTTTCTTTTCCAGTGGAAGAATTAAGTCCTAGAACCGGAAAGGGCAAGATCATCAACGGTAAGAAGAAAACAAAAAGAAGTCAATATGAAAGGGTAACCTAATTACTTAAGGAGAACGTTTATGTCCAGTTTTGATGATTTAACAAATTTATATGAGAGCGAGAATAAAGACCAGATTCAAAATCTTTTATTTGAAATGATAGAAGGTGTTCTGAAGAATCCCTCGATTATAGTAGAGAAGAATGACAGCAAGCCCCCAACGGTTGAAGAAATATTGGGTTCTCTGAAGATTAATTCAAAGAAATGGGGCACGATGAAAGAGTCTGATGAGAGGACAGTCATCCGAAACTATGTGAGTGCTCTGGGTGAGACGACTCCTGAAAAAATTCTGGCATCTCTGCAGAGTGTCGTGGAGAGTTCGAAAGAACCTACTCCAGAAGGCGAGGCTCCCAACTGCTCTGTATCCAGAACGCTAGCGAAAATTCAACTGCTGAACACACTCTCGACAATATTGAACAGTTTCGATCCTCGTGTCGGGGGTTTTTTGAACGAAGCGTTTCTTGCAGCATTGTTTGATGGCAACACCATAGAGGTTGATAGGAACAGCGGGATAGCAGACTTCAAGGTTGGGGAGGAAAGCTATTCGCTGAAGACAATGGCAAGTGGATCCATGGTGAACGGGAGCCTTTTGAAGCTTCTGAAGGATATGAAGTTTGATTCAGCTGCTCGCATGCCAAAGGAGAATATGACTTATCTTGCATTTGATAAGATATCAGGAGAAGATGGAGTCACTACTAGCGTGAGGGTTGAAAGGTTTGTCATCACACCGCAGAATTTCCATCAGCTGATGGGGGAGGCAACATTTTCAGGTAAAACTCTTAAGGGCGAGACGGGATTTGATGCTGTCATGAGTACCGTCGCCTCAATGCTGTCCGATGGACGGAAGATTGGAATAAAATTCTCTCTTGATAAATCTAAAATAGAGAAATATGTGGAGCCGGTTGCCGTTTTGAACACGGATACTAGCTTCCTGTATAAAACTGCCGAAGATGCACTCGGCGATATGGTTGGTGGGTTTAAGGCAATACAGGAGATGTTTAATAGTCTTGTGCTTGGGATGAACGACTATTTTGCATCAATGACAAGTACTGCCGCAGAATCATTCAAGAAGACAGCTAATCAGTTTGAATCTGTTGTGTCTACAACTGTTCGCGGCGACAAGACTTGCTCATCAGATTGAAATAAAACAGCACAAAAACAAAATATACTTGACAAATCATTTTAAAATGTTTATAATATATAAAAGAAAGTGAGGTTCTCATGTCCAAGCATTTTTCTTCTAAGCAAGAATTACATAACAAAATTTTAAGCGGAGTTAACACTCTGGCGGATAACGTTGCGTCTACTCTGGGTCCACGCGGCAGAAACGTCATCCTTCAAGAAAAGGGCAAAATGCCGATTATCACCAAAGACGGTGTTACGGTAGCTAGATTCGTGGATCTGGACGACCCTTTTGAGAACGCGGGAGCACAAATAGTAAAGCAAGCTTCTGCGAAAACAAACGTGGATGCCGGTGATGGCACTACGACATCAACGGTGCTTACCCGAGCTATATTTGATGCCGCCTGGCAACATATCGAATCTGGTGCCAGCCCAACAGAACTAAAAAGGGGCATTGACAAGGCTGTATCTGAGGTGGTCTTTAGTCTTGAACGGGCGGCCAGACCGGTTTCTAGTACAGAAGACATTTCTCATATAGCGTCTATATCTGCAAACAATGATAAAAGTATCGGAGACTTAATCGCTCTTGCGGTCGATAAGGTGGGCAAAGATGGTGCTATCACAATAGAAGAGGCAAACTCGGTAGAAACTACTTTAGACTTGGTGGAGGGTTTCCGCTTTGATTCGGGTTTCGCCGCTACTGCTTTTATTACTAACGAAAGAAAAGCAGTAGTGCGACATGAGAACGCCTTGATTATGATCAGCGATTCAAGAATTGAATCTGTGGAACAAATACTACCAGCGTTGGAGATTGCTGCGAGAGAGTCCAGACCTTTGGTTATCGTCGCCGACGAGATAGAGGGGCAGGCACTAGCAGCATTGATTATGAACACCGTTAGGGGGTCTATGAAGGTGGCAGCAGTGAAGGCTCCTCGATATGGAGAGTCTAGAAGAAATATCATGATGGATCTATCTATTTCAACTGGCGGTAAGTATTTTCGCCAATCCACCGGGGACAACATCAGGGAAATATCTTTACAAGATTTTGGCACTGCTAAGACGATTGAAATATCTAAGAACATGACGACTGTTGTAGACGGCGGAGGATACTTTCATAAAATCAATGAAAGAATAGACACCATAAAAGAAGATCTCGCCACTACCGAAGCTCTATACGAGTGCGAGCAATTGCAGGAAAGAATCACAAGACTAGCATCTGGAATAGCCATCATAAGAGTTGGCGCGGCCACTAAAATAGAGATGATAGAAAAGAAACACAGAATAGAGGATGCCCTAGAGGCTGTTCGTTCTGCACAACAAGAAGGCATCATACCAGGTGGTGGCATGATGTTGCACAGAATAGCAAAGGATCTGTATGTGGATGTTGAAAATGATGAGCAAGAATTAGGTGTTAACATCGTTAAGCAGGCTCTACGATCACCGCTGGAAACGATGGCTAAAAACTCTGGGTCAGATATCGAGGATGTGTTGGCATCTCTTGAGACTGCTGAAGGGGAGAACATAGGAATAAATTTCTCCACTGGACAGGCAGTTGATTTACTAGAAGAGGGAATAATTGATCCGGTAAAGGTTACCAGATGTGCTTTGCAAAATGCCGCATCAGTCGCTGGCACTTTGATTACAACAAACTACGCCATTGTCGAGTAGGGTGCCTATATAATATAGTACCCGACATCAAACTTAAGGAGACGCAAGACATTGTCTGAAGATACAAGTTCAAATGACGTATTACGAAAATTAGATAAGTTGTGCTTGACAATAGAACAGGTCAAGGATAAGCAAGAAGAAGTGGCATGTGCTGGTGGACAGTGTGAGGTGAAATTTCTCTGACAGAGTAATTACAGTATGAAGAAACTATTTGAAAATTGGAACCGATGGGTGTTGAATGAGGGTATGGACGATCTCGTCGATGGCAACAGGATTCACCTATATCACTATTCTAGGGCAGAGGAAGACACCATCTTGCTTGATCCGAAGAGGTTCGAGTCTGGCAGAAACAGCTGGAGCATGAGGGAATACAAAGTCTCACCCTTTCCCCGAGTGTTCTTTTATGCCGACCCCACCAAGACTGAAGCCGAGATAGCCCACGGGGCACCATACGAGACTTCAGTGTTGGCTTCTGACATCTACGACATGACGACAGATCCGGAAGGTGTCTTGAAGCGTTCGTCGTCGTACTCGAAATACTCAACGAGTGTGGACATCCACAAGAGCCTCAAAGCTCTTGCTGGCAAAGACAAGCCCCATTCCGGCTTCCCAGATCTTTTTACCCCAATCCGAGAAGAGGGTGCTAAGATTTACAAGGGAGTGTACTACAATATTAGAGAAGGATCTATTCCAGTGGTTGCCTGGTTTGAAGAAATAGAAGCGACTAGAAATGCGCAAAGCAAAGAAAGTGAGGAAATATGAAAATAGGACAAGTTGTGTTTAATGAATGGCACAGTATTCGAAGGTACGGCATTGTGATGTCTCTTCGGGAAAAAGATGAAGGCTTAACCGTGCCATGGACGTATGCAAAGGTGAAGTGGTTTGGCGATGAGGCATATTGTGGCGTCATCGAAAGCACCAACAAGCTGAGAAATAACGGTACTGACACTGGACTGCACGAATATCGTATTGACAAGCTCGTGCAGATTAGTCTTGAAAAGGAACTGAAGATTTTGTCAGATATCGAGGATGTGTTGGCATCTCTTGAGACTGCTGAAGGGGAGAACATAGGAATAAATTTCTCCACTGGACAGGCAGTTGATTTACTAGAAGAGGGAATAATTGATCCGGTAAAGGTTACCAGATGTGCTTTGCAAAATGCCGCATCAGTCGCTGGCACTTTGATTACAACAAACTACGCCATTGTCGAGTAGGGTGCCTATATAATATAGTACCCGACATCAAACTTAAGGAGACGCAAGACATTGTCTGAAGATACAAGTTCAAATGACGTATTACGAAAATTAGATAAGTTGTGCTTGACAATAGAACAGGTCAAGGATAAGCAAGAAGAAGTGGCAGAAGACGTAGGAAAAATAAAAGAAGCTGTTTATAATCCAGACGAGGGATTGTACGCAAGACTTCGATCCCTTGAGGCTTGGCAGGGTACATCATCTAAGATGATCTGGACCTTGTTTACAACCGTTGTCGGTTTAATAGGGGCGTTCGTCTTAAAACACATTGGCGGTTGAAAGGTCAAAAGGTGTCTTACAAAAAAGAAAAGGCTATCGCACACATCAATAGAGTAGAACATTATTTACAATGGGAACACTCTGTCGAGGTCGAGTATGACCGCGACGGCACGAATGAATACCGTCCTAACTTGTCAAGAATAGAAATTAATTCCAGACAAAACTACACGAGTAGACTTCACACTTTGCTCCACGAGGCCGGACATGTAATTCTGAGGAAAGGAAGGGTGCAACAATTCGAACCAAAAAAATCCTTCAAGAAAGGGTTCCCTCACATGAAAACAGGCGGCTCCGATGTCAGAGGAAACTGGGATCATAGGATAGATGTGCTGAGAGAAGAGGTCTTGGCGTGGGAGAAGGGGGAAGAGTTGGCTCAATACCTTTCTATAAAACTTAACAAAAAAGTGTGGTCGCGACATCGCAACGAGGCACTCAAAACTTACGTGAAATGGATATAATATTATGAAAGTAAAAGTAACATATACAGTGGATTTAGAGGGCATACCAGAAAGGGTCGACCCGCTGTTCGATTCGGCTAAGGAGAATGTAGAGAAAGCAGTTGCCATCATTAATGAACTGAAGGATGTTAAGGATGCATCCATAGAAAAATGTCTTAAACAAATTGAGGAATTGAGGAATTTGCTTTTAGAAGCAGAACTGTCGTTAGGAGATTGTGATTCAATGTTGGCGGGATACTTGCACGTACTGACAAACAACAGTGTGTCACAACAAGAGGGCGTCGCATCATGATAAAATTACAAGAAGTATATAGACAAGTGTCCGCTGGTAATCCCATGAGAAGGTATAGGACACGTGACATATTTATAAATCCGGAGCACATAAGGTCTATACGAGATAAGGGCCCGACCCTGCAAACAATATCAGAAAGCGTAATAGACGGAGTGGATAGCGCGAGAAAAGATTTTTGTGTATTATCCATGGAGAAAGAGGATATAGTGGTTGTTGGGTCTTTAAAGGAAATCGAAAGCAAGATTGTAGGTGGAAAGGTTCTTTTAAATGGTTAGTCATCTGAACAGGTATATAATTTACGGACGCAGCACCTGCCCATTTTGTAAAAAAGCTGTAGACCTTTTAGACTCGAAACACAAAGAGAGCATATTTTTTGATTTCTCGGAAGATTTAGAAGCCATTACGGATGCGAAAAGATTTTATAAATTTGAAACTGTGCCAATAATACTAGAGAACAACAACGTCTCCGGTCTTACAAAACTTATTGGTGGGTATTCTGACTTGGTGGAGTATTTAAATGATTGAATGTGATCTTCTTCCGCTTGGGAGCACAGAAGAAACAACAAAAAAGAAGCGATACGGAAGGTATCACGGTAGTTGTTTCTGGGACGTTAAGAATTTTGGATCGAAGACTTGGGTAGTGGGTGCATATATTGATGTGAGTGACCCTGAAATTCTAGAAGACTGCCAAGTAGAGGATCTGACCAGAAGATGTATTGAGTATCTTAATCAGCCACCCCCGCGAAAGAAATATGCTAAAAAGACCCCAAAGCCAAAATATGGTAAATTGGGATATTATAGCTCCAGGGTAGTAGAGAAGGGGAACAACAAATATATATCAGCTCTTCTCTTAGTGGACTGCAGAAGGAGCAAGTCATTCTGGGGCAAGGGAAGAAATGCATAGCGAAGCACCCCCGCCAGGTGATCATGACATGCCGGTGGGTGATGTAAAATCGTTTTTTGCTATCGCTCAATCCGCGATTGAGAAAACAGACTTTCTTTTAGATCTACATTATAATAATATTTGTCGCATGGGAACGGAAACGATCCAAAAAGTCTGCGAACTTCATGCTATAGGTAGGGGATTTGAAACCTATTTGGGGGAAGTGTTCAGAAGAGTTAACGATGTTCCAGACACCGCTGTGTTCAGAATCACTTCATCTCATACTACAACGATTGTGCAAATGACATTCTCAATTACTGAGGCGAAATTCGAGGTTACAAAGAGCGGGGTCAACCTTGAGGACCATTAAGTAAAGTGCCAACGACAGGAATTTTATTAGGGTTTCTCATGTTTGTTTTGGGGCAGACTCTGGGATGGTTTCAATTAAACTCTCAATTCTTGTGGAGATGGTGGGAAAACAAGCCAATAATGTCTGCATTTGTGTTTGGGATACCAACAAGTGTGGTGTTCTGGTATGCATGGAGGATTGTTTCTACTGATTCTGAATCTGTGTGGTCTGCTAGATTTATAGGCTCTGGTGCGGGATTTCTGGTCTTTCCCATATTAACGTGGTGTCTCTTGGGCGAGAGCATGTTTACGCTTAAAACAATGAGTTGTCTTTCTCTAACAATTTTAATCATCTTAATTCAAGTTTATGCTTGACGAGGATTCACTACAAAAAGTACCCAATTTGTGGGTGCCTTTTGTTTTGTTTCAAACTAATTATTAAAGGTAAGGTATAATATGTCTGTAATGAATTTTCACACCAAATGGAAGCAGTTTTTAAACGAAGAACAAGACCTCACATTACTATTAGAAGCCAGAGTCAAAGACGTAAAAGCCAAATTTAAAGTGCTTGATGAGTCCGGGTGGATTAACTGGGCCCGTAGACAAATTGAAGATGTTCTCGGACCTAAAGGTGTATCAAAATATCTCATGTACTGGTCTAGAGAAATGGACCGGAAGATAACAGTGACTGACCCTGATGAACTACGTGACGACAGAGACGTTCTGGAATTGGGTGAGGGCGTACTGGATCTAATCATTAATTTTCAACAGAACCAACCGAGGATAGAAGAAAAGGACATATACAAGTACGATTCGGAACAACTTAAGAAGATGCTAGAATCATTGGGATTAACCTCGAAAGAGAGAAAGACCAAGGAAAAAGAAGAAGCCGTCGAAGGGTCAGGCGTTGTGTACGCCGACGATGATATCTTCGCAGTTAGGGTGTACACGGAGGAAGCATCTTGTTATTATGGAAAGAATACCCAGTGGTGCATATCCGCAACAGAATCGGAAAATTGGTTTAACAAACTTACTATGCAAGGGAATGCATTCGTGATAGCAAGGATGATAAACCTTCCAGAAAATGACGTTCATAGGAGGATTACACTAGTTTATAGACAAAATGGTGACCTCGACCATTTTGCCGACGTTACCAACGACCCCGGCGGCGTCCCGATAGGAGATTTTTATGAAGCACTTGCTAAAAACCATACCCGTACAGGAATGAACGAATTTAAAAATCTTGACTACGAAGAACAAGAAGAGATTAGAGAATTGGCTCAAGAAATAATTGATCTCGGCACCGAAAATGTTATGGAGAACCCCCCCGACGCCGCTCCTGGAATAGAAAAACAGATAGAGAAGATTGAAGAAGAGTACCGAGATGTAATGGAGCATGCTAGCTACGGGGCGGAATACGACGAATACCTTCGTTTCTGGGGCGGATTCACCGTTGAAATAGATAATGATAGGTTTGAAGGCGGTCACCCTCTTCCATCCGATTGGCGTTCCACAACCGAATTCGAAGGAGAGATCAGAGATAGATTGGATAGAGAGGTTTCTGTATACGCAGAAGAAGTATCGTTGGACGATTTCGATGGTGGCGTGCCAACTTTTGAGATAAGAATATCTACTGATGGATACAATGCGACCCCAAATGGATATGAATCCTTTTTGAGCGAACTTCAAACTATGGATGAGAAGTATGCTGGAATGGTTCGTGTTGTAGAAAAATATCTAATGGAAGAGGGATACATCGCGAAGGGTGCTTTCGAAAACCTTTCGGATCGGATGGAAGAGATTGGGAGTGAGCTAAAAAACTTTACTTGGTATGAAGACGAGGACGCGGGAGACGAATTCATCAAATTTGAATCAGAGGATTTCGAGATCTCAGGTGTCCCATCATCCATTTTGAGAAGAATAAGTGACATTGAAAAAGTAGGCTCACGACGCATTTGGCAGAGCCCTTCCTTGACTAAAGGCGTTGTTATGAAGTTGGGGAACCTTCATCAGAAAATAACATCGTTTCTAGAAAAACAACTCGAATTGCCGATTTCCGACTTACCACCACGAGTTGTAAAGGAAATAACAATACCAGAATTTTTAAGAATTGAATTAGTGGCAGACCCAGCCTTCCAAGAGGAAATAAAGTCCAGAATAGTGCTGGGTATAGATGATGTGACAATATCAGAAGAGGCGGTCGAGGCAACGATAGAGGTTGTCAAGTTTGTGGATCAGAACTTTTTAGAAGTCAGGAGTGCGGTCATTGACTCCATCCGAGACTTGCGCCAAAAGGTGAAGGAAGAAGAGAAGAGGAGGACTGACAGTCTACAGGATTCTACGAAGCGGCTATTGGATATTTCTAGACAGTTTGAGCATTCCGATAGGCTCGTGAGGCATTACCTATCTTTTGTGGATGACTGGAAACTGGGATTGGTTCACGTATCAGACGAAGCAATGTTGCAGGCAGTAACGAACTTGTACAACCACCTCAAAGATAGAGATAAGATACCAGAAGATCTACCGGAGCCACAATCTTCAAGTCTTCAAGAGTCTTTTGATTTGCAGGACGAAATAAACAAGTATCTCAATGAAGAGAAAGGCAGAAGTAGACAACGAGGAATTTATAAATTCTACTGCATGATCGGATATTCGGTTGATCCCGGCCAGAAATCTAGAGGGCTGGAAGACATTCTGGCAGATCTGCGAGCACTTCCAAATGTTACCATTGTTACAGTCGTTGTTTCAAACAGGAGAATAGCAGAACAAAGATATATTTCAGGGTTAGCGGTAAAGTTTATACCAAGTACACCAGGTCAGGTAAGATCCCCGGAAGATACAAAGGCCAGAATTTTAAGAGATTTAAGAAGGGTGAGGAATGTAGAAAGAATCTTTAAGATTTCAACATCTGTAGAAAGAATAGAATAATGCATTCTACAGTAGAAGAATCCAAGCGGCACGACCTTTACAAAATAATCAAAAAAACACTGAAAAAAGAATATCTAGACTTGACGGTAAAAAAGATAGCATTGTCAGAAGATTTCAGTAAGAGTACTTCACAAGTAAATTGTAGTTTTTCCGAAAACGGCGGCAGGGCGATTAATCTTAAGTCTAGCGGCTGCGGAATGGTTGATGCTTCCTTTAACGCACTATTAGAATATTATTCTGATAATTATCCTTCGCTCGAAAACATTGCCTTTGAGGGGATTAGTGTTCTTCCTGATTGGAGAACCCGCGCAGGACTGTCAGGAAGTGATGCAGAAATCGAAGTGGAAATCAAATTCACCAATTCTTCAAATAGTATTATGACTTTTAGGAACAAGGGAAAGTCCTTCGTGAGGGCTACTGTTCTCGGAGTTTTTAACGCAATTGAGTTTTATATAAACGCCGAAAATGCCTTTAAAAAGTTAAAATACTTGATCTCCGATGCGAAAAACAGAAACAGAAATGACATCGCTCAAAAGCATCTCTCTACAATCTCTAGAGTTGTGAATGTGACATCTTATGAAAAAGTTTGATTTTAATTTTAGAAGTAATTGGAAGTATCATTTGTTGGCTTTGTTATTGTCTATCTTTCTTGTTTTTGGCAAAAAGGTATACCACAACGACAGCAGCTCGAAAGAGCAGGTGAAAAATGAAAGATAAGTTTTTTAATTTTATGATTGTTTTGTGGATAATATGCTTGATTGCTTTGGCCATTGTTGCGAGCCTCGCACAGAAAGAAATAACGGAGCAGAGATGTCATGACATGGAAAAAGGAACCAAATCTACAAATAGGTGATCTGGTTTACCACGTTCTCTACGGGAAGGATTGGTTGGGGCTGATATTAAAAATGGAAGATGAATTAAGAAGTCCACGGGCATCGGTATATATGGTCCCCGGCACTATTCATGAGTGGTTTTTTACTAGAAGTCCACTTCGCGGGAAGTTAGAATTCAGAACTGGATGGGTTGCCAAGCATTGGTTGATAAAGATTTAAATTAATTAATTTTTTACTTGAAAAAATTAGATTTATATGTCATAATTGTTTAAGAATAAAAAAAGGAAAATGAAAATTTTTAATAGAAAAACATTTTATTGGTTGGTGGATATTGGGATATTATTGTTAGTGGCAGGCGTCTGTTTCACCATAGGGTACGCTACGTCTTACAGGCAAAACGTTTCAGTCCGAGCGGAAGAAGAACAAATTCCGGAAATATGTGTTTCTGTGTACAATCGCTGCATGTCCTACAAAAGTGAACTTACAAAAATGGAACAACAAAAATTATTATGCCTAGAGAAGTTAGAGAAGTTAAATGAAAAATAATAACAAAAGGATTCATTTCATAGACTGTGGAGCAAACAAGGGACAGTCTATTCAGTGGGCATTTATGAAATATGGCGACAGAATAGAAAGGATTGATTCTTTTGAACCACAATCAGAAAACTTTGAAGTGCTGGAAGATGAATATTCAGATCACGAAAAGGTGGTCCTGCACAATGTGGCAGTTTGGAAAGCGAATGAATTAAAAAAGTTTTTTCCACAAATTTGGGGAGCCCGAACCGGATCTTCTTTGATTGCAGGCAAGTACAGCACGGATCCCAGCATATGTGTTGACATGGAGTGTATTGACCTAGCCGAGTGGATAAGAGAAAACAAAATTGACAACGCGCATACAATACTGAAGATAGATGTAGAAGGTGCAGAATATGATATTTTGCCGTACCTGCTTAATTCAGACACTCCCGACCTTGTTGACGAGTGGTTTATAGAGTTTCACGGAAAAGAGAAAACACCAAACTACAGCGAGCAAGTAGAAAAAGAATTTAAAGAAAGGTTTCCGAACTGGGTTGACTGGAACTCACCGGAAATACGAGAGGAAATGAAATGATTATAATAAAGGCATGTATTTTATACGTGGTAAGTGGGTTCGGAGGGTATGCCACATCGGCATGCCTTATCGACGGGTCAGTGCTATTATCTTCTCCTGATTATGTATATCAGATAGACACGATGCCATCAAATATAGAGCTGCATGTAGTAGACAGTGCCTATGTTGAATATTGGACGGAGCCTACGATAAGAGTTGTTTTTGGTAATTATCGTACTTATGTTAGGAGTAGGAGGGCGAGTTATAGACCGGTATCGCGGCACACCCGCGTCAGAGTTGCGCCAAGAAGACCAGCTGTTCGACCCCGCCTGCGTAGTCCTTCCCGGCCGAGAATCCGCCACAGAATTGCCAGGAAACGTATTCTGCGATCTCAGAAAAAAGTACGCCACCAAAGAAAGAGATACACCAGAAGACCTTCTAGAAAAGTTTATAGAAGGCACCGCCGCCCAGTTTCCCGCCGACACATTCGTCATAGATCTAGGGGAAAGGGTAGACCGGCTAGAAGGTCGTCATCTCGCCGTGCTAGAACACGTCGTTAAAGTTGGTGATCTGGTCAGGTGGATCCCACGCACCACCGACAACCTTGTCGGGCTGGTGGTGGGAATAGAAGAAGATATTGGTCGCGCAAAGGTGTTTTGGCAGAAATATAATGTTCATAAACTAGTAGAGTTGAAACACTTGGAGATTTTAAGAAAATGAAAAAAGGAGATCTTGTTCGCGCCGCCGCGAATTTGAACTCAGAAACGACAATGAATTCTTGGACTCGCCACTTCGCCCTGGTGCCATCAGGTTCGATAGGGGTAATCATTACAGACGATAGGATTTCGTGGGGATCATGTGATCACCAAGTGTATTTTAGTTGTGTAGGTCATAGTTGTTGGGTGTGGAGGGATGAGATAGAGTTGGTAGGTAAGGAGGAATAACATGGTGTCTTTGCTGATATTGTTGATAGCAGTATATTCGCTGTTCGTGGCGTTTGTGGTAACAAACTGTAGCGAAAGCCCGTCGGAAAGAAATAAGGATTTTGATAATTTTTTATGAAAATAAAAACGCTTGACTTGCATGAGACGAAACACGCCGATGTTGAGGAAACCGTCGCAAGGTTTCTTAATTGGGTGGAAGTACCCTGCAGGATCATCACAGGAAATTCAGGAAGAATGAAAAACATTGTTGAAAAAATGGTTGACAAATATGGATATTCCTGCTATAATGAAAGTGCTTTTAATTTTGGTAGTTTTATCATAGTTGACCAAAAAATAAATGATTTTGAATAAAATATGATACAGAGAAAAAGACATTTAGCTAAAGCAGTAACCTGGAGGTTTATTGCGACACTGACAACGTTTGTTATCGCTTATCTAGTCAGTGGTAGCTTTGCTTTGGGTGCTTCTATAGCATCGGTTGATGTCCTTGTTAAGACGGGACTATATTATTGGCATGAGACACTTTGGTACAAAACGAAATGGGGTATTAAATGAAGTACGATAAGTTGGTTAGAGATAAGATTCCTGACATTTTGGAGCAAGCAGGGAAGCATTACACTGCTCGAATCGTCGAGGATGAAGAATATGAGAAGTATCTTATAAAAAAGATGCAAGAAGAGACGGAAGAATTTCAGGAGACTCCGTGCTTGGAAGAGGCAGCAGACATGTATGAAGTCTTCCAAAAAATATTGATTCAATGGGGAATGTCGATGTCGGATGTTGAATTGGTTGCACACCATAAAAAAGAGTTGAAAGGTGCGTTCGAATATGGTATTATTCTTGAAGAAGTACATGAAATAGGAGATACAAATCAATGAAATTAGAAAAGATAGTCAATATAATTGCTATTGTTCTTCTGTTGGCTCTTGGGGCAACAGCACTTATTGTAATGCAAAAAACAACAGAATCAAATGCGATCAGCACGAACGCAACGGTGAGACAATCTAAAAAACAGTCTCGCGTCGTGAAGGAGCTTCGTTTACTCAATATTGAACTGCGAAATCTTCAGAAAGATATGGCAGAAATAAGAGAGAGAGTAAGGAAGCAAAGAAAGTTACGAATCAAAAAATGAAGTGGATAGCCGTTTTTTTTCTTTTGATTGGGTGCGAAACGGAAATGTCCGTTGGCACCCCGATAGGACTAGATTCCAGTGTAGAAAGTACAGACTCGGAAAAGAATGTGTGTGTGGAAGGTTGGATTTGTTGGAATCCCGAATCATCTCAACATGGAGAGCCGTGTACTAGTGGATGTATGGTGAAGGGCGACAATACAAAATATTGTTATATGTCGATGATCTGTAATAAAAAATAATTCTTGAAATCTAAAAAAGAATATGCTATCATATAATTACTATGGTGAGTTTGTTATTAACAACAATATCTGCGCTGATTATGTCGAACCCACTAGGTTTGTCTTGGGAGCAGAAATACGCTTATGATGCCGTTCCGGAGATAGGAAGCTATAATTATGTCTACGGTGATGTATCCTGGGGTAGAATAGTATATGAAGGAGAAGACCTTCTAAGTACCTCGTCAGAAATAATATTAGAATTTGTAGAAAGAAAAATTGCTGTAGCAACTCTGTCTCTTGGTCCTTCCGGGTTGAACGAAGCGAATTGCATATTAAAATATAAAGAGATAAACAAACTACTGTCTCAGAAATATGGCCGCATAAGACACAGCCTTATCATGCGAGATCCGCTCGTTGAAGACTTATTCTATAGTCGCGAATGCACTTCCATTAGGACGGGTTTGAAGTACTACGAGAATACCTGGGAAACACGAGAATTTCAAATAAAAAGTTTTCTTTTTGGGGATGAAAACTTGATTGTTATTGAAGTAGAATATAGGATGAAATCCCTTGGTGAATCTCTAAAAAAGCGAGACAGAAAAAAAATACTGAAAAGAATCTAGCCAACGTGGTAAAATATGGCCACGCATGGATGGTTACAAAAAAAATGACAGAGTTTTCATACGAGATTATCCTTTCGGAAGCCCCACAAACATATCTGGAGAGATAGTCGGTGTTTTAGGAAATGATTGTTTTAACGTAAAAATAAAAAATGGATGGAATGAGGGTAAAATTATTTCATTTAAATATTGGAAATTAATAAGAATTTCAGAAATACAAGAAAACTCTTGCAAAAACGAAAAAGAAACTGTATTATAGAAATATAAAGAAATGAGTTTTTTAAATAGAGAATTTTATATTCACACAGCCGAAGGGGATGCTTTACTAGTGGAGATTGTAGGTAGTTCAGAAACAATTAGTTTAACTGTTGGGGGTAAGCGTGTTGACCTAGAGGTCAACTCCGCATTTGACTTAGCAGAAGCAATCATACAAATAGCCAGCGAAATGGAGATGCAAAATGGCTGATTTTGAGAAGAGAATAGGTAACGGAGTAGAGTGGCAAGTCATCACGAGCCATTCTCTTTCACGTGGATTTACTATTGACAACTTAGATTCTAAAACAATGGAACAGACAACTAGCAACTTTGAAAGACTGTTCGTATCAATCAGGAGTATCTTAGAAAAAAATGAATCGTATTGCATGGATGTGGAAGAAGAAAGACTCCAGGTTTGCCAGGACTTGGCAAAGAAGATTAGTGAGAATTACTCACAGATATTTGAAAAAAAGAAGTAAAAGGAACGCCTTTGTGGAGGATCCTACAGAAGGGTACCACCACCCGGAAGCATGGTGAGTTATGACCAGAGGAGAATCTCTCAGAGTTTTGATTGACTACGATTTGTTTGGAACAAACGCCAAAGGCGAGGTCGGCGTCTATTTAAAGACAGATCAAGTGACCAATAAACATTTGGTATATTTTCTAGAAATTGAAGAGTGGGGAGAGTTTAAAGACGAGTGGGTTGAGAGAGTCGATCCAGATAAGGTCCCCCCTGTTCATGAAGAATTAGTTTCCAGAATTACTACCTTGAAAATAACTTATTAATCTAATTAAAATGAAGAAAGAAGAGGTTAGAACAAATTGTATGGTTTGGAGCAAGAGGTTCCAATGTTACGGGCAGGCTCTTGCCCAGAAAGAGTTTATGGTTCTAGTATTGTTTGTTAGGCACCCTAGAATTTGGCTGCACTGTTCAGAAATTTGTTTAGATCCCACGAAGGAAGATGAAGCATGGATAAAGAAATAAAACCTGGTATGCTAGTTAGATACTTTTCTGGCCAGCCCAGAGAGCACATCGGACTATTGGTGAAAATACACCATGGCGACGGGATGGGTTTTGGCGAGGGTCAACTGGATTACTTATGTGAGATCCTTCCTAGAAACCAACGCTCAACAATTGTAAAACTGCTATCTGGAATAACGGAAGTTGCAAAATGAGCAGAAAGATTGTGTCAATTTCATTTTTGTATGCTGACGAACGCATCCGTATTGATGCTGACAAAGGCGGAAAGTTTCCTTTGCCCAAAATAAAAAGGAGGCTGCTCTCGGGAGGCAGTGTTTCTTACATGCACCCCTATACTGCGAAACAATTTATAGAACATGAGAAGATTAAATATGCTGATCCTGTTTTGGCTTTATCGGACGGGTCTAAACTGAGGGTTTTCCTTTCAGCAGACCCTACTGGACCTGTGGTGGAATCAATAAGCGCGATAGAGATCCACGACAGGATTCATAATTTAAAAACAAGGCTTTTGAAAAACTCAAAGAAATCCTCCGCCAAGGGAGGAAGTAAAAAGAAGCCTGTCAACGGTACCAAAAGAGGAAAAGACAATTCCAATTATCCCTTTTTTGATTTTGAGTACGATGACGACTACGATATAGATTGAGGTAGAATGAGGTATATAATAATTTTGTTTTCTTTCTTTGTATTACAGGGGTGTCCTCCAGAACACTTGGCACCGGACGCTTGCAGGAAGGTAGTTGAATGCAGCATTGATGAAGAGAGCTTCTGTGACCCAATGGACAAATGTAACTTAACGTGTTACCATAATTTTTCAGAATATTGTATTGAGAAAACCGTTTGTCCTGAAGAAAAAAAATAAAAAAACTCTTGACTTTTAAAAAATAATGTTGTATTATTTAAAAAATCAACAAATTGGAAAATATTTAAAATGCTTGAAAGAATCAATAACCTTCTGGATTCGCCTAGACTAAACGCCAATAATTGGGAAATAAATTTCTTGGGTAGCATCAAAGAGCAGGCTAAAAAACGTGATCTGACACATCCTCAGATAAAATACCTTGAGAGAATAGAAGAGAAAAACACAAAAGAGGTTCATAAAGAAATGGACCGCTGGCTTGACGAGTGGGATTCTGAACGTCAAGAGATAGCTAGGGTTGTCTCGCTATACTATCGTAATGAGGGATTTTATTTCTCAAGCCTTACTAGTAAAATACTTGACCAAAGCTATGTGCCCACTGCGAGTGAATATGCAAAGTTGTGTGAGAACAAGTATGCTTCCAAGATCAGAGAAGCGCATTTTAAAGAGGAAAAGTTCCCGGTCAACAGTGTTGTCCAGGTGAGGAAGGTGTGCTCTGCAAACAAGCACTACAGGAAAGAAAATGGTGGACACACGAGGCTTAACGATGCTTTCGCTATTGTGATTGAGACAAACGCTTTGCCTGTCCGACGCGCAGCACTTGGTGCAAAAGTTTATAAGATTCTTCCGTTCGGTTCTAATCGACCGTACTATGTATCCGAGAGCGATCTTAAAAAGGCGCGCAAGATTAAAAAGTGAGGAAGAAAATTATGAAAACATTAACGATCTGTGCATTGTTGGCTGTTGGTTGCGGCGGCAATATGCACCACCAATTTACAACTGCTTTAGACAATGCCGATGAACAAGCCAAGAAGGAGATTATAACTCTTGAAGCGGAAAGAGAAGACTTATACTATGAGCTAATAGTGCAGGCCGTCGATAAGAGGGACGATAAAGAGGCAGCATGGCTGTGGTTTGTCGCAACAAAGTTTGGCTACGATGACAGAATGGCCTCCATACTTCACAAGCGTATCGGCGTGGAAGACTCCGAGAGATTCAACAAGTTTGTACACATGTTGCGCCACCACACACACCTACTAGAAGAATGACGACGTATGTTCTCTTCAAGATCTTTATGGCACTAGTTATTAGCCTTGCCGTTTGTTTCGCATTGGGCGAGGCATTCTATGGAGGTCGCAAATGAAAGTCGGTGATTTGGTAAAAACAAAGTCTGGGTTTTACCGTCGAGGAATACTGGTTAAACGAGTGTGGGAATCGGCGGGTATGTTTAATATTTTGTGGGCAGACGGGATGATGGGCTATCGTGTTCGTGATTATGACTTGGAGGTAATCAGTGAAAGTCGGTGACTTGGTGATGCCAAAAGACAAAGGCTGGAAGAAATACAGGAAATCTATGGGTATTGTGGTTGAACGCCTTCATTGGGGAATGGAGACAGCGATAGTACACTGGTTCTCGGGAGACCGGAACGAGTGGGGACTTAATCAATTAAAAATAATCAGTAAAATTAATACTTGACTTTCGAAAAATAATCTGATACGATAAAAAAAGTTATGAAGATTTGAGGTTTTTTGTTGAATTATTATTTAAGGGCCGGGGATGCGTTGTACCGAAAAGAGACAAGCGCATACGGAATACTGATAAAGAAAAAAGGCAAGAAGTGGTATTATTCTCTTCGTTCTCCTTCCATTGTAGATAATGAGACATATATCGTTGGCGAGTACAGTGTGCGTTCAAAGTTGTTATACGCCAATATTGATCAAGGGTTTCTCGAAATCTTCTACGGATCAAAAAAGAATAGAAGGGTGAGAAAATGAAGCCTGGTGATCTGGTTAGGTATCGTTCAGAGGTCAGAATCAACGGCCGCCACATCGAGGATATTTTTATTGTCCAACGCATCGAACATGAAAATGATTGGGCGTTTGTGTACGGAAACGAAGTCCCGATACAGGGACGCTTGCTGGAGGTTATCAGCAACGGGGTGAGCATTCCATGAAAGTCGGTGACTTGGTAAAGGCAGCTCCTGGTACCGGTAGGGACACAGGTGTCATTGTTCATGAATTGTTACGCGACCGCCGCCGCTGGAGGCTTTTCAAGGTGTTGTGGAATACACACCTGCCGACATCGCCTACTATGGTTGGTCCGGCTTGGGAGCATAACTTGGAGGTTATAAGTGAGGCAAAGTAGAATGCCAAAACTTGGTGACTTGCTCGTTGTCACGCCACACCATCTTGGAGTCTGCCGGTACGTCGGCACGGTTTACGAGATTCGCTTGGATAAGTGGGGGCACCAAAACAATGTGCTTGTTGCATGGCAAGGGGACATAGCCCCGAATTATAATCGCCTGCATGGCTATTCTGGTACGAACATCCATAACTTAAGAAGCGAATTTAGGGTTATCAGGAACGGGGTGGACATCCCATGAAAGTCGGGGACCTAGTAAGATACAATTCCGAATATATAGGTGTTGATTCCATTGCCATAATTATCTCGGTTGGATACGGCGAAGAATATACGGACACTGAACAAAGCCCTGCCTTAAACCCTGATATTTGGGTGCTGGTTGACGGCAACAAAGTACGATGGAACGAACGATACGTGGAGTTGATCAGTGAAGGTCGGTGATTTGGTAAAGGATAATTATCCTACTCGTGCTTACATGAATAAAGTTGGTGTGCTTATGGCACAAACCCGACTAGGCACATCTCGTCTAAACAAGGTTTTCAGGGTTTTGTGGCAGGATGGCACCGTCGGAGAAAATGTGTGGGACTATGATTTGGAGCTAATCAATGAAAGTCGGTGACTTGGTGCAATTATCTGCTTATGCTAGAAACTTAAAACACTTTTATGTTGGCCGGGACCGAGACATCGGGCTGATTGTTCGAACGGCGTGGGGGTCCTTTTATTCAGTTAGGTGGTGCTCTGACAATAAGTTATCGGCAAACATGGATAGGAGAGATTTAAAGTATGCGAAAAGCAAAAATATCTCAGGGTGATCTGGTGAGGGTTGATTATCCTGGGACTTCTATTCATAACATAACTGCACTGGTTGCAGGGTTGGGGTTCACCGACGATTATTGTCATGACTCCGATAGGCAAATCGAGATTTTGATCTGTGATACGGCCAAACCGATAATGATAAGAAGAAAATGGATTAAAATTATTTCTAAAATAAAAGAAAAAAGTCCTTGACTTTTTAAAAAAATATGGTATTCTAAAAATAGATGAGACAAAGATTTGACATTGGAGACTTGATTGAGGTTTCTCTTCCAACGCCGTCCGACAAAATAAAGAAAGAACGGGGAATCGTTTTGGAAACTCAAATAATTAATAATCACTTACTGGATGAAAGAAGTCACTGGCATGTTGATGAATACAAGTGTAAAGTAAGATTTATAGGCGACGACACACCACCTAGATGGGTTAGAGCCAAGTGGCTAAAACATATTTCTAAGATAGAAGAATAAGAGGAAAATAACAATGAGTTGGAATGGTACTTGCTATTGTGGCTATTGCGGTGAAAGAGGGCACAATAGAAGGTCGTGCGCCACCCGCAAAGCAGACGACGACCGTACTCTTGAAGTCGCACCGGACTCACGTGAGGCCAAGCGAATTCTCTCACAGCGAAGATACGATAGGGAAAACAATAAAAAGAGCGCAAGGTATCGTTCCTGCACTTACTGTCGTGAGCCTGGACATAACCGTAGAGGATGCCCCCTTAAAAAAGGAGACAAAGCACGCCTTCAGGAGAGATTTACCGAATATCGAAAAGTCTTTGCTGAAGAGTTGCAGAGGTCCGGTATCGGACCCGGAGCCCTCATAAGGTTTCCCCTGGACCACGGTCGCAACTTCCATTCAAGTCGCCATAAGTTTTTCACTATCGTTGGGCTTGTGACCAAAGTATATTGGGAGGAGGTGAGCAATAAACTCCAAGACGTTGATCTTACGCATTATCGTGCCCTCGAATATGGAGAAAGAGGTTTGGCGGAAATTCGTGTGGTTTCCACTGACGCTATAGAGGGAGAAGACCGCTGGACGATACCCACAAGACACGGAGAGCAAGTGGTTGTTCGATCACTTCTTTTTGCTCAGACTCTTCCAGACGCTTTTGCGACTACAGTTTTGGCAGACCAGCGTAGAGACGACAATAATCTCAACGATGATAAGCTCATGGGAAGGGTTGAGATCTTAAGCCCTGCCCCTTCTGTTACCGCACCGGAAGGATTTTTTGATGCTGGTCCTACGGAGTATGTACTGCGATCATATAATATCGAGCCCCGACGGGACGGCGACAAAGGAAGGTTAGGGTTAATGCACCCTTTAATGGAGGCACTTTATCCTGAAAACAAAGAAGAAATGGAAAAAGATTAATGGACCCTTTTGAATTACATCCAGAAACAAAAAAGAGTTTTGAGAAAAAAACTAAAAAATTCTTGACAAAGAAAGAAATATTTGGTATCTTAGATACAGAAATTAAGCAGTTTAAAAGAAGTGATTATATTTTAGTTGCTGGCATTCTTGAAAAAATTAAAGAAAAGATAGGAAAACTCACCGAAAGGAAACTTAATGAGTAAGCTATATAATAATCTTTACCGCATGTCTCGTACAGAGATTAACAATTTAGCAAAGAATCAATTTATTGATAATGATATTCAGGTGTGGATTGCAAGCAATTCACATGTACAGGCGAGGTATTACCTTGCGGAATATCAGATTGATATGTGCGACGAAGCCTGCAAGGAGTTACTGTCCGGTAGGTCCAAAATTGTGAAGGGACTGTTGGTTGGCTCTGGTAGAGTTGCAGACCAAGATACTATTCGGTCTGTTTACGAGGAATGCAAGGATATGGACAGGTGGAGAATTCAAAACTTTTTTGTACAAAACGCCTGGTATCGCCGCTCGTCTCGCCAAAGAGAGATTGAAACTCCGCCGGATGTTTTAGAAATGATTTATGTTAATTCAAAACTAAATGATAATAACGAGCCAAGGTGGGGTTATGGTGGTCGATACCTGAAACGCGCACTTTCCGAACACAAAAACTGTACTCCCAAATTGGCTATCCAAATTAGTCAAGATCCAGACCCCGGAATTCAAAAGTTAGGATTCGCCGCGCTAGTGCGTATAGAACAACGTGATAAATAATTTGAATTATTGAGTTTTTCATTTTTTTTAAAAAAGTTGTTGACTTTATTCAAAAAATTTGCGATACTATAAACACGTTGAAGATAACAAAAACTGCTAATTACTTCAGGAGACATCATCATGGCAGTTGATTTTAAGACCTTTTCGAATATCGTTGGACACGTAACGGCGGTGCATAAACCGGTTTTGCTACGTGGTCGCCATGGCATCGGCAAATCCACCGTTGTGTACCAGTTTGCTCAAGCAATCGCAATGCCAATCGTAGAAAGGCGTGCGTCCCAAATGACGGAAGGCGACCTTGTAGGTCTTCCTATCGTAGAGGGAGAGTCCACCAAGTTTAATCCGCCCGACTGGTATAAGCGAGCTTGTGACGAGCCTGTGGTGTTGTTTCTTGATGAGATTGACCGCGCTACAATCGAGGTCCGTCAAGGAATCTTTGAGCTTACCGATAGCCGCAAACTAAACGGCCATATGTTACATGAGGGCACCCTTATTTTTGCAGCAGTGAATGGTGGTGAGTCCGGCGATCAATATCAGGTAGGGGAAATGGATCCTGCCGAGCTTGACAGGTGGACGGTCTTTGACATAGAACCGTCAGTTGAAGACTGGCTTTCGTGGGCGAAGGACAATGATATTGACGACGCTATCTGGGATTTCGTCAATCACAATCGCCAACACCTAGAACACTCAGACGACTTTGAGCCCAACAAGGTATATCCTTCTCGTCGTTCGTGGGAGCGTCTAAACGAGTGTCTTGCTTTAGCCAACCTGATGGAAGAGTCGGGAACGGACCTGTTCAATCTTACATCAGCATTCGTGGGGTTTGAAGCTGCCGTCGCGTTTAATGATTTTATTAAAAACTATGACCGACAAGTCTCTATCGAAGACATCCTAATGAAGGGTGATTTTACCAAGGTTGCTGATTTTGGTATTAATGAGCATACAGCAATGGTTGACAAGTTTGAGGCATCGAAAACCTTTGCAGAAGAGTTGCCACAAAGACAAATTAGTAATCTTGCCAAATACTTTGTTATGCTCCCGTCGGAAGTTGCTATGAAGTTGTGGTCTGTCCTGGGTTCTGGCGCACTACAGAACACTGTTAACTTGCATCAAGCAGAAATTGACGGGTCCTCGGTTAGTGCTTATCTGGTAGAAATTCTTTCGGGAGAAAGTCAAGAATAAACTTGACTTTTGTCCAGAATTCTACTATTATAGTAGGACAAATATAATTTAAGGAGCCTTCACCAATGCAAGCAAATTCTATTGTAACAGACTTTGACCTAAACAAGCACACCGCTAGGTTGCTTATGGATGAACCGTTCTTCGCGGCGGTGTCCCGTCGGATTGACAAGCGTGCAAGTTACGCTATTCCTACGGCTGGTGTGTGTGTAAATCCTGACTCAGCACAGTTTGAAATGCTGTACAACCCCAATTTCTTTGCAAAATTGACGGACGAAGAACGTAGAGACGTTCTTAAGCATGAATTCTATCATATCGTTTTCTTGCACGTCACAGATCGCATGCCGGAAGGAGTCAATAGAAAGAAGTGGAATATTGCCACTGACTTGGCTATTAATTCGCATCTTAGGAATCTTCCTGAAGGAGGGCTAATCCCCGGTGAAGGTCCTTTCGAGGCTCTACCTCCTGGCCAGTCTGCGGAATGGTATCTTGCTAACATGCCAGACTTTGGGAATGACGACGGACAGGGCGAGAATGGCTCTAAGAGCCCCGACAATGGCTCCCAGGATGGAAACCAAGGGTCGGACTCAGAAAACCCATCAGAGGGCGATTCTAGTGGTTCTGGCGGCATGCCAGAGACTCTTGATAGTCATGATGGATGGTCTGAATGTAGCCAAGAAGTCAAAGATATGGCGAAGGAAAGGCTGAAGGACATTATTCGTAAAGCTGCGGAAGAGTCTTCAAAATCATCAGGGTGGGGCTCCGTTCCTGCAAGCTGTAAAGAAAAGATTATGAAGGCACTTCACTCTAAAATAGACTGGAAAAAGGTCTTGCGATATTTCGTGAAAACATCGCAGAGAGCAGATAAGTCGTCTAGTATTAAGAGAATAAACCGTCGCTACCCGTATATTCATTCCGGTCGCAAAACAAATAGAATAGCAAAGATTGCAGTGTCTATTGACCAATCCGGCTCGGTTGACAACGAAATGTTAACAAAGTTTTTTGTGGAGTTGAACAAACTGGCAGATATAGCAGAATTCACTGTCATTCCTTTCGATACTAGGGTAGAAGAATCTCTTGTTTATACCTGGAAAAAGGGTGAAAGTAAAAAGTGGGAACGTGTCATGTGTGGCGGGACCTGCTTTGATGCTCCAACGGAGTATGTCAACCAACACAACTTTGATGGTCACATAATTTTGACCGATATGCAAGCCCCCAAACCAAAACCTAGCAAGTGTCAAAGGATGTGGATGACTACTCCGGTGTATATAAAGTATTCTTTTGAAACAAAAGAAAAAGTTGTTACTATAGAATAACCTATTTATAAATAGGGGTATTGAATGCCGGTTAAGCATCCAGAAGAGGAAAAATGGAATAGCATTACTCATGCTGTTGGTCTTGGACTATTTCTGGTTGCTTCATGCTACTGTACATCCTTGGTAGAGAAGTGGTATTGCTTGGGAATATCTTTCACAATGCTTTTATCCGTACTCTACCATGGAGTTGAGAATGCAAGATTAAAAGAAGTGTTTAGAATGTTAGATATGGTTTCTATACATATCTTAATAGCGGTCACTTCTATTTGTTATCTCGTCAGCTACGGAGGCAACGTACTACAGTGTTTGCTACCGGCAGCATCCGGCCTCGCTTGTGCTTTATACGTGTTTCGAAAATACAACACGTTTTCGGTCCAACGGGGTGCGGTGTCGCTATACATCTTATCTGGCATTCTGTGTTTGACTAGTGTAGCGGTAGTTTCTGGCAACGCTCACTATGGGTCATTTTGTTATTTTATCGTTGGCATCGTGGTGTATCTTCTTGGATTGGTATTTTATTTGAGGGACCATAAAAAATGGTATCACACAATGTGGCATTTATTCGTACTTTTCGGCGGAATTTTGCACTTGGTTGGATTAGATACTATTTAATATGTGAATTTAGAAAAAGGCGATTTAGTGGCGTGCTACCTTCTCAGCTCTAGTCTTGAAGAAGAAGCACTTATGCAATACGGGATCGTCCTCGACGTTAATCCCACCCTTGAAGATGTATTGGTGCTAGATAACTGTGCCGACGCCCGTTGGTGGCCCAAAAGGCGTTGGCGACTTTTGAAAAAAGCGAAAAAAACTTCTTGACTTTTTAAAAATCTTCTGTTATTATATAAACACAATCAAGGAAGCGAGGATAAATTGACTTGGCTAAACGCAGTATCAACAACGAATATTCTTTTAATCATTCTCGTCGCAATCACGTTGGCGAAAAAATAAAAGACGCTGCCATCCGAACGATAGCGTTCGGCGCAGGCATCATGTTAGTCGCTTCTATCCCACTTTGGGGAATCATTTTTAAGAAAGGCGAATAATGAACCTAGGCGACTTGGTAAAGGTAAAGTACTCTGATAAACACTTGGGTATAATAATCAGTGCTCTTAATTCAGATAAATACTATGACGTATTAATTGGCGGTAAGATTTGTTTCTGTCATGAAAGCAACCTGGAGGTCATCAGTGAAAGTCGGTGATATGGTAAAAACAGTCCATGGATTCTATCGACGCGGATTATTGATTGAACAAGCCCAAGATAGATTAGCGATGAATAACAAGGTTTTCAGGGTTTTGTGGCACAACGGCACCGTTTCAAACAATGTGTGGGATTATGACCTGGAGTTAATCAGTGAAAGTAGGTGACTTGGTGCGCTGGATCGCAGGATATATCGGCACCGGCTCTGTTGGCTTAATTATTTCCGTTGGATACGGCGAAGAGTATACAGACACTGAGCAAAGTTGTGATCTGCATCCTGATATTTGGGTATTGGTTAACGGACACAAAGAACGATGGAACGAACGATATTTGGAGCTAATCAGTGAAAGTCGGTGATTTGGTAAGATGTGTTTCAGCCAATGGGTTAGTAGGGTTAATCACTAAGATAATGCTAAATGCCCATAAGTCTCTTATTTATATCGTCCTTGTGGGCGGAGTTAATTATCCTTTTCGGTCTAACATGCTGGAGGTTATCAGTGAGAGTCGGTGATTTGGTACGCACGCCGCGATTTAAAACGGTGTATCTTATTATAAGAAAACGTGACGACTTACTCGCCTTGGGAGAGATTTTCGTTGTGCAATCTGTTGACGGAAAAATAAAGCAATCTTTGAACAGAAATCTTTTGGAGGTCATCAGTGAAAGTCGGTGATTTGATCCGGCACGATGATCGTACCTATGGCACGACTGGCATTGGAGTTTTGTTGTATGACAACAAAGAAGGTGGCACCTTGAAGATTTATGATGCAAAAAAAGAAAAATCTTATTGGATTGTCAGAAGTCAATGTAGAGTCTTGAGCCCTGGTAGCTCAGTCGGATAGAGCAGCTGCCTTCTAAGCAGCGGGTCACAGGTTCGAATCCTGTCCAGGGTACAACTTAAACAGAGAGGAAATAACAAAATGGATTTTTTAGGAAGCATCATAGCAATAGCCATAGGACTATTCTTTGGCCAAATGATGATAGACTGGTGGAAAAATGATTAAACGGTGGATTATAGAAAGTCTGCCATTTAATCAAATCGGAAAATCACTCGGCCAAGTCTACAGTGACGTTAATTTTACTTCCTTAGATTTAGGAAGAGGCAACGTCACAGAAGAAGGGTTTCTATCTTCACTCTTAGAATTAAAAGACGAGCAAGCCCTAGTTATCATAGGCGAAGATGATATTCGCGGGACCAACTACGGCTTTATAAAATATAACTGTATTTAAAGGACGGCAAATAAAATGAACGAGACACGTAGAGAAATATTCAAGCACGGTACGAAAATTCTACGCTCTATAGCAGAGCATTATGATAGCGGAAATATAGACACTCCAGAAACAAATCACATGCTTATGCAATTATTCGCCCTCGCAGTAGAAGGCAAGGTAAGGGGCGATATATGCGAGGACACTGGACACGTCAAGTGGTCGCTTACTGATTCATGCCGCGAAGAAGTAGAACAACTAAAGCAGGGAATTGCCGACAAAGTAATCGTGAAAGGCCCGTGGTAATAAGTATCGGTGATTTGGTATTCTACAAAGAAGACCCAAAGAACATAGGGCTGGTCGTATCGTTAATAAGGCTTAATCCATCCGACGAATTTCATCGTGTACCCCCACTTGTGACGGTGCGCTGGATGGACGGTCGGCAATCTGACGAATTTGAATCTGATTTGGAAAAAATTGAAAAAAAGACTTGATTTTTAAAATTTGATTTGTTATCATATAAACACAATCAAAGAAGAGGACAAAAAATGTCTTTGCAAATGGAAAAAGAAGTATTGAATCAGAATCTAGCCTTGGATAAGTCTAGGTCTTTAGATGAAGTGCTTAGAGCAAACAACGTCCACACAGATAAGCTATACAAACCAGAAAAACAGTATCCGCTTCAGGGGTCGGATAAGCCAAAGGAAGTTAAAACAGACTTCGCTTGTCCTGTTTCTGGTGCTCGAATTTCAGTTAAGGATCACGGCATTGTAGAGCTTTGTTCGATAGGTATGCTGCAATTCTGTGATTATCTCGATGTATCGTTCACTAGGGCAGGATATTCCATCGAAGATGCACAGCCATTCAAAGAGGCTTTACTGTTTCAACCAAAAAGGCTTACTGGCGACCCCGAAATGGACCAATGGAATGCGGGACCAAAGAAAATCTTAAATTCTACACTAGAATCAATGATGGACAAATACCCGAAACTAAAGAGAGAAATCGTCAAGACTGCTTTACTCGGAGAGGGCATATACGAAGGCGACGCTATTCCTACCCACGTTGCAACGCCTAAAAAGTTTGTTCGTATCACCGAGGAATACATTGACAAAGTTACAGAAATTTGTAACCTAGATATTCGACTCAAGGGTAGATCAAGATTGCCGGATACCAATATTAGAAGAAGAGAACCGTCATTTAGAATCGGTCTAAACATGAAAAACTTGTAACACACCGGAATTATTTAGATTTTACGTTTTCTTTAAAAAACACTTGACTTTTTAAAAAAGATTTGTTATTATATAATCACAATCAAGAAAAGGATTTAATTCCGATGAAAAAACTGTTTGTTCTTATGATGGTCTTTATGGCGACGACGGGTTGTGTCATCGAGACAACGGAAACATTCGTACCGTCCCTTTCTTCCGGTTGCTTTACGAGTGATCATGACTACTCACACACTGAGTTTGATTGCATTGATTATTCAGTAAGTTATGTTTTCTGTGATTCTTCTAGGGATCATCCGAGGTTCCGACATTGGGATTGCTACTGGCCAGACGAAGTACCAGAAGTTTTTGACGGTGGTTGCGTTTCCTACAATATTTGTCATTAACCCGAAAGAGAAATACTATATGAGATTATCAACGAAAGGGTCTGCCCGTCGCCTAGCGCGAATGTGGGTAGACCTAAACGACAATAGAAGAAAAGAGCTTTTAGACACCCTTGACACAGAGGCACGTATAGAAGTTATCGAGAACATGTTAAAGATAAAAACAGAAAGGAAAGAGAAAAATGTTTAGTATGCACGCCCGAGGGGACCTTATCCAATATTTAGAGTCGGAAGGATTCACAGTAGGCGAAGAAGAAGAGACAGAAGACCTCAGAGCAGCATGCTGTATGCACGCTCAAGCGGTTGCTCTGTCACGTTCTCCGGTGTTCCAGTCGGTTGCTGCCAATGCCGAAAGGTTGGTTCGTAAGGCATCATTCGCCAACGCGCCTACAGTCGATTGCGAATATCCAGAATTTAACGATTCTTATCCAGGTTGGTAAGTTATTGATATAACTGAGGTTTCACGATTAATCAAAAAACTTCTTGACTTTTAAAAAAACCTTTGATAGTATATAAACACAATCGAGGAAAAAGGAAATTCATTTTGAAGAATCCGTTAACGAAGCAAGGATTGTTTGCCACTCCAAAATCCTTTAAAGAGATAGAGACGATGATTGAGGGACTCTCAAGGACTCAAAGAGCGGTTGGCTACACCATCGCAGCAATGACCTGGAATCGCGCCGTTGAAATGGTGCAAAATGCGATTGATCTTGAAGATCAGAAAGAAGCGGAAAGTCTCTACAATGAAGACTAAGAACGCGAATAAATATCAGTATCTCTTTGTTTTACAGGGCAATTATGGTTATGGCGACGGGTGGGAAGATCTCACAGCGAGTGATCACCGAAAAGATGTCCGAGCAGCTCTGCGATCCTATCACGAGAATGAGGGGGGTCGCTATCGTATTATCCGTAGAAGAGAGTTAAACATTTAATATATTGGGTTTGATGGATTTAACATGGATTCCCTAGTAGACGTGGTTGGTGCCGAGCATTCCTTCGGCCCATGGTTCGATACCCCACCTTGCAGACGTGCAATGCGACTTTAGCGAGTCATTGGAACGAACGGGAATCCATGTTAAATCCATCAGATTATTGAGAAATTCATTTTTTTCTTGACTTTTAAAAAATCATCTGTTAGTATATAAACACAATCAACGAGAAAAGGTTTTCAAAATGACCAAGACACAAACAAGGGAAGTTGCTAGCTATTGGCGGTGCAGCCAAGCGGCATGTAATAGTAGTGCTCAGTTTTGGACCGATGGAAATAAACTGTACAGTTATAAACTGTGCATTGGCGACACTACCGAATCCGGTAAAAAGGTCCTTAAGGACTACAGCGCAACCGGTCGCCATGGCTTTCAGTCTATGACAACATCCAAGCACGTTGGTTATGCTCGCGGATATGCACATATCGTCGATTAATCGGCGCGATTTTTTACGCGAGTTTTTTTCTAAAAGACTTCTTGACAACCGTTTAAGCCTGTGCTACTATTAGGGCACATTGAATCGAAAAGGGTTTTAAAATGTCGAAAGAATGGTACTACAGGTTAGGAAACCACGACGGGAAAGACGGCTTTCTATGGTCTGGTAGAATCAAATCTGATAAGGACATTACAGAAGTACAAGCGCGGAAAATGGTCCGAATTCAAGAAAGACTAAAGAGACTTCCGGCACGTACAATCGTGCTAAGTGCCGAGAATCTAACAGGAACCAAAAAAACTTTAAAATAACCCTTGACTTTTCGACCCAGTTTGATATAATGGTTGCAGAAGTTAGGGGAAGCACCCCGAAACATTAACGGCACACGTGCCAACAAATGAAAGGCTCTACCATGAGCAAGCAAGACAACGTACAAGCAACCGCCGCCCGAATCGCCGAGCTTAAGGCATTGACAGCCGAGCTTGACGCGCTCAAATCTCAGCCCCACCTTGACATTACCAAAAATGGTCATGTTGCTATTAAGGGTGTACGCAAGTTTCCGATTTGTTTCAAAGCATCCGAGCTGGAAACGGTGCTTGAAATGTTCGAGTCCGGCGCGGTGCGAGAATTCGCCGTCTCTAGCGGCGTAATTTAAACGATAGCAATCAACACTCGGCGGGTGAAAACCCGCCCTACTTTAAACAGTTTAAAAGGTTTTAAAATGATTTTCAGGTCAGCACCCGTTGTTCGGTCTTACGTCGCTAACCGTGCCACTACTCGGCGCAGGGTCAATCGTAACAGTCCAATTTTCGCACGTGCGGTGCCTATCTGCGGATTCTTCTGCGGGCCAGCTTTTTGCAATTGTGAGACTCAGCCCTTTTCGGTTGAGATTAAAGAAGTCAACTAAAGGTTTAAAAGTAAATGGTTTATTCACGCGATGGTCCTTAAGAAAAGAAATTTAAAATAGTGCTTGACTTTCCCACCCGATTTGATATAATGAGTGTAGAAAGTGTTAGAGAGTAACAAAAAAAGAAAGGTTCCAGAATGTTCGTACAATCCAAAGACACAACAAACCCACGTCATAAAGACGGGTTAGCTATAGAGCAAAGACGCGGTGAGCGCGAAACCCTTGTACAGTGGTCCAATGGTGATTGCCAATGGGTCACCACTTCTGAGCTTGCAGGCACAGTGCGGCTTATTGGTTCGGTCAGCAGTGGCTTTGAGTATGACAATAATTCTGATTTAGATTAATGGCAAAGAAGAGAACAAAGAAGAAAGTAACCAAAACAATTTCGAAAGCATGGCGAAAGACTAAACGAGGCTAAAGCCATACAAGGTACGATAAAGAACAAAGCGTTAAGTTTTTGACGGTGTACAATCCTTTAGGCGTAAAGGGTGCTAGCGGTTGAACGGTTTCGAACTTAGTACACACGCGAATCGTCAACAACTTGACAGTCAACCATGCCGTCAAACCTTTGGCGCAGTTAGTTTATGCACGCGGTTAGCCTGAAAAGCGGGTTAACGACGCTATCAGGCAGTTTTCTAACGGTGTCAAGGGTTTGACGGTCGAGGGGAGTTAACAAATTAACATGACGTGGCGCAAGCTATTAATAGCAATATTCACCGCATCGGCAATGATTGCCGCAGGTGCTTTTATTTACTGGTGTTTAGGTCCAACGGAGTTTAAATCGTGAAGCTACACAAATCGGACGCTCTCTTAATTATCACGAGTCTTTCGCTTTTCGGCATGCTCGCGTACCTTTGCTTTGTACGCTAGGAAATGGCCGAGAACAAAAGAAATAAAAAGTTAAAATATCCCTTGACTTTTGCAGCAGGTTTGATATAATGGGTATACAAGGTTAGGGAATCAACCCTGACCATTCACCGCAAGGGATACAGCATGCTGAACATCATCCGCAAGATACAGCAACGAACCGCCGCAATCGAATCCAAGTACAGCAAGAATGCAGCATGGCTAAACACTGCGCACGCTAGCTACCTCGACGCGGTCAACGCACCGTGCCCCATTCCCAACGGCAACCCATGCCTCAACCTAGAGTGTCAAGGCTTTGACAGTCGCGAGCAAGACTACCGCGACATCATGAAGACGCTTGCCTTTGATGGTGCGCACGATGTCTTGACCCCCGGAAGATAAAGAAATAAAACTTTAAAAACACCTTAACCACTCTGGATCTTAATTGATGCGCATCGAAGATTACAACCATGTTGAGCTGTCTATTCAATCGGCAGTATTCACCGCCTTAGAAGATACCGGTCTAGACTCCGCCGGTGCTGCCAAGTTGATTGAGGTCATGACATATGTCAACGGCGGCACGATTGACGGTATCCGTCAAGGCTTGCGGGACTACCAAGCAAAGCTAATATTAAACGGCCGTCCGAAACCCCGAAACATATAGCTTGACAAACAATTTTTTTTCTTGACATCTACGGGGGGGTCCCCCCCCCTACCCCCCTACCCTAATGTAAGTCCTATATAGATCTATCCGGTCAGGTATGGCTAGGTACACGTTCACTATCGCCAAGAAAAAATCAGAGATTTTAAAACTAAGAAAACTAATTACAACATTGGAGGATCTCATGAATATCACAAAACAAACGCTTAAGCAAATCATCAAGGAAGAGATCACAAAGTTCTTATATGAGGGTGAAGATGTATTACATCCGGAGCAGAGCAGGAAATTGCGCGCATATGCCCAGGAGATTAACAAGGCAATTGAAGGCATGTCGCCGGACGAGGCGGGCATGTGGCTGACAGATAGAGCGAAAAGTGATGCAGCAAAGGATGCTCAGGACGACGGCGACCGGGGAGATTATTGGGAACACTACTACGATGGCAAGTACTTGAAGACATACGAAGAAGCTTATCGACAAGCCCAATCTGTAGCACTCGGTGGCGAATATATGTATGAAACTAATTTAAACAGACGCGCTAAAAACCCCCAAAAATAAAATGCAGAGATTATGAAATTAATAATTGAAAATTGGAGAAAGTATGCAACCCAAGTAGATGAGATGGCAACCCGCGCATCTAAGGAAGGTGTAGATCTACCAGACCTCCTTGATACCCTACAGCACTACACAGTAAAGGATTTTGGTGGTCCACCAACGCATTATATAACGTATACGAGCCTTAATAAGGTCGGCATCAATCCGGGGTCCAAATACAGTACTCCGAATGGCATATACGCATACCCTTTAACAAACTCCATATATAAATTAATTGAGAGTGGAAATCTACCGTATGCGCAAGAGAGAGAATATATATCAGTTATAACGCAAAAGGAAGGAGCGAATATGCTCACCCGAGTCACGCCGATTCATATGCCGCGACTTCTGAAAAAAATATATTCTCAGGAAGCAATCGATGCCGGTGTCGTGAAGAACCAAGAGATCATTGAGGAAATCAAAGATCACTACACACAAGGTCTAGATATCGACGTTAATCTCTTTAGTTTTCAGAAAATCGAAAAAGAAAGCCGTCACCAATACCCCTTCGGCATACTTTGGAACCTTACCCGCGTGGCATCCGACTATAACCCTAACACATGGTCTGCTTTGTTGCGATGGCTTGGCTTTGACGGTGCTTACGATTCTGGTGAGGGTATCATTCACCCAAATGAACCAATTCAAGGAGTATTCTTCTCTAGATCTGCCTTAACCGTTGTCGAGACTTTCCCCAACAAGTATACTCCCGAACATATAAGGATTCGCAAGAAGCAGTGGTTGAGGGCTGGAGCTAGCAAATTAGCATATACTGCATTACGAGACGAGAAATTATTTGGCCCATACCGGCAACATGAAGTCTTTAAAGATATTCGCAACACATTCATTAGAGAAATCATTGAGCATCTCTATGCCGACATACGATTGCTTACTCCGGAAAACTTTGGAGCAGTATATAACACTAAGTTCGACTGGGGATTGTCAACGATGGATGCATCGCGCTCCGATCAAGACGTTGAAGATCTCTTATATGTTTTAACCTCTGCGACCGAAAGTAACCAATACCGGGAGTTTTGGTATGGTTCCAAATTCTTAAACCGCGCCTTTGCTAGCTTTAGTGCCACTATAAGGGAATGGATGCGTACATGGGTACCGGGAGTACAAGGTGTTCCGGAAGGGTGGGAGCCCATGTATGCCAATTGGGATGAAAACGCTCCTAATGCCTCGAAGGGTAGAAAGGCTTATCACCGCGTCTCTAAACTGACTGCATACGAATCATTCGGTCACGGTCTTAAGAGATTCCAAGAGGACATCAAAGAAGTATTAGATATTAGTGTTGAATTCAAAAATAAGTTTAATATTCCTAACATGTCATTAGATCAAAAGGCGGAGGAAGTTATGGCGAAGATGATGGATGACGTGGATGACGGAGAATAGTGAAAAAATTCCCGACGAAAACCCGGTTTAGAATAAAAAAAATTCGTCAAAAATCACAAAAATAAAATTTTCGAGTTTTGCGAACACATAAACTAATTATAATAGCAAATTAATGGAGAAAACCCCCCGTGATAATTACAAAAAACAATATTCAAAGTTTAGTGGAAAACTTAACCCTTGAAGTCCTGAGTGAAGAAGAAGAAGCCCCAATTCAAAAAATGGATGAATTGTTTGGCATTGGTTCAAAATCCAAAATGGATAAAGCCGTGGCAGACTCCGAAGCCGAAGAAAAGGGTGCTGAAAGATACCCATTCATGAAAGACTTCTTAAAAACCGGGGACGCATCAGCCCTTAAGAAGAATAAACAAGAAGTTGTTAATCTGGTAGCGGAACTGATTAATGGCATCGATATGTCTCTTAGTGAACTGGCAGATCTAGAAAGGAGAGACAAGGAAGAACGCGAAAAAAGAGAACGCGACCAGAAATTCAGCCCAGGGCAACCTAGTCCAGGACAATCTAGCCCAGGTCAATCCCGTACAGAGCCAGAACCAAAGTTGGGAGACGCGATTAATGATAAAGGTGAAGAAATAAAACCTGGTGAAGAAGCAAAACCTGGCGAAGAAGAAAAAGAAGCCGCTGTTGATAAAGACGCGCCACTATCCGTGATGAGAAAACAAAAGAACATTAAGACAGGTGACGGTGCTACAGAAGAAACAATTGTCGGAAAGCTAGAAAAGATGATTCCTGATCTTGGACAATCCGGAGCACAATTTCTTGCGAAATCAATTGCCAGTTATCTTAAAAAACGTGGATTACCTGTTGCTGAATCGAACATATTGAGCACTGCCAATCTTCTTTTGGCTGAAGCTACAAATATAAGCCTACCAGTACTTGAAGAGTTAAGCCCAGAAGCCGAGAAGCAGGCTAGATCTGGAAGGGTTAAATCTTTTACGGCCGGGATTCGCAGAAACTTAAGCAAGAATCTTGCTGACGATCCCAAAAAACAAAAGAAATTTCTTTATAAAGTGATTAATCTTTCAAAACAAGGGCGTAGCGGTCTTGAACAACTTAACCAAAATCTTGGTAGTCAGTTAAATGATGAGGAAATCGCCTCTGCAGCTGGGAAGTTGCAAAAGTGGGCGACCGATGCTTTAAGTACCTGGGGCAAAGAAGGGCACGCTTCAGGAGATTCCTTCCGCGATTTACAAGCAAATATGCAAACAAACATTAAAAACATTAAAGCAGCTGCAAAGGACATGGACCCACTTGGGAAGGTGATCGCTCGATCTCTTGCATCGAATTACGGAAATGCAGCAAAAAATCCGGGTCTCGCGACGTTATTGTCTGATCCTAAAGGTATCGCGGGAATTAGCGCATCAATTAAACAATTGTTGCAAAAGCAATTACAACTTCGTGGAAAAGACACTGCAGATATCCAGAATCTCATGGAACAGCTAACAATTGTTATGGGTAGTCTTTTGAAAGAAGGCGTATGGGATATAAACACGGGCGATATCGTAAAATATAAAGAAGAACATGTCCCGAGTGACCCAGCCAAGCCTGAATATACAGAAAAGTGGGCTGCGGCTAACCTCATAGGAGGTAAAGTTGTGAGTATTAGCCGAGCCGCGAAAGGCAGAGGTGTAAATGTAGATGTTCAGTGGAACCTAGGTGGCAAGCGTATAAGCCGTATGGCTGATACAAACGCGCTTGTAAAAAAGCGGAAATAGAGGAGAAAAGATGAAAATCAGTATGTCCAGATCACGTATTGCAGCTTCCTCTACTCCCACTCAACATGACGAGCCTCTTGACATATAGTGTTTAAAATAATTGCCACTGCTGTTTTAAGCGTTGCTTTATTATCTCCTGTATGTTCCACTAAAAAAGTATTTGAAGAAAAAATTAAAAGTCCAAAACAAACATATGTCGTCTTTGGGGCAGATTGGTGTGAACCGTGTGTTAAACTTAAAAGACTTCTTAAAGAGGTGGAAATTGCAAAAAAGATTGTTTTCCTCGACGCTTCCAAGCCTTGGGTGGCTGATATACTGACAAAACTTGAATATCGTGGGATCCCATACACTGTTGTATATAAAGATGGGAAGCCAACTGGGGTGGTCCGGTTCGGTTTACCAGATTCTTTAATATTTCTTATTGCCAACGTTGATCCTAGCTGATACTTAATACTAGGAGGGTCAAACTATGAAAAAAATTATGTATATTATTATGTTACTAATGTTTGTTAGTTGTTCTGTTGCCGCGAAAGGAGAGGATGTTAAGATAAAGTTTTATAACTTCGAGGATCTCTTAATCGATGGAAAAGTCAAAAAGCCTCAAGTACTCTACACCGATGCCAGACAGAAGGTGAAGTTTAACCGACTACTTAAGCTTAAAAAGGATCTTATACCAAGATTAAAGGGAACAAAAAAAGATGCAACATTGAGATAATGACTAATTACAAGTAAAGGAAGGTGTTTTTGTATGTTAATAAAAATCAATAAAAAACTGATAACAGAAAGAAAGAGGAGAATCTCTTCTGCAAGGTCTGTTAAAATAAATATTAATAAAAAGATGTTGAAGGAGGCGAAGAACGCTTTGGACAATTTGTCAATTGCGTCCATTGATCATGAATCCAAGAATGTATATCTTTTTGAATCAAACGGCATCACAAAAACTAGTTTTAAAAGTCTTTTAGAATCGATTGATTCGAAAGAGCGCACACTAGAAGAAGCGATCCTTCTTTGGGAAAAGAATGCAATTTACCAATTAGACGAGGTTCTGCCTTTTTCTAGAATAGATGAATTCTTTGGCATTGGTTCAAAATCCAAAATGGCTAAAGCTGTGGCAGACGTGGAATCCGGTGTCGATCCGAAAGGAAGTGCCTGGTCTGCAGTTAATTCAATTAGCGAGGCTGTTATCATGCTTTTAATTCAGGGAAAAGATTTAATATTAAGAGCAATCCGAGGAGGTATAAGACTTTTTGCAAAAATTTTGAAACCTGTGATAGGTATTGTACGTAAAATCGTTGGGGTAGTTGGAAAATTTTGTTCGAAACATAAATTCTTGTGTAAAGTTGTGCTAGCAACATCTGTGATGTTGATTGTTTTTATGGCGATGGCTTTATTCGCTGCTGAAGCGCAAGCAAAAGTCACTTGGAAAGGACACTTACTTGACCAATCTATGGTGGATATGCTTAAAGGTGCAGTACACGATATGTCAACTCTTGGCGGTGATGTCGGTCCAGGGACCGGCCGTATGGAGATGGGAATGAAAGAAGCTATAGACGCTGCGACGTGGATAGACAAAGCCAATGCTAGTACCAATATGATAGAGTTACAAGGATCAAAAGAAGCAGGCGGCGAAGTAATGAGCAAAATATTCCAGAAAATACTTAATGTACGCGAAGAATTAAAGACCTCGACGGATGGATCCGCAGACGCATTCGGTGAAATATTGAATAAATGGACAGAACAAGGCAAAGGACTAATAGGACGTTACGAAGAAATAATTATTAAATATAAAGGCGGAGGAGGGTCTAGTTCTTTGTCGGGTGGTTGGAGCAGGGTAAAATAAGTAAAAGAGTTTAAACATTATATAATTTAAGGTAGAATTTGATTATGTGTATAATATGTATTGACCTAGAAAAAGAAAGACTCTCCACCCAGGAAGCATTTAGAAACTTAAATGAAATGTATGACTCTCTAGAAGAGGAGCATGTAAAAGAAGTAGTAGAAATATTATTTGAAAGACTCCATTCCAGAATGAACGACGAAGATGAAGAATCAGATCTCTGGGATGGTCTGGGAAATTTCATATTTTGATATGTGCGACCTGCTAAGATTAGATTGGATATCCGGATCCGGAAAGAAAACTAATTTTGAAGAAATAATTAAAATTTCAAAACATTCTATCAAAAAAGGTTCAAAAGTTTTCATTGGATCTGACTCCTTTATAACAAAAAAGAAAGTTAATTTTGCAACCGCCATCTGTCTTTACGGTGGTGGTGCTTCTAGCAGGTATTTTTTTGCTCGTGAACACCTACCGGAAAACAACTTTAAAGTATTAGTAACCAGGATAACGGAAGAAGTTAGAAGATCCGTGGATTTAGCAGAGCATATTATGACAAACCACAATATAAAATCTGACAATATAGAATTGCATATTGACGTTTCTCCGTTTTACATGAAAAACGGCACTTCTAAGTTCTGCGATATGTTAAGAGGATATGTAACCGGGGCCGGGTTCGAATGTCGCGTTAAACCGCAAGCCTGGGCGTCACAGTCCGTTGCTGACAAGCACTCCAAGTGACAAATTTAGAATTTAATCATATTTCGTACTCAATTTCGTATAAAGAGCTGGTTTCTATGTGGGTTGATCTGTATTTCGGTACGGAAAATATTGTAGTTATTTATGATCCTGTAAATCACATAAAGTATTTAAGGAATTTGGACATTGAACTAGACGAAATAAACCTCTATGAAGGTAAGATTTTAGCAGTACACGTAGTTGATGTTGCTGATGCTATTTTGCTGTGTGGGGAGATAGATCACACGTGTGGTCCATATGCTGAAGTGTGGTCAATGGGAGAATATATAACTGATAATATTGAAAAATAAATTAAAGTCTTTTAAATATTTTTGGTAATATGTACGTCTTGTTGGTAAATTTTCAACCAACAAGGAGTACATTATGGATCCTGCAATAGTGTTTCTTGGACTGTCATGTGGTATCATTTATTTAACATACCACATAACTAAAGAGGAGTCTGAAAAGTGAGAATTCTAATTACCATAGGAGGAAAAACAAATGAATGAATTTATAAATTGGATATTAAACAAGGTTCAAAGAGAGTCGCAAGAAGAGTGGACACCCGAACCACTGCACCTAGAAGAAAACATTCGTCCAGAGGATTTGCCACCAAACGATGGACCCTTCCCCAAGCCCCTACCCAACAAAAGAGTGATTATAATAGACATTTAAGACTATTTATTAATAACATGACCAACTTTAGCAAAATTTGGAAGAGCCACTTGCAAGAAGACGGATTTGATTCATCTAAGTTGGTGGTTCATGAAGTTTTAAATTCAAAATTTTGGGAAAAAGGCAAACTCAAACCAGAAGTATCAGAAAAATTAATGGAAATAGCGCAAGATTTTCATGATTTACTAAAATCTGAGATACCAAGCATACCAGATTTTGACAATGTGACGTTCACTGGGTCTCTAGCTAGCTATAACTACCACAATTTATCAGATATTGACCTTCATGTGCTTATTGATTTCGGAAATCTTGAAGATGGAGGTGAGATTTTAGAAAAATATTTCACAGCAAAGCGCATTCAGTGGAACAAAACTCATAAAATCATGATTTTTGACCACGAAGTAGAGATTTACATACAAGATACCAACGAAGAGCACTTTGCTAATGGTGTTTACTCTATTTTAACACAAGATTGGATCGATATGCCCATAAAAGAGAAGGTAGATATTGACCTTGAAGGCACCAAAAAGAAATATAATGCCATTTCTAAGGAAATTAAAGAGCTTTCTTCGATGTTTGAGGATAAAAAATTCAAAGAAGTGTATGATTACTCTGTTCAGCTTAAAGATAAGATCAAAAGAATGCGTCAATCCGGGTTAGAAGACGAAGGAACCTACTCTAACGAGAATTTGGCGTTTAAAATGTTGCGAATTAATGACGAATTAGGCACCTTGAGCAGTCTTAAGATCGCGGCCTACGATAATATGAAGTCTTTGGACCAAAAGTCAGTATCGAATATCAATATTGCAGAGAATTGGTGGAGATTTCTTGGCGTTCGTACCTAATTCTCTTTGAAATGGAAAAATATAAAGCAAAATTGATCAGAATTGTCGATGGAGACACCATTGACGCTGAAATCGATGTCGGTTTCGACGTTTTTGTCCGAAAACGCATACGATTATGGGGAATTAACGCCCCTGAGACGCGCTCCAGAGATAAAGATGAAGTTAAGGCTGGAAAAGACACTTACAGGCGGCTCGCGGCAATTCTGGCACTCTCAAACGGAGAATTTGAGCTTATTACGCACGGGGACGGCAAATATGGACGGTGTTTGGGCGAAATATTTGTAAAAGAGCACACTGAAAGCGTTAACCAGGTCCTAATTAATGAAGGGCTAGCCAAAATATACGAGGAAAAGTGAAAATGCCTATAAAATCTAGTAAAAATAAAAGTTTAGAAGAGGAAATCGCAAATTATTTCCAGAATGAGTCTGTGGACTTCGCACAATCAGAAGTAGACGATTACTTAACGCGAAATGAAGACGAAGAAGAGGGAATGTTTGATGACGTTTCTACAGAAGATCTTTTAGACCCCGACTCTCCAGCTCCTTGGAATAATATTTAAAATAAGAATAATATTCAACTAGGAAATATGTTATCATTACATGACTTTAAAGGAGTTAATAATGATAGCCGATGTCGTCGTAGATCTTCAATACGGAGATTGTGGAAAAGGAAAAGTGTCCCACCATTTATGTAAGACAAATGATTACACTCATGTTATACGCTATAACGGAGGATGTAACGCTGGTCACACCATCTACCACAATGGAGAGAAGTTTGTAACACACCACATACCTTGCGGGGTTTTCTTTGGAATACGATCAGTAATCGGTCCAGGATGTGTTGTGAATGTCAAGCAATTCCTTTCTGAAATAGAAGAATTGAATTCAAAAGGTATCGATACTGATGGTTTGATATATATTGCCGCAACTGCACATATTATTACTGATTTTCATGTGGCACAAGATGGCCAGGATGAAATTATTGGTACCACAAAAAGGGGGAACGGACCCGCATACAGAGATAAATACTCTCGTAAAGGACTGCGAGCCATTGATATGCCCGAATTATCACCTTATATAATCGACATGTACACTGAGATTCATGACAATCTGGACTTTGATGAAGTCAAAATACTGTTTGAAGGAGCACAGGGGTTTGGATTAGACATTGATTGGGGAGATTACCCTTACGTAACTTCTTCTCACTGCACAGTTGGTGGAGCAATATTGAATGGTGTCCCTCCGAAGGCAATTCGTGATGTCTGGGGAGTCGCTAAAGTGTACGAAACATATGTGGGTTCGAAACTATTTGAAGGTGATGACCCAATATTCGCACAAATAAGAGAAATTGGAGAAGAATACGGTGCTACAACCGGTCGGCCACGACAAATTAACTGGATGGACTTCGATATGTTAAAAATGGCAATCAATATTAATGGAGTTAACAAGCTAGTTTTAAACAAAATGGATGTTTTGGATAAAGCGAAAAAATGGATGATCTATGAGGGTCTAAATATGTTTGAATTCACCAAATCTGAGGATATGCAGTACTGGATTAAAGAAATGCTTGAGAACAAAGAGATAGAAGTGGTATTTTCTGGGAATAAAGAGCGCATTTAACCTAATTATCATATTGGTGTACCTTATCATATGAAAATTAATATTGACGATATTGAACCGGTTGCGCATGACTTAATGCGACATTGCCAACAGAAACTGGGGTTTAAGGACCCTCCAGGTCTATTTTTTGCCGAAGATGGCGAAAATGGTGATAAATTACTGGGTAAAACTGCTTATTACGACCCTTCCAACAAAGATGTTGTTGTTTTCACAACAAACAGGCATGGAAAAGATGTTTTGAGATCAATTGCACACGAACTAGTACATCATATGCAAAACTTAAGAGGGGACTTTGATACCGGATGTGAAACAACACCCGGATATGCCCAAGCGAATCCAAAACTTCGTAAAATGGAAGCAGAGGCTTATTTACTAGGAAACATGTTATTTAGAGATTGGGAAGATGGTCGTAAGTCCAAAAAATTACAAGAACAAAAGGAGAAGTTCACAATGAAGAAGAGCACGATAAAAAAGATGATTAAAGAAGAGATTATGAGGATCCTCAATGAGGATGTTAAGAATCCAATTGAGGAAGAGTGTGATGAGTGCCCGGATATACGGGAAATACAGCGACCCGACCCTAGGGTTGGCAATAAAGGTCTTAGTGCTCAACCACGAGAAGTCATACCGGCAGATGTCGAGACCGAATCACCGACCGGCATAGACCCGACGCTTGAGCCTGGATACGAGGCTTCGCAGAGGATGGGTCGTGATTGGGAGTTTGAGGCTGCCATCAAGGATATTCTCGCGCGGCGACAGCAGGGACTAGGAGAAAATTTCGGAGACCCGCGTCCCGATGAAGAGGGTTTGCCACACCCATTTGAGACCCCAGAGGAATATGAGGAATATTTAAGAGTCGGCAAAGAAATGGAAGCTGAATACGCCGCCGCCGCTGCCGCCGCTGCCGCCGACGACCCTTCTGGCGGTCAGATGCCCGAATCGAAAGGATACCCAGACCCGAAACATGGACCAACTGAAGAATGGAAAAAACTAAGCCAGCTAAGAACTGAATTAATACAACAGGGGGCCCCACCCGCGAAGATCGACAAAGTTGAAAAAATGATGAGAGCTATAAACCCTAGAGGGGTCATGCGGACCCGAGCGTCGATAGGCGGTCCCCTAGGAGGTTTTGATGAAGGAATCGAAGAAGGCTGTGGAGATGATCCCGAAGAACTCGAAGAAGACCTTAATGAGGGCGATTTCGATTCTGATGTATCACAGACACTCTTCACCGGCATCAAGAGTAGTCAAGGCGAAGCCGATGCAAAAAGAAGAAAAGAAGAAGAAGAAGAGGCAGCAAAGGCAGCAGAAGGAGAGGCTATTCGAAGAGCCGTCGGGGGCGGTATCTCTCAAGGCCAGCACGCGCATTCCCAAGCCACCGCCGCCAAAAAGAAGACCAAATATCGTGGCAGTTCCTACGCGAACGAATCAGCAACAGTTCGAACACCTGAGATAGAAAACGCACTTTATGAATCTCGTTTCACGAGTCGCGATACAAAATTGTTTAAAAAACTTGTTGGTAAGTGGACAAAATAAACAATATGAAAAATAATATCATATCCGAAGGAGGAAGCGGAGGACATATGCTTCATCCTTTTAGTTTACCGCAAGTAAAAACTGGTAAAGATTTGATAGAATTTTTTGAAACCGCTGCTGCATTCGTATCAAAAAAGAGTACGAAGATTAAGGCAAGTGAATCCTCTAGTATTAAATTTGATGGTGTTAACGCAAGTATCAAGCTAATTGATGGTCCCGGCGGGAAAGAGTTTGCTCTTGACAGGGGCAGTCTTAAACCACTAGATATTGAGGGAGTAACTGCTGAAAAACTGCCTTCTAGATTTGTGGATAAAGAAAAGCTAGAAATTTTAAGAAGTGTTCTTGGCAGATACTACCAATCTGGAACAGAACACCATTTTAAGTGCCCCAATTGCCAACACGAAAAGAGAACACTTTCCATTAATTTGGACAAAGGTGCTTTTAAATGTTGGGTGTGTGACTATTCAGGACTTAAGATAGCAAATCTTATAAAGAGATTTGGTTCTTTTTCTGACCACTCGAAGTGGGTCGAGATGGACGGGAAAGAAGGTCACGGAATGATCAAGATTGGTAAAATAATGCTTGACATCTTCAATCAAGCACTCCCTAAAATAAAACCAGAACTTGAATCTCTAGGGATGTGGGACGATCAAACAAGATTTCTAAATGCAGAATTTGTGTGGGAAAAGACAAATATAGTCAAATATCCCGAAGATTTCATAGCTATTCACGGCGTCAATCAGTATTACGAAAAAACACATTATCATACTGGCGAATATCGGCCGGGACTAACAAGACCAGTCGGGGATGATGGAAAACCTGTAAAGGATACTTCTGCAGAAATAGAATATGATGAAAATGCATTAGAAAGTTTAAAAGAAAAAGTTAAACCATTTTCTCAAAAATTTGGATTTAATTTATATACAGTGGTGCCGACTAAAATGCGAGAAGACATAAAGTCAATTAGTTTCGATAAAGCTTTAGATTTGGAAGTTCCAATTAAGTTTGATGAAAAAGTTGTAGCGAAGTCCTTAAGAGATTGGCTAACTAACAGTAATATGATCAACCCACGCTCAAGAATCGTATCACTTAGCGATGGAAGAAAAGTTACGGCACTTAGTAGACTAGTTTTCCAAGTGTTAATGGGTGGTGGGTCTCTAGCAGAGTTATTGATGGATCCTGAAGATGGACAACTTGCAATTAATGGAGCAATTTTCTATTATGCAACACAGGTATTAGGAAGTGTTTTATTGGAATCTCTCACTAGTCCATTGGGAGACATAACTGGAACCGAAACAAAACATGAAGGAATAGTGTTGAGGAACAAGAAACTTTTTGGTTCTCGACCGGTTAAGATCACTGGTGATTTTATAACAGCCTTAGCAGATAGTCCTTTTGCGAAAAAACCAGAACAGGTAGATCCGGCAGAAGAAGAAAGAGAAGAAGAACCGATTCAAGAACACGAAGACGACCTTGTAGACCTGCAGACCGACAATCCTGGCATAAGAAGAAAGATAGCAGTGTTTCCTGGTAAATTCAAACCTCCGCAAAAGGGTCACTTAGAAACTATTCGTTGTATGTTTGATAAAGGCATCAATCATTTATATGTTTTAATATCCCCTCTACCTAAAATGATAGGCGAAAAGAAAATAGGAGTATTGGAATCAAAAAGTGTGTGGGAGTTGTACCTTAAGAATTTTGAATTTGGAGATAGAGTGTCTGTAATAGCATCTCCTTTTAATTCTCCCGTACAAGCTTCTTTTGATGTTATGAACGGAGAAGTGCCAGCATTTATCCCACAACCAGGTGACCTAATCATACCAGTTGCCAGCGACAAGCCAGATCGTAAATCGGGTAAGCCAGATTATGAAAAATTTCTAAAATATCACTTGTACCAGCCGAAACTGCCGGGGGTGATTCCTGGAAATATTCTGGATTATCTTATATGTGCTCTTTCCGACGAGGAGGGACCTATCCACGCCAGTGATTTTCTAAATTCTCTAGAGAACGGAAAAGAAATCCACAGGTTTATCCCAAAGGGTATCAATCCAGATGATGTGAGGATGAGACTGGGACTTGACCCTGTAGAGAATCAATCATTGCCTGGGTCTCTTCAGCGTATTGGTAACGAATTTAATGAATCGAATCTTCTCTCTATGGTCGAGAATCTTTTACTCGAAGGAGATTGGCAACCGATAGCCAAGAGAAGATTGGACGCAGCACAAAAACGATTGCTGGATCTAGGCCTTCAAAATCCTGGCAAACCTTTTATGGATCCTCGACCAATTCGGAAGTCAAATGCTTTTTTTGCGAAAGAGGAAGTAAATAATGACAACCCAGACACTTCTCCGATTACAGAAGAAGAACTAGAAGAAATATCTCTTGCGGGTGCCGTCGAAGGTGCTCCGGGAAATATTCTGGACCCAGAAGATGAAAGAAAGACTACTTAATACTAGGAGAAGTTTTATGATATCGCATGAAGAATTAGCAGCAGAAATTAACTTAAGAAAATGTATCTCAAGAGCAATCGGCATTGTAGAGAGAAAATTGATTAAAGAATCAGTTGATGCCTTGAATAAAGAAATCTCACTTCGAAACATAATTCAAGATATGATTTTAGAAGCAGCAACTGCAGACTCTGAAAAGGATCCTCATGAAGCCACCGGACTCAATGTACTGGAAGATCTTCTTAAAAAGATTATTCCCATTATAGAGACGGATTTTAAAATGCTCACAACAGATATATCTCAAAGAGAATCTTTCCGTGCACATATAATACACGCTATACAGAACACGCTTGCTCCCGTAAAAGTAAATGACAAAGCAGATGATCTTCTACAAGAGGGAATGAGAGACTTAATAATTTCTTTAATCACCCTCATAGCGTCTACTGGGGTGGCTAGTGCTGCTCCGCAGGGTCCTGCGGGTCCTGCTAATGCTCCTTCTATAGAAGAAATAATGCCAAAGATAGAACAACAGACCGACGAAGATCTGTTGAATGCGTACCTCAAGGTCAAAACTGCACCCAAACAAGAAAAAGTTTCAGTACTGAAGGATTTGGCTGATAAGGTTCCTTTAAGTAGGCTACCCGTGAAAGGCAGAGGACTTGGCGTTAAATTCCATGGTACATTTGAGGAATCTAGTCTAAACGAGGACATTGGTGTCGACATCCTTGATAAAGACGAACAAGATAAAAAGATCGATATTAACAACGACGGGAAGGCAGATGTTGAAGAGCCGCCCGATCCAAAAGAAGAATTTAGTATTGAAGGTCATGACGAGACAGGCCGGAATGCTGCCTACATCACATTCAAAAAGATAGAAAACCAAATCGTTGATGCCTTCGTCTTCATGGGAAATGAAGAAGACCAAGAAATATTTTATGATTATTTGATTACCAATGTCAAACTTTATTTCGATGAGTTTGAAGACGAGTTAAATAAAAAGCTAGCTGAACCCACGACTGATACGTATGAGCAGGAAAAAGCAGCAGCTGCAGCGGAAGAACCCGTCGAAGATATAGCTGTTTAAAAGCCTTTACTTTTCCTCCAAAATATGATACCCTTAATTCACGAATTCTAGAAGTGATGAGAGAGAAGAAATTACCTAAAAGACTAAGAGGCAAGAATTACTATCAAAGTATATCTAAAAAACTGTCTAATGAGAAGAAAATTAATGCAGAGTTTGAAGTAAGGTTAGCCTCTTTAAAGTTAGAAGAAATTATAGCTTTAAAATTAGAATTATCAGCTAAAAATGTAAGAGGTAAGTTATACGGATATCCTATTTGGAACACCTCTACCTATATTATAAAAGACTCTCTAATTAAATTTGCACTCTCAGCAACCAACTCTCATAGAGAAGCGGCCAATATGCTAGGAATAACAATATCAGAACTTAAAAGATTCATTAAGAAATACAAAGTAAATGAATATTTTGATGACTAGTTATATAGATAAGGAGACTTAACATTATGCCTAGGTTCACAGGACAGAACAAAAAGAGAATAGACCCAAGATATTTCTTAGAAGAAACAACGAATAGGGATTTATCCCCGGAAGAAGAAAGAATCAAAGAACTTCTCGCCGCTTATGATGAAGCCCGAGAAGCTGAGTCCAAAGCTTGGCCAAGCATGGCTAATCCAAACGATATAAGGCATCTCATGACCATGCAGACTAGATCTAATATCGAGGATCAACTAATTAAACTTCCAGGTGGGAAAGAAGCTTTGAAGGTACATAAAGATAGGAAGCACGCCAAATCGCAGATGAAAGATGATGATCGATACAAACAGCATGATAGGGATTTATCCCCGGAAGAAGAGTTATCCCCGGAAGAAGAAAGATACAAAAAACTTCTCGCCGATTATGATGAAGCCCGAGAAGCTGAGTCCGAAGCTTGGCCAAGCATGGCTGATCCAAACGATATAAGGCATCTCATGACCATGCAGACTAGATCTAATATCGAGGATCAACTAATTAAACTTCCAGGTGGGAAAGAAGCTTTGAAGGTACATAAAGATAGGAAGCACGCCAAATCGCAGATGAAAGATGATGATCGATACAAACAACACGAAGGAAACAAGACTAAGCAGAAATTAGAAGAACGACCGAAACCTAGGCTTAAAGACAAACCTGGGATTAAAGACAAAGAGCAAGGGAAGAATTCTAGCTTTCGACATTTCCGATGGGAAGAGGAGCGAAATGAGGCATACGAAAAATGGGAAGAGGTAGTTGCATATGCCTATACGGTAGAATATCTCCACGACCAAGGACGCGTCCACGACGACCTAGCAGAAAAAGCAAAAGAAGAATTAGATCTAATGCAACAAAATCTTATCGATGCATTTGGATACCGTTGGGCAGACCTCGCCGCTTGGCGCAAAAAAATTGAAAACGACCGGCACTGGGATATACAGGACGACGAAGGTGCGTATCTCCCAAAAAGGTATGATGAATGGCCGGAAGCAAAGCTGGAACCAATAGATCGAGGGTATGATCCTGATCTACAGAAGAGCAGTAGGATAGATTGGGAGAAACAAGGTGGATCGCGAGGATATCAACATTTAGAAGAAAGAGCCCCAGAACGCATTAGGACGCACCCATCCGGCGAAGAATACAAGTGGACGGGGTCTGAGCGGGACTTACCAGACGAGTATATGAGTAGATATGTCACCAGTCCGATGGCTAACCCCTTACCTGGCCATGAAAAAAACATTGAAGACTTTTTGGAAGATTATGAGGATGCGGTAAAACGCGGCGATGTTGCCAAGGAAAAAGAAATAGAAAAAATACTTTTACGTACGGGACACATTAGTGATAGATATTATGGCGATTTGCAGGCAATAAAACGAAAAGTAGGAGACGCCCAAGCGCGCCCACAATGGTCAGGCGATCATGACTTGGGAGGATAATATGAAGCTTATAATGGAAAATTGGCGCAAGCATGTATTAGAACAATCGTATATGAAGGACACTGGTATACAATATACCGCACTAGTGTTGGACAATCCTGCCGCTTTGGTTTCGAATCTTAAGGAGCAAGGCGTCGAAATTCCGGAAGAATGGCTCGGGCTTGATCTGCCGCTAGAAGAAAAGCTTCCTCATCATAAGAAAAACGAGGATCTTCCTCATCATATGACAATTCTTTCTCCGAGGGATCAAAAAATTCGATATCCGTCAGAACTTTTGAATCAGCCGGGCGGAGCAACCGTAACAGGCTGGGCAATTGATGACAGAGTGTTAGCTGTCACTGTCAAGACTGACTTGCCTACAAAACAAGATATTCCTCATATTACGATTGCTCTATCTCCAACTGGGAAGGCATCTGACTCAAATGATCTTTTGGCTTCCGGGGCCCCAAATAAGTTGAACCAGTTCCCTGTGAGCGGATCTATAAAGGAAATAACATAAATGAAATTAATAATGGAAAATTGGAATAGATATTTAAAGGAGCAGGAAACTCCATTAAATTTATTTGTTCTTGTTGGACCCCCATCTGTCGGCAAATCCAGTTGGATAAACGATACGTTTATTGATAAGGAACCATATATTATCAATAGAGAACTGTTACAGAAATTGGCAAACTCAGGGGAGGCTAGATGAAAGAAGAACCACAAATATTCACTAGAAAACAAGAACCAGAACAAGGAGATAGATAATGCCAAAATTTTATGGACAAAACAAAAAGAGAATAGACCCAAGATATTTCTTAGAAGAAACAAAATATAGAGACACTCTTGCTTCAAAAAGCCGCGAGGAGCTTGTGGCAATGGCTGGCGTCATATTGTTAAAAGCTGGTGATGACGGTCCCGTGGTAGCACTTGATAAAGGAATTATTACACGCGAAGAAGATGATATGCTTCAACATCTACGTAAAGTATTGGGATTCGGCGTTCAATCACATTCAGATGTAGATCCTGACCGCGCCGAGTTTGGTCCGACTGGACAACATGGTCTAGGTCCTGGTTACAAACCAGGACCATCATAAGGAGAGCAACGTGAAATTAATAATGGAAATTTGGAATAGGTTTATAAATGAACATGATCAGTCGTCTTATCGCGATCCATTGGACGACCTCACCGCTGGCGAAGGACCGGAAGGACGTTGGCAGCCTGACCGTATGAAAGGATTCGAACCGTACCAATTGGCACATCTTGAAACTATTTTAAGCCAACTTCAACCAGATCTTTTAAAAAGCGCAGCAGAGGGTCACCAAGGTCGAGTTCATTTGCAGCAACACTTGGCACGCGATCTGGCTTCCGTCGGGCAAGAAGCATATGAGGCTTTGATGGCAGCAGATTACGAAGGAGCAGAAATTGTTCAGGCATTAATAGATTTAAGTTAAGGGGTTACGGGGGTGTAAAGGTATCGACAGGGTAAGGATAATAATACGTGCAAGAGGGTAAAAGATGAAAACAACAATAAAAGGCGATCAAATACGAGACAATTCAATTGACGAAAATGATATCGACGAAGACTCGATAAGAGCGTCGGAAATATCATCTGAGGCAATTACAGGACAGGGAGCATATTCCGGCGATGTCGACACTGTTAATGATAAAATTTTAATTTATGATGATAGTGCCAGTAGTCTTAAAAAGGTTTCTCCTGGAGAGATCTATCAAACAACCTCTCCCTCTATTCGGGTAAGCAATGGGCAATCAACTGCTGAAAATCGCTGGATTAAGATAGCGAGAACTTCCGTAGCGGGAGATGGTTGGCAAACCAACGTAACAACCTTGTTGGTCACAATCACAGCATCGGAATATAGAGATGCCGAATCTTTTGATGGGTCTTTTTTAATTCAAGCAAAGTTTTCCGCGAAAGATTCATCCCCATATTATTACAGTTTTGGTACGCAAATAACCTGCGAACCATTAAATGCTGATGATATATCTGGATTTGACCCCACTAGTGATCTTGCAATTACGTTACAGGATCAGGATGCGAATTTGATGGAAATATGGATTAAAGCTCCAACCCAATACAAGGAAGTCTTCGCAGCTCATGTGGGTGGGACAAATTTGTTAGATTTTTATGCAGTCGACCCATCTGCCGTTATACAGACAAGTCAATCATGGTCGACATCGCTAACTAGTTTGGGTACTGAAATATATGGAACATGGGCTTCGAAAGTAACTTCAGGCTTAACAGTCATCGGCGACGATCCAAGAATTAAAATCGATGGTATTACAGACAGTCACCCAGGTCTTGAATTTTATGAGAACGGTACCAGAAAGTGGATTATCTTTAACAACTACGGTGACGACAGTCTTGATTTCAAGACCAACTCCGACACACGAATGGTTATAAATCAAGACGGAACTGTGGGAATCGGAACACAATCACCCGCAACGGAACTTCATATCAATGGTGCCCTCACATTAAGTGAAAAGTCTTCTGACCCATCTAACCCATCGGAAGGTCAGTCTGTTTTATGGATGTCTGACGGTACTGGTACTGGCGATGACGGAGATATTCTAATGAAGATCACGGCCGGCGGAAATACAAAGACTGTTACACTAGTTGATTTTAGCGCATCCTAGGTCGTTATCCATCACCAAATTTTCTTATTTTGAATACTACTTATTATTATGCTATAATTAAAAAACTATGGGGGTGACTTGGAATCGACAGGGTAAGGATAATAATACGTGCAAGGCTGTGTGAGTAGGCACAGTAAAACTACTCAAAAACATAAACGCCAATAATGACGTTGAAATAGACGATTTCGCGATTGCCGCTTAATCTTCCCGGGTTTCCGATGACCTGGTTACCAAATATCGGATTTACACATACACACACAAGGAGAAATATTATGAGTAATAAAGAATCAGGATACGGAATTAGAGCAGATTTGCTCACGCTTGCAAGGGACATTCTCTCTGAGAATTTTCATAGCAGGCTTGAAGCCGCTGATGATAAGTCGTCTGTGGATGGTTTCACCACGGAAGACGTAGTTCGAGAAGCCGAAAAGCTTTACACTTTTGTTGTAAATCGCTAACCTTGTAAATCGCGTATTATTTGAGATGTTCTGGACGCGGGAGTCGGAGCCCGCCACCTCCACCAACTTTTCTTTTTTTTCTCTTGTTGAGACCTATTTAAAGTATGAAACTTATAATGGAAAGTTGGCGGCAGTATTTAAATGAATCACCGGACAAGACTTATTACTGGCAGACTAGAGGTCCATGGAAAAGCGAAAGTCAAATTGAATTTGGCGTTACCCATGTTCCCAAAGCGCGACCTAGACCTCAAACCAGAATTGAACAAATATTCGAGGAAGTTAGAAAAAATCAATTTCCTAGTAGACCATCCCGTTTGAACTGCGTTTATTTGTGTGAGAACCTTAAAGGTTGGGAAGGGAAAAGCTTCTGTAGTTATCCCCCTCACAGTGATGGTGAAACCTACGAAGTAAAGCTTCGCGGAAACTATAACTTGTTTAAGACAAATTCAGAATATTGGACAGAGGCTGAGGTGGCGTACACTCGCAATAAAAGAGAAGATGATGTAGAAAGATGGGCAAAGTCATATTGGGGCGGCGGCGGAATGCCAACGTTTACAGAAATACTGGTCAGCCCACCCGAATCAGCGATAATCATTAGGAAATATGGAAAACCAGAAGAGGAAGATACAGATATCGACAACGATGGTGATACTGACATTGAAGATGTTTTAGCAGTTGCTCAAGCTGCTGCCACACAGGGCACAACCGAAGGAGGCAAGTGGAGTAAGTTTTATCCGAGACAAAAGGTTGACATTTACTTCTAAATGGAGTATAATTGTCTCATTTGAATCCTCGCCAAACAAAGAAGGAGAAGAAAGTGACTAACATGTTTGACCCATACAAGTATCCAAACTGTATCGATCTAGACGTAAAGTGCGAACACGAGTTCCTGACAATTCGAGAAAACTATTCACGAACGGATTGGGTTCCAGAGGCGTATCACGGACAGAAGGGAAAGGTGATCAAATCAGTATTTCCAAAGGCGTTCATTACGGGATCGGCATCATTCCTCTTAGAATTTGAGAACGAGGAGAGGATGTGGATATCAAGCCTATCAGTTCAGGAATACATGTTTCCGTGGGAGAAAAAAAGAAAATGACTCCCGCCACCTCCACCAACTTTTCTCTTTTTGGAGACTATTTAATATATGAAACTCATAATGGAAAATTGGAGAAGCTTTTTAACCGACGGCATCGCAACAGATCCTCGTATCCAAACAGCCATAGATAATCTTTTCGAAATGAGAAAGTTGGGAATCCACCTACAGCAATTCAATGAGGACGTTACAGTAAAATATATTCACCTCGAAGGAAGGGAGCGGGGATTTATATCTCCGGTTGAAGGATATATTAATATTGAAAAAAGAAAATACTATGCTGGACAATGTTTAGACGGCTGGACAGTAGAAAGGGCATTTGTTGAAAAAGGTTGGGGTCCGCTATTATACGAGATCGCGATTGAATGGGCATCCAGAAACGGCGGAGGATTAACTCCTGACAGGCAGTCAGTTTCCGATGATGCAAAAAAGGTTTGGTATAAATATGAATCTAGATCGGACATAATAAAAACACAACTTGATGCCCGTAAGGATGACGGATTAAAACAACTGACACCAGATGATCCGTCTGACGATTGCAACCAATATATGTCCGTTCAAGATGTATATCCAGATGATTGGACGACTTCTCCATTATCTAAAATGTACAGCAAAAATAATCTAGAAGTAATAACACATTTGTTAATATCAAAGAAATTAATATTTAATGATAAGAGGTAATATATTATGAAACTCATAATGGAAAACTGGCGACATCACTTAAAAGAACAAGGCGATTCTTTTAAATGCCCTCACGGAATGTTCGTTTCTGTAATGCTGCCACCCACTAAGCGTGAAATTGTTATACTGCCAACTAATAACGAAGGTCCGACTGCTTTTTACAGAAGCACCGGATCCGGAACTGCAGGAAGAAATACAGAAGATATGTGGTTACCTATGGGTGGAGTTGGACAACATAATGGCGATCCTTGGATCATAAAACTACCTTCTAGTCACCCACAAGCGAAAGGCTCTAAATTCCCCAAAGAAGAATCAGAGTTTTGGAAAATTGGAAAGGAACTGGCTCGCTGTTACGAAAGAAACCCGTTCAAGTCCAAGGATTGGACAGGATATCTTACAAAATTTGAACTCCCTTCCTATGAACAGGTGGAGGAATACGCAGGTATTTTCCGAATTACTTATGGCGCAATGATTGTCAACCACTGGTTGAATAGTAAGGGTGCGCTAAAAACAGATTGGCAGTCTGGAGGGATATACGGGTCTGTTAACCATCCGGTATCTGGGGTGGAAAAAGGCTCTGGATATACCACTGACCTCGCAGGGTTAACTGTAAGAGATATTCACAGTATGGTATGGAAAAATTCGCAAGAACAAGGCACACACAACATATGAAACTAATAATTGAAAATTGGAGGTCCTTTTTGGAAGAAGCAAGAATCCCCTTGCCAAAACTGACACCACCAGACCCTCTCCCCAAACCAATCCCCGGACGTCCAGATATGCCTGGCAGAAAACCGTCACACCAAAGCGACCATCCAGAACAAAGTGGCAAGCCAAAGACAGTGAAAATAGACGTTGACCCCGAAAACCCAGATATTACAAGGGCACTTGAAATCGCAGATTCTGATTTGCCAGTAAGAAGGTTAAAGGGCGTAGAAGAATTGCTTGACATATTCAAAGAAGTACCTGAGAATAATCAATTGGCTCTATTTCAAACAGTGGGTTCCGTAATTGAAAAAGTAGAAAGCGACCCCGGAATTATTATATCTCCGAGATTACAATCTAAAATAGATGATTTTAAGAGACTGAAAAAAGAAAGAGATGATTTAGAATCTTCTCCAACAGTGGCTCAGTATGCAAATACTCTGGACATGACGGAAACAATAGAAAATTTAGAATCAATATTGGAATCAATCTTAGGTGGAAAAGATCTTATAAAATAAACTACTTATAATTAAGAGAGGGTCCCTCTATGTCCAAAAAGAAAGTTCAATTAAGTGATATAAATTGGGGTAATGCACAAACTGGATCTTTAGCCGGTCAAGAAAGTCATTTAGGTCTTAGCAGAGAAGGGATGATCATATTATCATCTGTGGGCGGATCTAGCATTACTACACCGGCATCCAGCACAGATAATGCAATAGTTAGATTTAGCGGCACTGGTGGTTCGACTATTCAAGATTCTTCAGCAACGATAAGTGATGCTGGAATACTTTCTGCGTCCGCAATGACAGTAAGTAGTATTACAGTTGGTGCTTTATCTGGATCTGGTTTGATAAGAGGACACGCCCTTAGCGGTTCTAGTGTCACTGGGCACCTTGTTTCTGGATCTAGTGCTACATTTCACGAAGCAATAATAACCAGATTAAGTGCAAGTTCAATGCATATCGGAACAAATGACGCTGGTGCAGATAGACAAATAACTTTTGGAGACACCGGAACAGCAAAGACGGTCATCGGCGTCGATAACAGCTTAAACGAATTTGTTATTTATCGTAATAAATCGTTAATTCCAAGCTCGCAGCCATCTGCCGGTCCCGACTTCACTATCCAAAGTAGCGAAGTTAACATAGGTAACGGCAACGCTTTGAGAATCGGTGGTGAAGCTTCAGCAACAGATGGAACAGATAGAATCATCAGTTTCAATCACGCCACCGCACCAACTTACATGGGCATAGATGACTCTCAGGATGCTTTTGTAATTTCGATTGGAGGAGCTTTTGCTTCTACAAACGCATTCGAGCTTCACACGTCTGGTGAGATACAACTTGGAAAAGGTAAGCTCCAAGTAGATGGCACTGGCGGCGGCTATACCAACGGGACTTATGGTGGGACTAACACACTAGGACTTTTCCATGATGCAAGTGATGGTAACAACGGCATAATGATAACTAGGGTCGATCACTCAACAAGTGACGGCGATTTGCTGGGAGGCATCGGCTTTGATTCGACGGATTGGAAATCACCGAGTAGTATTTTGGAGGCATCAGCATTTATTGCAGCATATGCTGCAGAAGCTCATGGTGCTGAAGACAAGGGCGGTGATTTAGTATTTGGCACTTCGATGATTAATGATGACGATGATACTGCTTCTCATGAATGGATGAGAATAACTCACGAAGGAAGGGTTGGAATTGGTGTCTCTGGTTCTTCTGCGGGTACACCCGATAATAGGTTACATGTGTCTAGTCCAAATGGAACTGGAAAATCGACTATGAAGCTAGAACAACTAGACCCAGAAGAACCGTTTATTCATTTTTCAGGCAGTACAGCAAGTGACCAAACAAAGAGTCTTTCGACAGATACGTCCGTTGGAGCGTTGACTGGTCATGTTAGAGTTAGCATTAATGGAACCGATTATTGGATTCCTTATTATGCCGCTAATTAAATTAGGAGAATATAAAAATGAAAGTATGGATTCACGAAAAAGGACACAAAGGGCAGGAAGTTAGAAGAATACAAAAATCAATCGGAGGTTTAGTTGTAGACGGCGATTATGGAAAAAAGACAGTACAGGCAGTAAAAGACTATCAGTCTGATAACTCTTTGTCAGTAGATGGCAGAGTTGGTCCTGAGACTAGAACATCTTTGGGAATAGAAATTTATCCAGGTATTGATGTTAGCCATCACCAAGGTATGATTGATTGGGACACTGTAAAAACAACAGGGTTAGCGGATTTCTGTTGGGTAAAAGCGACAGAGGGAAACACTTATCTAGATCCGAAGGCGAAGAGAAACATATCGGAGTGCCGACGAGTGGGTATACCGGTTGGTGCCTATCATTTCGCCCGGCCGGATCTTCATTTGGACCCTTATAAAGAGGTTAAAAATTTTGCCAAACATTGCCCTACAGATGTGGGAGATTTAAGACCAGTTTTGGATTTTGAAAGAAATGGAGACCACGATGCCGCGTCTATCCACAATTGGGTAGTTGAGTTTTTAAAAGAAATAGAAAAGGAAACAGGCATACGTCCAGTGATTTATACTGGAGGGAACATGGTCAAATATGGATTAAATAAGAACACTTCAATTTTAGATACGTATACATTGTGGCACGCTGCTTATAGTAGAAAATCTAGAGTAACCGGAATAAAAAAGGATAGATTAGGGTCTTGGAAAGAGTGGAGAGTTTGGCAATGGACAGGGTATGAACAGATTGACGGAGTATCTGGCGATATTGATAGAAATTGGCTCGTCGGCGGACAATCTGGCTTTGATGAAATTTTAATTAAATAAAGTTCTTGACTTAATTAATTTATGATGGTATTATTACGTTTGAGGTAATAAAAATGTCTAATTACGTAATTACTTTTTATAATAGAGAGAAAAAAGAATGGAGGTCTCAAGATGTTATGAGGCTGACCTTTTCTGAGGCTGTGATGTTTGCAAACAAGCAAAGAAATAACATGGGATTTGATTGGGAGATTTCTTGTGTGGCGAAAACAAACAAGGATAAATAAGCTAATTTAATGAGCGGAAGTGTTATAAATGATTCGTATTATAGGCAAAATACCTCCAAAAGTGACCGTTGCGTGTTCTGGAGGAGTCGACTCAATGTCGGTAGTGCGCTTTCTTTTGAATGGGAAAAGAAAGGTGCGGCTTGCTTATTTTAATCACGATACCTCCCACTCAAAAGAATCAGAACACTTTGTTAGAAGCTTTGCAGCAAAAAATAAACTAATATTAACAGTTGGGAGAGTTAAAGGAATAAAGGAAAGGTCTTCTTCTTTAGAAGAATTCTGGAGAAAAGAAAGATATAATTTTCTAGACTCATTGAATGAGAGGAATGTTATAACATGCCATCATTTAGATGATGTTGTTGAGACATGGTTGTTTAGTTCTTTTCACGGTAATCCAAAAATGATACCATACAAAAGAGGGGACAGGATCTATAGACCATTCCTTATGACTGAAAAGAAGGAAATACTAAATTATGCGGAAAGACAAGATGTTGAGTGGATCGAAGACCCGTCGAATCGTATGACAAAAAATATAATGAGAAACCACATTAGGCATAATGTCATGCCGGAAGTGTTAAAAGTAAATCCTGGCATAAGAAAGACAATTCGTAAAAAATTAATTGAAATTTATAAAGATTATTGAGTATAATGATAAATACGGGCCTCTAGCTCAATAGGTTAGAGCATCCGGCTCATAACCGGCAGGTTCTCGGTTCAAGTCCGAGGTGGCCCACTAAAATAGGAGAAACGATGAGAAGTTATCAATGGGGTCTAGAAGAAGAAAAGGGAGAAGTCATAAAGAAGGTTTCTTCGCCGAAGGAAAATAACGACAGCGATGACTTTAATGTTGTCGAATATTCAGGAAATAATATTTTCTTTTATTCTTCTGTCAATCGTCCGAAGATATTAAAGTTAAATAAGGCGATAACAAATTTGGGGAATAATTTAGCAACTCGTGCGTTTGTATATCAATCAGAAAAAGCAGATTCTATAAGGCTCCACATCAACAGTTATGGTGGTAGTGTTTTTGCTGGATTATCTGCCGTTGATTACATATTGACATCGAAAGTTCCTGTAGAAACGATCATTGAAGGGTGCGCAGCAAGTGCCGCAACTCTAATAAGTGTCGTGGGCAGTAAAAGATATATGCATCGTAACGCATGTATGCTAGTACATCAGTTGTCCGGACACTTATGGGGCAAGTTTCAGGATATGCAAGATGACATGCAGAATTCTGAAATGTTAATGAAAAAGATAAAAAATATTTATAGACAATACACTAAGATACCAGAAGAAAAGATGGATGAAATTTTAAAACATGATATATGGTGGGATTCAGAACAATGTTTAGAATACGGTCTTATAGACGAGATTATTTAGAACGAGAAAAAGCATAAATGCCTATTTATAGATATAAGTGTACGAATTGTGAACATGAATTTGAATCTTTGCAGACAATGAAGGAGGAGCCTTTAAGAAAGTGTATTAAGTGTTTACACGACGATACTCTGGAGAAATGCATAAGTATTACAAGCTTTCGCTTGTTGGGAAAAGGATGGTTTAAAGATGACTACAATAAAAAATAGATCGATAACTTCTAGCGAATCATTAAAATTCTTAAAAGAAAAGCTTAGTGATTTAAAATACCTAGGGGTTAAGTGGGACAATCACAAGAAGACTCCCAGAACGAGGGACACATATCAAGTAACTATAGACAAAATTTCTGACGCTGCCATCGGGCGTTTAATCGAAAGTGATCATATAAAAGACGTTTATTATAATCCATCTATGGCACCTCAAGGATCGGGATATGGAATAGATCTTAGATATCGCCTGTATGTGTGTTACGAAAAGATTCCAATTAAAGGTATAAAATAATATGAAAGATAGAAGAAAAAGAATTGAGTTTCTTAAAATTGAAATAGAGAAATTAGAATTAGAAATTACCAATGCAGAAAGTTTTGGTAAAATGCACTTTGCGTCTAGGTTGCGCCTCATTCAAGAAAGAAAAAATAACATTTTAAATTCTTGGATTTTAAATTCCTAAAGATCCATTTTTAAAAATTTTTTAAATCCTTTATTTATAAAGTCTGCCGTTGCTTTATAACTAGAAGATAGTGTAACAATGTTAAACCTTGGATGCGTTGCAAAAAGAATTCCAATCAATCTCATTTGGCTATTAAAAATACCACTTCCGGAGCTGCCGCCGACAGCTGGTAACGTGACCATTGCATTATCTGATTCTGGTATTGGACCGCTATATCTTCCTTCAAATATGGGCATTGTTGGAGGATGAAAGATACCGGCCGGTGCCGAAAGGGCGAATACTTTATCTCCAACTTTTGGACCGGTTGTTGCAAGTAAGACACCTTTAGTATACAATCCTTTTGAGAACAGGAGACACAGATCTCTTTTATTCCCAACACCGTTAACTGAATATATAACTTTAGCACTTCTTAATTCATTATATATATTCCTAACGTGCATTGAGATTTGGTATTTTTTAATCTCTGCAGCTGCAGCGGCACTTAAAGAAGATTGGCAAACGTGCCCGGCAGTAAGCAGCAGGGATCCCTTTCTAGCTATCCCTATAGAAACGCCCGATCCAGCTGAGACAAAAGAGTCTCCTTTTTTGCATATAGTGTTGGTTTTTTTTCGACATTCTAAAACTTTTAGAGTTTTGTAAATTTTAACAAAAGCTTTTGTAGGAACAGCGACATGTCCAATTGTCTCTGTTTGAATTGTGGTTTCTTTATCTGTCGCATATCTCTCTATGAGGTCCTGTGATCCCCCACAAGATAAAAATAATATGGGGATCAACAACATCAGTCTATTTCGCATATTGTCTCCTATATATTAAGTATAAATAAAAGAATATTTTTTTTTAATTAAAAAGGAAAACACAATGAAAGAGTACGCTATAGCTGTTATTTTAATGTCATCGCCCCCGGTGGTGAGCAATACGAACGAACAACTCGTCTTAGACGGCAAGAATCAAGAGTCAGTTGTTTCAAAATATATGAAGCCAATATCTTCGTATCAAAAAATCAACCCAGGAAAAAGAAGTCAAAGTGCCGCGTTTTCTAACTTTACTTACACTACTCTCCCTACTAGTTGGGTAAAAGTTAAGAGATAGCATATTTATTATAGGTGGAAGTGAGCAAAGATAAATTGTCAAAAACATACGTCCTCGATACTAATGTATACCTAACAGATTCTAAATCTCTAGAATCATTTGGAGAAGATAACATCATTATCCCGCTCAAGGTGCTGGACGAAGTGGATAAGCATAAAAAACGTCAAGACCCCGTCGGCGTCCATGCTAGAAATATAATAAGAAAATTAGACAAACTTAGGGAACACGGCAATCTCCACCAGGGTGTAAAAATAGGAGATGGAAAGGGAATAGTGTTTGCAAAAAGTTATGATCCATTCGCTCTTCCTGATGACCTAGATTTAGAAAATGCAGATAATCAAATAATTGCAACAGCACTTTCGGAAAAAAACAATAATCCCGACAGAGATATAATTGTAGTTTCCCGCGATATTAATATGAGAGTTAAGTGTGACTCTTTGGGGCTGGAGTGCGAAGATTATAATATAGAACAGGTAGTGGAGGATATAAGTGGGTTATATACAGGGTTTAAAACGCACCTAGTGGATGACCAAATAATAGACAATGTTTATAATGACAACCCAGTATATCTTGACGAAGATGAAATAAAGGTTAACCCTAATCAGTTTGTGATGTTGGTGTCTAGTTCTAACGAGAAAAAAACTGCTCTGGTAAGATTTCTATCTTATGAACAGCCACTTAAGAAAGTTAGAACATTTACAAAAGGAAAAGTATGGGGACTTAAGCCCAGAAATAAGGAGCAATCTTTTGCTCTAGATTTATTGATGGACCCGCAAGTTCCAGTGGTATCTTTAATAGGCAAAGCGGGGTCAGGCAAAACTTTGTTGGCACTAGCATCTGCCTTGCACCAAACGTTCGGGGAGGTGGCTAACGACCGCATGTATAATAGAATTGTTGTTACTAAGCCCGTCGAGCCAGTAGGCAAGGATATCGGATTTTTGCCTGGCACAATGGAGGAGAAAATGATGCCATGGCTGGCTCCAATACAAGATAATTTACAATTTCTTTTCGGAAATGATAAAATGACTCTAGAGATGCACATGGAAGAGGGTCGCATCGAGGTTGAAGCCATGACTTATATAAGGGGCAGGTCGATTTCAAATGCTTTCATCATAATAGACGAAGCTCAGAATATGAATCGTCATGAAATCAAGACTGTTTTGACAAGAGTGGGAGAGGGAACAAAAATAATTTTAACAGGAGATATAGAACAGATCGATAATGTCTATATTGACGGAACAAACAATGGACTCTCGTACATCGTGGAAAAATTTAAAGATCAAGATATTGCTGGACACATAACCCTGTTTAAGGGAGAAAGGTCCAAAGTTGCAACTGTAGCAGCTAAACTATTATAACAAAGGAGTTAAAATGAAAGTTGAGTTTACAGATAACAGTGAGTTAGAAGAAGGTGGAACCATCAAGGAAAATGTAGAACCGACCACCGAAATGAAAAGTTGGATGGTCAACTATGTTGGAGAAAAGACCAATCCGGAAGATGATCAAGTAACGGTTGAAATGATCGTAGAAACCATGGCAAAAGAATTTCCAGAATTTCTTATGGCCATCGCAGAAGAAAATTGGATAAGAGGATATCATCAGGCACTTGAAGATGTCACGGAAGGAGAGAGATTGCAGAGAGAGTCATCTTTGGTCTCCTCCGACAAAGAGGAAGAAGTTGATTGAAAACTACATAAAGGAAACTAATAAAAAATCCAGACAAGCATCGGGAGAAGATCAGTTTGGGTCTATTCAAGTAATAATGAAAGATCATTTTAGTACAAGAAATATTGATCTAGATGTTGTTCTTGGTGAAGTATCTAGCAAGGTCCCTCCTGCGTATCTGGAGTATATTGATTATATTATGATTGGACACTTTGAAGAGTTAACTAAAAAAAGTGTCAATGCGGCTTATATGGACGGAGCGATATATGTCACCAATGAACAAGATGATGAGAGCGACATGATAGATGACCTTGTTCATGAAATCGCCCACGCCGTCGAGGAAAACAACTTTATAGAGATATATTCTGATGGTAACTTGGAATCGGAGTTTTTGTCCAAGAGGGAGAGATTATATCACTTGTTAGAATCGGAAAAGGACTTAGATATAGAATATCAAGATTTTAAAAATCCCGAATATTCTAAAGAATTTGATGAGGTGCTGTTTTATCAAATTGGATACCCACTTCTAGCCGCGATAAGTGTTAATCTTTTTTATTCTCCATATGCGGCAACTTCCCTGAGAGAATACTTCGCCAGTGGGTTCGAGACTTTTTACAACAAAAAAGATTTTAATAGATTAGCATCTATTAGTCCGATTTTGTTTGACAAACTAGAAAAATTAAACTATAATAAGGAGAAAGAATATGGAATTTAAGATAATTGAAAATACTTTGAATAGAGTAAAAGTATCGGTTAAAATAATAAAGAGATCGTTAGCTGTAGATCCAAACACACACGTCGATACACAAGACGTTGCAGACTTCCTCAAGAGGGAGGGTGTAGACTTTGCCAATTGCATTGGGGAAACGGTGTTGGATAATTATAGTGACAATCCAAAGTTGGAAGGTGAGTGGGTTTTCAACAAGAATGTGCAAGTCCCCACTCAAAAGAAAAGGAAGACAAATGTCCCAGTTGCAACAGGCACAACAAAGAGAAGAAGAAAGCCTAAAACAAAGACCGAACCTCAAAAAAATCAGCTTCTCAGAACTGAAAATATGGAATGAGTGTCCATTCAAACATAAGTTAATTTATCTAGATGGGATAAAGAAGTTTAAGGGCAATGAATACACTGCATTTGGCACCGCCATTCATCACGTTTGCGAATTAAAAGTACAAGATTCCACTATCAACGGTGAAGACTCTTTTAAGAAAAAATTCGTAGAAGAAATTAAAAATCTAGAATTAGAAGAAATTAATAAAAAATTAGTTGTAGAAATGGTAGAACAAGGAAAGAACTTAGTAAAATATATTCTTCCCGAGCTAGAGAGAACCTTCGAAAAATACGAAGTGGTCTCGGTGGAGGAGCAAATTTTTGAAGGGATTACCGAGTTTGAAACAGATTTTAATTTTAAAGGATTCATTGATCTGGTAATTAAGACACCAGACGACAGATATCATGTAATAGATTGGAAAACGTGCTCTTGGGGTTGGGACGCGCAAAGGAAATCGGAAAAGATGACAGTATATCAATTGAGCTTTTACAAGAATTATTTTTGTAAAAAACACAATATCGATCCGGATAATGTAGATACCTATTTTGCCCTTTTGAAGAGGACAGCTAAAAAAAACAACGCTGAAATATTCAAGGTCACGAATGGCAAAAAGAGGGTAGCAAACGCCGTAGACTTATTATATCGAGCATTAACACATATTAATAGTAAAAATTACATTAAAAATAAGCTATCATGTAAAAGATGTGAATTCTATAAATCTTCTCACTGCCCATAAAGGAAACAACTATGAAAAAAATTAAAGTCTTTATTATTTCAGACAGTCCACTTGCCCCTTCCGGGGTAGCTGGACAAACAAGATATATGATCGAGGGTTTGTTGCAAACTGGTAGGTTTAAATTTGTTTGTTTCGGCGGTGCAATAAAGCATGCTGATTACAAACCAATTACAACGGAAGAATATGGCGATGACTGGGTGATACACCCTATTGACGGATACGGCAATCAAGAGTCAGTTAGAACGCTATTGCAACAAGAAAAGCCAGATATAATGTGGATTATGACGGACCCGCGCTTTTGGCCATGGCTGTGGGAGATTGAGAACGAAGTAAGATCTGTCGTCCCGCTTGTATATTATCACGTATGGGATAACTTTCCTGCTCCAAAATTTAACAGAGACTTTTACATGTCTAATGATTTAATAGCTACGATAAGTAAGCTAACAGACGAGATCGTTGCCGAAGTAGCACCAGAGGTGCAAAGACTTAGGATTCCTCACACAACCAACGTACATGTATTCAAGAGATTACCCGATGAAGAAATAAAAGATTTTAGAAGAAAAAACAAATTAGCATATAAGAAAAACGGAGATCCAAAGACACTCTTCTTTTGGAACAATAGAAATGCCAGAAGAAAGCAGTCCGGCACTGTTCTTTGGTGGTTCTCTGAATTCCTAGAAAAGGTTGGAAAAGATAATGCCGCTATCATTATGCATACAGAACCAAAAGATCCAAATGGTCAAGATTTGGAGGCGATCATTGCGGAGACAAATATGGTTGACGGTCAGGCATTATTATCTGTTAACAAGCTCACCTTGAGTGATCTTGCAATGCTCTACAACGTTTGTGATTGCACAATTAATATTTCAGATGCTGAAGGCTTTGGGCTGGCAACGCTGGAGTCTTTATCCTGTGAAACTCCGATAATTGTTAACATGACAGGAGGTCTCCAGGAGCAAGTCACAGACGGTGAAAATTGGTTTGGAATAGGGCTCGAACCAAAATCTAAATCAATTATAGGGTCTCAGCAAGTGCCCTATATTTACGAGGATAGAATTTCTAAAGAAGATTTTATAAATGCTTTAGAAAAAATCTACAACATGACAGAGGAAGACAGAAGAGCATTGGGCGCAGCTGGCCGTCAACATGTGTTAAATAATTATGGATTTGACAGCTATATTGATACTTGGGACGAAACTTTAACAAGAATCCATGAAGAGGGCGGCTCGTGGGAAACTAGGAAACATAAAGCTTGGGATATGGTGGAAATAAAATGAAGTATAAAGTTATTGTAGAAGGACCGGCACTAACACAATCCGGATATGGGGAACATACGAGGTTAGTATTGAGATCATTGCGTGCGAGAGAAGATCTTTTAGATGTCTACCTGTCTCCCTTAAATTGGGGAACCACTTCGTGGATTCTAGGAAATTCAGAAGAGAGGGAGTGGATGTCCACTTTACAACAAAAGCTGGAAGCCCTTCCAGAAAATGAAAGAAAATTTGATTTTCACATAAGGGTTGGGATTCCAAACGAGTTTAATAGACTGGCACCGTATGCTGTTACGGTCACTGCTGGTATCGAAACAACAAAGGTTGCTCCCAAGTGGATTGAAAAAAGTCATGAAATGGACAGGCTAGTTGTTCCTTCCGAATTTGCTAAGTGGGTTTTTGAAAATACAAAGTACGAAGTCCAAGATGAGAATGGAACAAAGACTCTTTTAGGGTGTGGGTCTCCTGTGGATGTTGTGCCTTATCCAGTAGGGAGTCTGGAAAAAGATGAGAATTTTAAGTTAGACCTAGAAACAGACTTTAACTATCTTATGGTGGCACAGTGGTCAATTAGGAAAAATCTTGAGAACACTTTAAGATGGTTTATCGAAGAATTCAAGAATGAAGACGTTGGATTGGTTATAAAAACAAACACTGCTAAGAATAGTTATATGGACAAGTCCTTTACTAAGAAAAAGTTAGAAATGTTTTTGGGCCAAAAGGAATTTCGAGATCGAAAATGCAGAATATATTTTTTGCACGGAGATATGACCCGCGAAGAACTCAATTCCTTGTACACCCATCCAAAGATCAAGGCAATAATCAGTGCAACTCACGGCGAAGGTTTTGGGCTACCCTTATTCGAAGCGGCTTGTAACGGACTTCCTGTCCTTGCTACTGGATGGAGCGGTCATTTAGATTTTCTTTATGCTCCTGTAAAAACAAAGGGGAAGGGCGGCAAGCCGAAGAAAAAAGCCCTTTTCGCGAGAGTTGATTATGTTTTAGCACCTGTGCAAAAAGAAGCCATCTGGAAGGACATACTTCCCGAAGGATCTATGTGGTCTTACCCCAATAAAGTTGATTTTAAGAAAAAACTCCGAGCACTTCACACCAACAATGGGGTATATGTGTCCTGGGCTAAAAAACTTAAAACACATATACTTAAGAATTATTCGGAAGAAGAGGTGCTGAAAAATATGTTGGCGGCTGTAATCCCCCAAACCATATTAAACCCACCAGAATATGTTTATGTTAGTGACGCCTTCGCAGGACAATATCAAGGCGGTGCTGAAATGAGCTTGCAAACCATAATTGAGAATTCTCCATCTAAGCAGATCGGAGCGATAAACTCTAATCTCTTGAATGAGAAGCTCATTTCAGATAATAAAAAAGCAAAATGGATTTTTGGTAATATCGCGAATATGTCTCCTGAAATTTTTGAGTTGATTCAAAAACATGAGATTGAATATTCATTTATTGAATTTGATTATAAATTTTGCAAACATCGCAATCCTCTTTTATACGAGATGGTTGAAGGCGAAAAGTGCGACTATGGTGAAACGGAACAGGGTGGAAGGATAAAAAGATTTGTTGAAAATGCTAAATCTATATTTTTCATGTCAGAAAAACAGAAACAAATTTATCTTGAATCGATAAACATTGCCGATTCCGGAAAGGTGCATGTTTTGTCCTCGTTGTTTGGAAAAGAGTTCTTCGAGGTTGTGGAATCTTTCAGAGAACAAGCAAAGGGAAGAAAGAAGGGCAATTGGGTGGTTTTGGGATCCGATAGTTGGGTCAAGGGTGCTCAAGAGTCTGAAGAGTGGTGTAAGAAAAACAATCTAGAATACGAAGTATTGTGGGGATTAAAACCGATACAATTTCTAGAAAAGTTGGCTCTATCTAAGGGCGTGTGTTTCAAGCCAGGAGGATTAGACACGTGTCCTAGATTTATAATTGAGGCAAAGTTGCTAGGGTGTGAACTGGAATTAAATGAGAACGTTCAACACCGCGAAGAAGAATGGTTTAACAAAGATCATGAGGAAATCGTAGAATATCTCAAATCTAGACCGTCTTATTTTTGGGAGAACGCATTTTGTTAAACGAAGAAGAATGTTTGATAGAAAATCACTTCACCATAGTAATACTTTCCTATAACAATGAGAAGTGGATTGAAAAAAATGTAAATTCTGCTATTAAGCAAGAATATGATAAATTTGATATTCGGTTTATAAATGATGCGTCAATTGATAAAACGGGCAAATTAGCAGAGAAGTTATTTAAAGAGTGGAGAGCAGGACCAAATGAAGATAGAAAGTTGTCCGTTGTGCATAACACTGATAATACTCGTGCCCTCCCTAATCTTGTCTCTGCAGTCAATTGCGCCCGTCCAGACTCCATTATAGTGGCTCTGGATGGTGATGATTGGTTGGCAAATAGATATGTGTTACAACATCTCAATGAGGTGTATCAAGATCCAAATGCTTGGATTACTGCTGGCTCTTACATCGAAAGCGTCGACGGGACGGTGGTTAGACCACGAGTGACAGATGATTATTGGACGGGGAATATACGCCACAAGGAGTGGACCTTTTCTCACTTGAGAACATTTAGAAAAGAGCTTTTTATGAGCATCAAAGAGGAAGACATGAAAGATGCCGATGGTAATTTTTATAAGTTCACTTGGGATAGAGTTATAATGTACCCAATGATTGAAATGGCCGGACCCAAACATTTTAAACCGGTAGACAAAATAACATATGTTTATAATCGAGATAATCCATTAGCTGTTGATAAGGTCCATCGAACCGATCAGCTTCGAATTGAAGCAGAACTAAAAGCAAAACAACCTTATGATAGATTAGAGGAACTTCCAATAAGTGACTACCTCTAAAAAATTCAATATTTTAATGTGCTCCCGCCCTGGAGGAGATCGCGGACCTGGTCTCACTTTTAGTCATCATGTCGATGCCCTAAATCAAGACAAATTAGAAAGATTTAATGTGGAAGAGATCTGGAATCTTAAGCAGGGTGACGATATTAGCCAGTTCGATGTATTCTGGTTTTATGCTAAAGGATTCAATCCAACTTTATATTTTAATTTAAAACAAAACTTCCCTAATAAGAAGTTTGTTTTTGGACCAAATGTTCTCTTAGATTACCCAGACATAGGCGCAGCAGATGAGTGGGATCAGTGGTTTGTGAGAGAGGTCGCGTTTGACTTGTATATCGATCAAGTTGAGTTTTACAACAATCATGTTAAGAAGTTTTTGAGAAAAGACTTGGTTCATAAAGCTGATTATCTAGATAAGTGTGTAACCTTTGATATAGACCCAGAGATTATAAACAACAAGAACATAGAATATGATTGTCTTGTTTACTCCAAAAGAAGAAGGTACGATGACAACTATTTCGATTTTCACGAAGGCATAATAGATCTTCTAGAAGAAAACGATTTATCTTATATTGAATTAACTTATGGCAGCTATAAGCGAGAAGAGTATTTTGATGCGCTCTTGAAGTCCAAGTGTTGCATTAACTTAAGTCTAGACGAGTGCCCAGGCATCGCAACATATGAGGCGATGTTTTTAGACGTTCCAGTGATTGGTTCTCCGCATAATACTCCGAGTATATTTGATCAAAACTTTTGGGTACACGATACAGATAGAATGACAGAAAAGTATCTTAAGAGAAAAGACGGATCTGCTATCCCTTATATTGAGAAAGTAAAAGAATTCTTGAATGGTGACCTTAAGCCGTCAATCTCTCCGAGAAAATATATTCTCAAGCATGCTGGTTATGAGCGATATGCAAATGACGCTTATGATTTAATGATTAAATATTGTGGGTGAAATGAAGTGGGTTTAGGTGGGTATCTAGCATGGACAGCAGTCGCCAGAGAGGTGGCAAACAAGCTCTCTGAGGGACTTAAAGTGTTACCCTGTGAGGGTGATGGCAAAAACGTTAATAAACTGCTTAGAAGTCCAGTATTCGAGAATAACCCCTATATTTACAAAAATGGAGACGGTGACGAGGCATTTCCTCTGTTTTTAAACAATCCTCAAGCAAATTATTGCAAGAATGACACACCAATTAAGGCTTATCATAGGGGCGACAAACACATAATAGAACAGATGTGTGAATTTTATGGCATTGAAAACCCCGAACTTAGGTGTGAATTATACTTTACAAACGCTGAAAAAGAAAGAGTGAACAAGCTTTTAGAGGGATTGGAGTCGAAATTCATTACTATAGAACCGTATTCAAAGATGAACTACACCAAAAACAGGTCCTACCCACTGGAAAACTGGCAAAACATAGTAGAAGCCTTAAAGGATAAGGTTCAAATAGTCCAACTAGGGACACACGCCGGACCTTTGTTGAAAAACGTTGTAGATTATAGAGGATTGACATCGTTTAGAGAGGCAACGATATTAATTGGCCATTCCGAGTTGTTCTTGAGTACAGAGGGAGGGCTAGTACATGCTGCAACCGCCGTAGACACACCTTCCGTGGTAATAATAACTGGATACCAGGACGAAAGAATGGTAGCATATCCCCAAAACATTAATATCAATATTGCAAATCACGGACCTTGTGGGCTTAAGGTAGAATGCCCTGAGTGTGTAGAAGACGCATCTAATCATGATGAAAAAGAAATTATTGACAAAGTACTAGAGTTTCTGCTATAATTCGCTTATGGCTAAAAAAACAATATTTACCAATGGGTGTTTTGATATACTTCACCGTGGCCACATCGAGCTTCTAAAGTTTTGCAAATCGTATGGTCGTGTTATCGTGGGTCTTAATAGTGACAAAAGTGTGCGAAAATTAAAGGGACCTTCCCGTCCTGTCTTCTCGGAAAACGATAGAAAATTTATGTTGGAGTCCTGCAAATACGTGGACAAGGTGCACGTCTTTGAAGAAGACACTCCCATTAACTTGATTAGTAAGCTAAAGCCGGATATAATTGTGAAAGGTGGAGATTATGAAGAAGAGGATGTCGTCGGAAAAGACGTATGTGAATCTGTTATAATCTTTAATTATTTAGATGGATATTCAACAACTGAAATCATTCAAGATATTAGTGATAGGTGATTCCTGTACGGATGTATATAACTACGGTACGTGCAATAGGATAAGTCCAGAAGCACCCGTCCCGATATTAAAGACAACCTATGTAGAAGAAAAGCCTGGGATGGCTTTGAATGTTCAGAAGAATTTAGAAGCTTTTGGGCATGAATCTATGATATTAACAAATTCCGAAGTTATAAGAAAAGAAAGGTATGTAGATCAGAAGACGATGCAACACCTCTTAAGAGTCGACATCGGAGAAGAATCACCTCTCCAACCAATGGACAAAAGACTTATTAGAACAATCAAAGATTCCGGGTTTAAATATGATTGTGTTGTAGTCTCGGATTATGATAAGGGATTTATATGCAGTGATAATTGCGAAGACATAATAAGTGCCTTGAGAGATGAAGATACTGTTGTTTTTGTTGACTCGAAGAAACAGGACCTGTCTTGTTATCAAGAGTGCATAATAAAGCTGAATGAATTTGAATATGCAAATATTGAAAAGGAACCATTCAACTCAGAAGTAATAGTGACTTTAGGGTCTCAGGGTGCCAGATGGAGAGATCAGGATTTCCCAACAGAACCGGTTAATGTATTCGATGTTTGTGGAGCGGGAGACACGTTTATGGCAGCGTTTGTCACTGCTTACATGTCTACTTTTTCTTTTCCAGAATCTATCAAATTTGCGAATAAGTGTGCAAGACTATCAGTTAAAAAGTTTGGTAATTATGTGGTATCATTAGAGGACTTGAGATGATTTATGTTTTTGATATCGATAATACAATTTGCGAGACTGTAAACAGCGATTATAAAAACAGTATACCTATAAAAGAAAGAATTGATTCAATAAATGAGTTATACGAAAATGGTCATACAATAATATTTAATACGGCTAGAGGAATGGGAAGAACTAGAGATAATATTTTACTTGTTTACGAGATGTTTTTCGAGATGACAAAAAACCAGCTGGATAGTTGGGGAGTTAAATATGATAAGTTATTTATGGGTAAGCCATCGGGCGATATTTATGTTGATGACAAGGGCATAAAAGATGACAGATTCTTCAAAATATAAACCAAAATATGTCCCAAAAGGATGGGGGCACGAGCTTTGGATAGTAAATAAAGAAGAATATTGTGGGAAACTGTTGTTTATAAAGAAAGACAAGAAATGTTCGTGGCACTTTCACAGGTTGAAGGACGAAGTGTTTTATTTGCAATCTGGAAAGTTGTTGGTAAGATATTCAGACAAGGGAGATATTAACGAGTGTAAAACGTTGATTATGAATCCGGGAGACTCTTTTCATGTTTACAGGCTTCTGAAACATCAAATGGAGGCTCTGGAGGACTCGGAGTTGTTTGAGTTCTCTACACAACATTTTGATAGCGATTCACATAGGATTATAAAAGGTGATTAAATGAAAGTAGCGAGTGCTTGGTCGGGACACGACTGTTCGTTTTGCATATTGGACAATGGCCATCCAGTTGTCCATGCAGAATATGAAAGATATATAAGAGAAAAGGAGCCAGCCGGTGATGGAGTTCAATTTATGTTCGATGAATACAAAGCTCATCGAGATATTAAATATTTTGCGACCAATTATTCTTTTTCTAAGTTAGAGAATCATCCAGAGTCTCTTAGCAAACTTAAAGGAATATTAAAGCAAAATGGAGGAGAGATATATGTCGTAGGGCACCACCAAGCTCATGCAGCAAACGCATTCTTTTCTAGCAACCATGATAAAGCCTTGATTTTTACAATGGATGGTGGCGGCTTTGAAACAGAAGACGGATTTATCACGGCTTTTACAGTCTGGGAAGGAAAAGATAACAAGATAAAGCCTGTGCATGTTTTCCCAATCCGAGATGTTAACATCGGTGGTGTTTGGACCCGCGTGACACGTTATGTCTTCGGACTGCAGTCGGGCTGGCCAAGAGGGCATCAAGCCGGAACGGTGATGGCGATGGCTTGCATGGGAGATAGTAAAAAATATTTTAAAGACTTTGACAAGATGTTGAGATCAGACTCAGCCGCCGCCTGCTTTAAACCCCACACCCAACCAAGAGGTGCCAATGTTGGAACGGACCCCAAGCACCCATATCTTTGGAAGTGGACCGAAATAGCACAAAGAGGCGAGCAAGAACAATTTGACCTAGCTGCAGGTCTTCAATCGGCTACAGAGGTGTACATGAGGGAAATAATAAAGATGTTTGTCGATAATCATCCGAATATTGAAAATCTGTGCTTTGCAGGCGGTGTTTCGTTAAACTCGGTAGTAATGGGCAAAATGTTAGACTGGTTTCCAGGCAAGAACATATATGTAACACCAACCCCTCATGATGGCGGTTTAACTCTGGGTGCAGCACAGCTTGTGTGGCACCACACTCTTGAGAACCCAAGAATCTTATGGAAGGATAACTTCACACCTTATTTGGGATGCGACCATTCAGATCTTGTTGAGAAGACTATCAACAACAGAAAAGAGGAAATAGAGTCTGTAAAAGTAACAGACGAAGAGGTCATAAGCCTTTTGGATCAGCAAAAGATTGTTGCCGTCTTTGGCGGCGGTTCGGAATCAGGACGCCGCGCCTTGGGGAATCGTAGTATTCTGGCGGATCCTAGAAGCAAGGATATGAAAGAGATTATTAATGAAAAGGTGAAGCATCGTCAATGGTTCCGACCATTTGCGCCCTCCATCTTGAGGGAAGAGGTTAGCAATTGGTTCGAAAAAGACAAGGACAGTCCATATATGAGCTTTGTGCTTCAGTTTAAAGAAGAAAAGCAAAAAGAGGTTCCAGCAGTTGTTCATTTTAATGGATCTGCGAGACTTCAGACTGTCACTGAGAACGATAACGAGTGGTATTATAACTTTATAAAAAAATGGCACGCTAAGAGCGGTGTCCCAATTCTACTTAATACGAGTTTTAACGATAGAGAACCGATCTGTGAAACCCCGGAACATGCAATAAACTGCTTTCTAGGGACAGAGATAGATTATCTCTATTTTTATGAGCAAGGTCTCTTGGTTAAAAGGAGAAATAAATGAAAATTCTAGTAACTGGTGTCCTTGGCGTGATAGGGAGCAAGTTAGAAGAAATCTTGAAGATAAGGGGTCATCAAGTATTCGGTGTTGACCTTTATCACACAGATCGAACTTATGGTCACGGAATGGGCAAAGTAAAAGATGACGATTATTTCCGCTGTGACATCGGAGAATTCCGACAGATAGAGCAAGTAATCGAATATGTAAAACCAGATCTGGTGTATAACTGCGCGGCAGAGTTTGGACGATGGAATGGCGAAAACTTTTATGAAAAGGTTTGGAAGTCCAATGTTATCGGAATGAAGCACATTGTTAGACTCCAAGAAAAGCACGGGTTTAAACTGGTTCATTGTTCTTCTTCAGAGGTCTACGGTGATTACGAAGGCATCATGTACGAAGACGTTCTAAATCAAACTCCAATTATTCAAATGAATGATTATGCGATGAGTAAAAGAGTGAACGAGATGCAGGTTCACAACTCTCGTTCCCAATTCGGCACAGAAACAGTGTTGGTAAGGTTCTTCAACACTTATGGTCCCGGGGAATGGTATCATCCATTCAGAAGTGTTAACTGTCTTTTTACATATAATCTTTTGCATGGAAAGCCGATTACCGTGTTTAAGGGTCACTCTAGAACCAGCACCTACATATATGATAGTGTTCGGACCTTAGCGAATATTGCTGATAATTTTATAGATGGCCAAACTTATAATATTGCTTCAGATCAGGAGCACACCATTGAGTTGTTGGCACAGACTTTGGTGAAGTACACAAAAGCAGACCCTTCTTTGGTTGATTATCGAGAACATAATGAAATTTTGACAACAAAGCACAAGCACGTTGACGCATCAAAGTCTGTCAGAGACCTGGACCACAAAAACACTGTCACTCTTGAAGAGGGGGTGTGGGAGACGGTTCAATGGATGAAAGAGCATTATAGATTATGATCTGGAATGAGATTGTTTGCTTAGGCGATTCGATAACTTACGGAGCCAGAGATGAATATGCTCGTTCTCCAACTATTGAACTGTCGAAAATAATGAAAGAGAAGACGGGAGAGGTTTACATTTGCCACAATTATGGAATAAGTGGAGAGACAAGCGTTGATTTACTCAAGAGGACCTGGAGAGCCTGCTCTTCACACAAGGTTGCAAATATTGCATTTATTATGATCGGCACGAATGACACTCAGAAGGCAATACCTCCGGAAATTTATGAAGACAACTTGCGTCAAATAATTGACATATGTAAAATACACGGCATGCATATTATAATATCAACTCTCCCAAGACTTGGGATGACTCCGCTCTATTATAAAAATTCTTACTTGACTAAATCATACAATGATGTTATAATGAGCCTATCTACTGAACTTAATCTCGACGTTTGTGACATGTCCGGCATTGAGGAGCATTATGTAGACGGCGTCCACTTCACAAATGCTGGGCACAAGGAAATAGCAAATAGATGGGCAAACAAAATCCTGACATCTCAAACCTAAAGACGCTCGTAATAGGGTGCACTCCTCTAGCAAGAAAAGTTATTAATTGTTTAAAAGAAATTTCTGACATAGTTGGGATAATTGGATTAAATGATACCGAGGGTCGCAAGAAATCAAATTATGATAGTTTGGGAGACTTCGAAAACACTTTTGATATGCTTTGGACTGGGGATATAAACGCAACAGGAGACTGGATAAAAGAAAGAAACCCAGATGTGGTGATTCAATGCGGATGGTCACAAATATTCAAACCTCATATATTAAAAATCCCAAAAAAATATTGTTTAGGAATCCATCCGTCTCCACTACCAGAAGGCAGAGGTGCTGCAGTCATTAACTGGAAAATAATTGAAAGTGATGGAAAACCGGTTGAGTGGGGGAATAGTCTTTTTGTGATGGAGCCCAAAACGGATACCGGAGCCGTGCTGGATTTTGAACCATTTACGATAGAAGTGCGAGATGATGCTAGAACAGCATATCAAAAAGTTGATCTGACAGCTTTAAAAATGATTCGTAGAACAATACCTATGATTGCGGCAGGCGAAGAAGAATTAAAACACCAAGATGATTCTAGAGTTACAAGATACTATAAAAGAACGCCAAAAGATGGTAAGATAAGTTTATCTTGGTCTGCTATAAAAATTAGAGATTATGTGAGAGCATTGGCTTCTCCATATCCTGGTGCATATATTGAAACAAGGTGGGGAAAAATAATTTTATGGAATGTTTCTATAGATTCTTGCAAAATTCACGGACCTCCTGGTTTGATATATCGGGTAGTAAAAGGAAGGGGACTCCTGGTCAAGGTTGCTGGATTTTTATGTGTATGGATGGAACGAATAACAGTAAACGGTGCCGAACGCTGGGCTGACGAATGGGCTATAGAGTCAGGCATAAAAGAAGGAGAAGCCTTAATTGATTAAAAATATTGTACATGTTGTGGGTGCAAGACCAAATTTTATTAAAGCCGCACCAGTAATTCATAATATAAAGGAAAAGGTGCCAGAGGTTAGACAAATCCTTATTCACACTGGTCAGCATTATGACAAAAATTTATCAGATGTGTTTTTTAGCGCATTGCGGATGCCAAAGCCGGACATCAATCTTAAGGTCGGTTCTTCAAAAATGCACGGGAAACAAGTCGCGGATGTAATAGTTGGCATTGAAAAGTATTTGGTGAATAAAAAAGTAGACCTTTTAGTGGTGTACGGCGATGTCAATTCGACTCTCGGAGCAACTTTGGCAGCGGTGAAAATGGGTATTAAAGTCGCACATGTTGAATCTGGCTTGCGCAGCCGCGACAGATCAATGCCGGAAGAAATAAATAGAATGATCGTGGACAGAATATCAGATTATCACTTTGTTACGGAAAGGGACGCAGTTCACAACCTTCTCAGCGAAGGTATAAATCGTCATTCAATATTCTTTGTAGGAAACACTATGATTGATTCTTTATACGGTGTTCTTGGTAAACTACCGGAATCTTCTGAAAAGGAAGATTATATCCTAGCAACACTTCACAGACCATCAAATGTTGATAATGAACCCGGACTTCGAAAAATATTAGATATATGTAAATCAGTTGGCAAGAAGGTGATATTTCCGATGCATCCGCGAACGAAGAACAATTTTGGAAAATTTGGATTGTTGGAAGAGGCACTAAAGGTTCCAAATCTTGAAATCATAGACCCTGTTGGGTATTTCGAATTTGTGTCTTTGATGAAAAACAGTTTTGCAGTATTGACAGATTCCGGCGGCGTACAAGAAGAGACAACTGCGTTGTCTGTCCCGTGCCTAACTTTAAGAAATAATACCGAGAGACCTTCAACAATTGAGGAAGGAACAAACCAATTGGTAGACTCTGTAGAAGAAGTCACTTCAGCGGTTTTAGGTATCGAAAAGGAAGAGAATAAGGAACGTTCCAAGCCAGAGAAGTGGGACGGCCAATCAGGAAAGAGAATATCTCAAGTTATAAAACAAATATTTGAAAGAAAGGAGAATTAGTTATGGCTTATTGGGGGTACTACGATTTTATAGTAGACTATATCAAAGGCAAAGAGGAATCATCAGTGATAGAAATTGGGGTGGACAAGGGTCAAACTTTCATTCCTCTTCTTAGTTTTATGAGCAAACATTGCGAGAAATTTGAATTAATAGGAGTAGACGTTTTACGTCGTGATGAACTTGCTGTCCAATGTGAGCAAATGGCGAAAGACCTTACAGAGGCTCAGAATGTAGTCTTTTACGAGGAATCTAGTTTGGTTGTCCTACCAAAATTTATCGAACATTTGAAAGAAAATGCACCGGAACAACAAGGGTTGTTTGACATAATGTTGATAGATGGTGATCATAACTACTATACAGTAAAAAAGGAGATGGAATGCGTTCCAGATCTTCTCAAACCTGGCGGGTTTGTCGTTTTTGATGATTACTCAAATAAGTGGGGAACTGAGGACGAGTACTTCGCAGATTTTAAAGAATATGAAAACAATGAATTTGTTACCCAAAGAGAAGGAACTGAACACTCAGATAAAAAAGGCACCAAACCTGCCATTGACGAATTTTTAGAGAATAACCCGGAATGGGTATCGACCGACGCTGTTTGTCCTGGCAGAGAGCCAATTCTCATATATAGATCCGGCGAATTAAACTTTTATAACCCGACCACTGGCGAAGCCATCGACATAAACGAAATAGAAGCTGAGAATCCCGAGGAGGAAGGCTGATATGTCGGAAACAATGCCAAAAGTAACCTTTGCATTTATTAATTGTAATAGGTTACATTATTTGAGGAGTTGCTTGGAATCGTTCTTGCAGTGCACCGAAGATTACACAAATAAGGAAATTATAGTTGTTGACAATGCATCTACAGAAGACGGCACAGATGAATATTTAGAAGACTTGAGGGAGAGGGGGTTTCGAGTTTTTAGACAGAAGCAAAGAGACCCATCAAACGAGTATGCAAAGGCACTAAATATTGTATCTGAAAATGCAACTGGCAAATATATTGCCCCTATTCCGGCAGATTTTCAATTTATCATCAAGGGTGGTTGGTTAAAAGAATATGTTGATTTTTTTGAAAACTACGAAGACACTACTGGGTGTATCTCTTTCGACGCTCAGAGAAGGGTTAGGAACGCGTCAGGTACATACTCAAATGCCCTGGGTAGTAGTGATTTTAAATTCCTGTATCACTATAATCGAAATCCCGTAATGGGCGCAATGAATTGTATGGTCACAAAGAAGTTGTTAGATTTGATTTATCCTTGGGATGTAGACAATTTGTCTCACGAGGGTGGTGAAGATTCCGAGACAAAGATGTTGAAAAAAGCAGAAAGATTATTGAGAGAAAATTCAATGACTGTCTTTTATAGTGCCCCGATAATCCCTGTTTCGGTTGGCATCTTCAACGAAAAGGGAGAGAACGCAAGAATCAGAGGAATGACTAGATACGGTGATTATTGGGCCCCACCCGGTGATGATGAGAAAATAAAGTATTATAAGATCCATGAATATCAAGAATTGTTGGAAAAACACAAGAATAACGAAATTCCAGTGTCCATAGAGGATGTTTCCGAGGCCCTGGGTTGGAATTTGCCAATAGACTCTCAAGGCAATTGGATAAAACCAGAAAATCCACAAAACGTTAATGGTGTTCCAGTTTGTTGATATCCACGCCTATGAAGATTCTGATTAATAGACAAGTAGTGAATGGCCCATGGGGAGGGGGGAATAAATTTGTTAAAGCTTTTTATGAAATCGGTACAAGCCGGGGTCACAAGATAACGAATACTTTTGAGGATAATATAGATTTAATATTCTTACAAGACCCTCGGCCAAGCGCAAAAGTTGGAATAGGGATCAATGAAGCGATTCATTATCGTAAATTTTGCAAAAATACAAAACTAGTACAAAGAATTAATGAATGCGATGCTAGAAAGAATACTGACTTTATGGATGCTCTTTTATTATCTTGTAGTGAGTGGCTAGACTATACTGTGTTCGTGTCCAATTGGATGCAAAACTATCATTTAACAAAAGGGTGGAAATGCAAAAATTACTCAGCCATTTACAACGGTGTAGATCTGGACATATTTCAAAAACGAGAAAAAATTAATAATGGCAAAATTAACATCGTAACTCATCATTGGTCGGATAATTTTATGAAAGGTTTCGATTTTTACAATGAGATAGACAAGTTTGTAGGTGAAAATGAAAACTTTACTTTCACCTATATTGGTAGAGAGATAGGGACCTTTAAGAACACCAAGGTTGTGCCGCCAATTTTCGGAGAAGAGCTAGGAAAAGAACTTGGAAAATATGATTTATATATTAGTGCATCTCGATTCGACCCTGGACCGAACCATATACTAGAAAGCTTAGCTTGTAAAATACCAACTTATGTGCACGCCGAAGGCGGCGGCTGTATTGAATTTGCAGGAGAGGACATGGTCTTTAAAGATATAGAAGAGTTGTTGTCGATAATTACTTCGAAAAAATATAAACAAAATAAGATGCAACCAACAGATTGGGAGTCTTGTCTGAACCAATACTTTGATTTATTTGAAAAGGATTTAACTAAATGAACAAATTTAAGTTTTCTGCACTAATAACAGCCAGTGGCGGTATCGGATCACGCCTCATTTTACACAAAATACATTAAGATTATAGAGGGGACTATAGGGTGAAACCAAAGATAGCAGCATTAATAACGGCATCCGGCGGCATAGGGTCTCATCTTGTTTTGCACAAATTGCAAGGGCACAAGAATTTAGTTACTCTTACTGAGGGTGCCTTCCGCAGCCAGGGCGGATCAACTAAGGGTGATTTAAAGAGATATTTGTCTCAAGGTGAGATGCCTTCATTCCGAGACGAACAATTGTTTCCTATAAAGAAAATCAATTCTCAAGAAAGTAAGTGGATTATCCTCAACAAGCCACCACTCAAAATGATAAATTACCATAGAACTTTTCATCCGGATATTCCCATATTGTACATTTTCAGAAATCCTGTTTCTTTTTACTATACTTGGATAAAGAAATGGAAAGAATATGGAGAAAGAAGATATGGTAAGACAGTTTCGGATGACAGGGTGTTTGAGTGGTTTAAGAATACATTCATGTCTTCGCTATTTGAATTGGCTCAAACGTTTAGATCGGGAACAGATCATATAATAAGTTTTGAACATTTTTTCAACGATATTGATTTCGAACTAGAAAGAATCTTTAAATGTTTGGATGTCCCTGTTGTAAAAAATGAGGATTTGAAAGTTCTAGATAAATGCAATGTTTGTGGGACTGAAAAAGTAATAAGAAAAGAAGTACACGTCCGCGGCGAAAGATTCGAAGAGGTCTTATGTTGCCATCGACATGGCCCGTGTTTGGGCCCAGGAGAATACAATTATATTAGGAAAGAAGACTCTTCCTTTTTGAACAAGTGGAAAGTAAAACCTGATCAGGCTGAAGTGTGCAAGAAATTTTCCTCACTGTTTGGCGATGGTTTGATAAAATACTATTTGGAAGAGGGTTATTTGGAAGACAAAGACCGAAAGATCTTCGATAAGTTAATCCAAGAGTTCCTAGAAGGGTTGAGACGTGAGTGAGATTGGATTCATTCTCAGGGAGATGACCCATCTTAGGTATTGGATGCCTCTCGTGCTGGAAGGCAACAACAGGGGGTTGAAATCTGTCTTTTATATTGCATCTTCACAGAAATATAATTGTCCACTTCTCTATATGGATAAAATAAAAGATTTGGCCAAAAAGCACAACATTGAAATCAGACCATTCGGAGAGGCTAAGAAATGTACAGGAGTTTTATTTTCCAGCGAAAACAGATGGGGGATCGAAATTCTAAAAAAAACTCCTAGTACAAAAAAAGTTGTATGCACTTATCAGACAGATTTTGTAGAAAGTTATAACAACTTTTATAAAGAAGTGGCAGACTATATTCTTATGCCTAGCGAGTTTTGTGCAAAATATTATAGATGTACTGAAGGGAATAACCTTTATCTCGGTATTCCGAAATATGATGCTTCTTTCACCGAAGAAGAGGCACTTAAAAACAACAAACTACAAGATACAAACAATGTTCTTTTGGTCTGGCCAAAAAATAGAGATTTGGGCAGAATCAACATGGAGAAACTCTTGAAATTCTTGCTGAAATCAGGATTCAGAGTTTTGGCTAAAACCAGAGGCAAAGACCCTATTCCAAGAAAACACAAAGAGATGCTAAAGAAAAATGGTGGTCGCCACCTAGAAGATCGATCATGGTTTCCTCACACTACACAAGAACTTTTAGAAACCTCTAAGCTTGTCATTAATTTTGGATCAACCACTATAGAAGAATGTGTGATGCACAATGTTCCGCTTATAAACTTTGATATTAAGCCGAGCGTGAGAAACGGAAACAAAAAGAAGTTTAGGGTGACGCATGATTACTTGTACAATTATAATTATTGCATTCAGTTGAAAACTGATTTTACCGAAGGACAACTCCAAGCGGCCATTAAATATTTAACATCTGCAGACCTTAAGGAAGAATTCAGGAAGGCGAGACAGAATCACCTTTTTGATCATAAAGATTCTTGCAAAAGAATACTTGATGTGTTATTATAAAACGTTATGATAGAAGGACTCATGATAGGACTGGCAGATATGGTCGAAGCCAAAAAACCCAAAGTTGTTGCAATAATCCCCGCTCGCGGCGGTTCGAAAAGACTAGAGCGTAAAAACATATATCCTATTTGGGGCAAGCCAATGTTATATTGGGCAATCAAGGCAGCAAAGGAAAGTGAACATATTACTGATGTGTGGGTCACCACTGAAGACGAAGAGATAAAAAATATCGCACTAGAGTGTGGTGCCAAGGTTCATGATAGGGATCCGAGGCATGCACAAGATCACGTATACAAGATGGAAGCCATCAGAGATGCAGCTAGCTTTATAGAGAGAAGGCACTTCAAACCAGAGATTGTTGTGTCCCTTCAGGCAAACTCCCCAGAAATTACAGGAGAAACGCTAGATAACGCCATTGAGGCATTCATTATTAACGATAGAAATGAGTTGATGAGTGTTGATGGCGAGTTGATGATGAACGCGGCATTTAGAATAATGAAGAATTGGTATGTTTATCAGAGGGACTTGAGTACGAAAACTGGAGCATTTATTTGTGATGTTCACGATGTTCATACAATTGAAGATGTTAAATTTATAGAAAAGAGGGGTAATAAAAATGATAAAAACACCTAAAAGAGTATTGATATTCGCGGCCCACCATGATGATGAAACAATCGGATGTGGAGGTACCATTAGAAAATGGGCGGACAACGGCGGTCAGATTCACGTATGCTTCATGACAAACGGAGATACGGGAGTTGAGCAGAGTACTGATGGCGATAACATTGTAGAAACAAGAATAGGTGAATCTAAAAAGGCGGCAAAAATATTAGGAGTATATCGTCTCCACAACTTAAGCATACCATGTCAAAAAGTGGTTAATCGCCAATCTACTTTTCACAAAGTCATACAGAAAATAAGAGAAATAAAACCTGAGTTAGTTGTAACGCACAATAGTGTGTGTAAGCATCGCGACCATAAGAGGACTTCTGCAATAGTTGAGGAAGCATGCTGGAAGGCTTCGGAGAACATTCTAGAAGAATTAGGAGAAGTCCACACGATAAAGGACTTGTGGTCTTTTGAAATTACGGACCCACATTCAAATCCGGATATTGTTGTTGATATTACGGACACTTATGAATGGAAATGGTTGGCAATGGAAGAATATCTTTCTCAGTCTGGCATATTGCCGGGAATAATGGAGTACATCGAGGGCTTGTCAAAGGTCCGTGGATATTCAATAGGCGCAAGAAGAGGTGAGGCTTTTACTAGAATTGGAAAGGCACCGATAAAGATATGAGCTATATCGCGATAACATCTAATCAACCCAGGCATAGGGAGTTTATAAACAGGCTTCAGAAAAAAGTAAACTTGTCCCTTGTTATTGTCGTGGAAAAGAAAAAGGGAAACTCTCAGTTTTATTGTTCAGAGCAATTAGCATTTGGGGGGAAAAAGGATCCCATTAGGGTGAACATCGTGGAATGCACGCCTGTGCAATTAAACTCTAAAAGAATGGCAGAATTGATTACGGATGTCCGCCCGGAAGTTTGTTTTGTTTTTGGGGCACCTCTCTTAAAAGAAAACATATTTAGAATACCAAGAAGAGGATGTATAAACATACATACGGGATTAGTGCAACATCATCGTGGCGTCGACAGTCCTTATTGGGCTCTGTATGAGCGTAGACCTGAATTACTTGGCGCGACTTTGCATTATATAGATTCTTCGATAGACGGAGGGGATATTATATCACAAGCAATAACAAAAGATCTGAAAGTAACAGACTCTCCGGATGATATATTTATGAAAACTTGTGCTACTGGATTTGACATTTTAGAAGAAAGTGTGTATAATATATTAGATGACTCTGTTGAGGCACACCCTCTTAGCCAATATGGTAACCGAGGCAAACTTTATCAAAATAAAGATATGGATTATGGTATAATGCTAGAGATAAGATATAAAACACCACACGTGCTAAAGGAATATTTAAATGGAAATAATAGTTGATCTTTGTAACCAACACCACGGATCTTTAAGCGAATTAAAAAGGATGAGCTTGAATGCTTGGACTGCTGGCGCAGACGTGGTTAAAGTTCAATTGATGGACTCTGAAAAGTTCTTTGGAAGCACAGAGAAGAAGTATAGAGATATTGATTTTGAAACTTTTGCAAGTCTTAATGATTTCTGCGTGAATCTTGGGATCCCTCTAATGGCAACTCCTTTTGATATGGAAAGATTCGACTGGATAAAATCGTTGGGTATTAAGAGATACAAGATAGCGTCAAGAACAGCAAAGCAAAATCCAGTATTATGCGAAGCAATATTAAAGGAAAACAAACCCACGATTATATCGACCGGTCATTGTGCCAAGGGAGAATGGCCATTTGGTTTAGGAGAAAAAATAAGTTATTTATTTTGTGTGTCTAAATATCCGACATTCTTGCATGACCCGGCATTAAAAGCAATGCCGGAAGAATTTTCAAGATATTCCTATCATGGATATAGTGATCATGCAATTGGAATAGCTCCTGCGCTACAGGCTTATTTTAGGGGAGCAAAAATATTAGAAAAGCATTATAGTGAAAATCCTTTGGCACAATCAAAATTTGAAGGCGGTCATTTAGGATCCTTTGACCAAAAATCTCTTAAGCAATTCAAGGATCTAATTAAAGAACTAGAGATATTAAGGAGCAAATGATGGTACCAGATATATCGATAATTATAACAAACTATAACTATGGAAAATTTATTTCGCGATGCTTGAGGAGTTGCCTGAAACAAGAAAGGGCAATATATGAAGTTATTGTAGTCGATGATTGCAGTACCGACAATTCCTTCGATATGATAAGACCTTTCGCAGAGCATGTAAGGCTGTTCAAGACACCAAAGAATTCAGGCGTCGCAGCTGCAGCAAATTTGGGAATTGAGAATGCTAGGGGTCAATTCTTTTTTCGTGTTGATGCTGACGACTACATAAACAAAGATATGTCCTATATTATGAAAAAGTATTTAGAGTCCAATCATGACGCATTTTGTGTTTCTTCTGATTATTTGATGGTTGATGAATACGAAAATACCATTGAAAGAAAATATGCTGAAAATGAAAACATATCTTGTGGTATAATGTATCGTAGAGATCTGTTTTTATCTCTTGGAGGATACAATCCCAAAATGAGACATCGAGAAGAAGAAGAGTTAAAGAAGAGGCTAGGTGACGACTACAAGATTCATCATCTAAAGATTCCGTTCTATAGATATAGAATGCATAACACCAACAAAACAAAACAACCGGAATATAAGACCTGGGAAGTATAATGGCAAAGAGAATATTCATAACCGGATGTGCAAAGTCTGGCACTACTCTCTTGTTGAGAATGTGTTTTGCATTTAAAAATGCCGAGGTTTTGTACAGGACGGGGTTTAACGGTCACGAGTTGACACTAAACGAGTTTCTGAACACGGAGACAGATAAAAAATTCTTGATAGGAAAGAGACTACCACCGTTTATCCTTAGCAACGTTCCCGCTCCAGAATTTGAGGACCAGCTTAGGTGGGTAAGGCAGAACGATATAGGGATTATAAACGTAGTCCGAGATGGAAGAGATGTTGTTTTATCGGATGGCGAGTATGTCAAACCAGAAAGATGGATATCATCGATGATACAGAGAGAGCAATATTCTGACATCATAGACATGGAGATTAAGTACGAAGACATAATAAGGTTTCCAAACAATATTCAGGAAAATATGATGAATGTTTTCGGACTAGAACGAAGTGCTCATTTTTCAGACTATCCTGACTTCGTCAAAGATTGGATATATGATTGGAATGTTTCCGTCACCGGCCGAGCCGGGAAGCAAGAAAGTGATTATGGAAAAAGAAAGCTTTCGGAAGTTTCAATAGGAAAGAATCTAGAAGCATATAAGGATCTTTGCACTGATGACCAATTAAATATCTTTAATGAGGAGCTAAAAAAGGCGGGGTACATTTAGTGAACCTATTAGTGACCGGACATAAAGGATATATCGGCAATCATTTATTTTGGAAGCTAAACTCTCTAGGACACAGCGTCATGGGAATAGATTTGAAAATTGGTGAAGATATATTGGATGGTTTTCAGGAAAAACATTTTAGATTTAATCCGGATGTAATTTTTCATTTAGCTGCCATACCAAGAGTTGTATACAGCATTGAAAACCCTGTAGAGGTTATGCACAACAACGTTCACTCCACTTCTTTGGTTCTGGAATTTGCCAAGAAAGTAGGGGCAAAAGTTGTGTATTCCAGTTCTTCTTCCGTGGTGGGCAATGGTGAAGGTCCCGAGAGTCCTTATGCGTTGTCAAAGTATGTGGGAGAGTTAGAAACATTGTTATACAGCAAGCTCTATGGGGTCGACACAGTCGCTCTTAGATATTTCAATGTTTACTCTGTGGACCAAATCGCGGACGGACCGTATGCCACGTGCGTTGCAAACTGGAGAAGATATATCAAAGAGGGGACAACGCCTTATATAACCGGCGACGGAAATCAGCGTAGAGACATGGCGCATGTTTCCGATGTTGTTTCTGCTAATATATTTTGCATGGAGAACATAAAAAAAGTCAGTGGGAATGTTTATGATGTTGGCACTGGTAATAATATTTCGCTAAACGAGATGAAAGAACTGGTACTGAAGTCTTTACCGGACTTAAAATTTGATTACATAGAAGATCGTCCTGGTGATGTGAGGCTAACTAAGGCGAATGTGCGACCACTTATGGATCTAGGATGGGCACCAGAAGTAGACATAACAAGAGGAATAGCAGAGTGTTTTACGGGGATTTTAAATGAGCAAGATTAAAGCAGTGGGCGTCATCGGCAACGGGTTCGTCGGGCAAGCAATAGGGTTTGGGTTTGTCCCGGTTTTACCTGTGCACATATACGATATCGATCCTTTACGTAGCATGAATACTCTTGAAGAGACTGTCAACGGATCAGATGTGGTTTTTGTATCCGTGCCCACACCGATGAATAAGGACGGATCAATAAGTTTGAGTATTGTTCGGTCTGTTTTGAACAACATATCTCGCGTCAGCACACGCAACGACAATGTTGTCGTCATTAAATCAACTGTTATACCTGGGACTACAGAGGCATTCTCCGAAGAGTTTAAAAATCTAAATTTAGTTTTTAATCCCGAATTTTTGACAGAGAGGCATGCCAAATATGATTTCTTAAATCAAGCAAGAATTGTTCTCGGAGGTCTTCCAGAAAATACTGAAAAAGTAGCAAAATTGTACAGATTAAGATTTAAGCATTGCAACATTATGGAGATGGATTACAACACAGCAGAGTTTGTAAAATATTTTAATAACGTATTCTTCTCCGTGAAGGTTGCATTCGCAAACGAAATGAAATTAATATGCCAAAAAGCCAGAGTTAATTGGAGCGATGCTTTGGCTGGCTTCGCTGCTGACGGCCGCGTCGGCGACTCACACTTGAACGTGCCCGGACCTGATGGTAGGCTGGGATTCGGTGGGAGTTGTTTTCCAAAAGACATAAATGCGTTTATTTCTTTTGCAGACGATTGCGGAGTTAACGCTAATGTGGTTAAGGCTGCATGGCAAACAAATCTAGAGGTACGACCGGAAAGGGATTGGGAAAATCTCATTGGTCGTGCAGTAGTAAAAGAAATTGACAAGGAGGAATAAAATGAAAATTTCTGATCAAGCATTGGGTGCTGTAATGATGGCCCTACAAAAATCTCTTATGGAGCAGGTGGATATTGTTCCCATCCTAAGAGAATTCGATTTTCAAATAAATCAAAACGAGGAATTAGTGGTGACGAACCCACCAGCGGTCCACTTTGAATCTGAGACTTTGTTCGACGAGACAGAGGAAGAGTTAGAAATATTTGACAACGAAACAACAAGTACGGTTGGAAGCGATTAGTGCCCAGGTACGTCTATAGGTGTGAAGAATGCGAAGAAATTTTTGAAGTGGCACACTCTATGAGCCACATTCAAGAAGAGTGTTTATTGTGCAATTCTGAGAAAGAGGTAACTAGAATACCGGCACCTATTGGGGACAAGGTGGTAGAGAAGGCGGCGAAGACTGGAGATATCGTGAAGCAATATATTAAAGATGCGTCTTTAGATTTGCGTAATGATAAAAAATCTTCAAAGGTGGAATATAAATAAGATGGAATTATTAAATATTATATTGATCCTTTCTCTTGTGGTGAACATCATTATAGTGCCTTATGCTATTCGGTGTGCCAGAAGATTGTTGGTGGTGGCAAGCAACATGAATTCTTTACAAGAAGGGTTTACCGTATTCCAGGCTCATGTTGAGACTCTACATGAGTCTGAAATGTTTTATGGAGACACTTCCTTGCGATCTTTGATGGATCACACAAAAGTCATTCTAGAAGAACTAGACAAACATGAGGATATTTACGCTCTTGTTGTAGACGATACAGAATTAGAAGAGGATATAGGTTTTGGAGACTACGAAGAGAAAGCAGAAACGCCGCGCACGAACTAAAAATTATTATTTTACCAAAGTTCATGAAAATGCCATTGTAGAATATGCAAAAACTAATGATAACAAAATTAGAACACGTTTGTATATCGACTATATACAACCTGCATTTCATGAAATGGTCGAGAAAATAACTTATACTTATAAGTTTACTACGTTACCAAATATAGATCCTCTCAAGGAAGAGTGTAAAATTTGGCTTACCACAATATTGGATAAATACGATCCGACAAAGGGGTCTAAAGCGTTCTCCTATTTTAGTGTTGTTACAAAGCACTGGTTTATCCATAAGCTAAAAAAGAATTCAGCTAAAAACAAAAAAGAAGTTAGCTATGAAGATCTAGTAAAAGAGTCGATTCACGAAGATCTTATAACTAATGAAGAAGTATATATCAACACAAGAGAACAAGCCGAATTCTGGCAATCTTTGTTGTTTGAGGTCGACCGATGGCACAGAGTAGATCTTAAGGAAAACGAAAGGAAGGTCGTGGAAGCAGTAAAGGTGCTGCTAACAAGTGCCGACCAAATAGAGATCTTCAATAAAAAAGCAATATATCTATACCTCAGAGAAATAACCGGTCTCAACACAAAGCAAATTGTCAATAATTTAAATAAACTTCGTTTAAAATATAGAATCTTTAAGCTCAAGTGGGACCGGGGAGAATATGAAAAGAAATAATTTGTCTTTAATATCTACTTATTAGTACTATGAGCGAACTTAAATTACAAGAATTTATTGAAAAATCTCTTGGCAACATAAGCGAAGACAGAGCGGTAACAAAAACTCTTTTAACCCATCTAATGAAATATATGATGGTATCAGAAGACCGGCACAAAGAAGCCGGTATTATCGCTGCTAAATATGTGGAGACACTACAAAGATCAAATGAGCAGTTGGTTAAGTTGGCAGCACTAATGCACAGAAGAACAGCAGCTGATGAAAAAATATCTGAAGAAGAAAAAGATAATTTATTTGACCTAATCCAAGAACAAGAAAAAGTTTCCGGGAAAAAAGAAGATGCCTGATCCCGACGAAAATTTTCTCAACCCAGATTACGGAGTTCACGGTGCGCACAAGAATCCGAAACAGAAGACCATTTCTGGTCCAGATCACGCCGGCCTAGCAAATGATTTAGATGTGATAAAAATGGCGGTCGAAGGATCTTTAGATTATTTAACCCCGAAAAGACTAGATGACGGCATCACAGGTCGTCGCTCGGCAATAGTTCTAAAAGTTGTAGAAGTTGCACTTGAGGACGTAAGAGACCCGATTATTCAAGCAGCACAGAGTGCTTCTGGATTAACGCCTTCCGAGTTGGGAAAAAAGAAAAATATTCTATTAGTTTATGCTGCTCCAACGGGAGGAAGAGCTTCTTCTTTAATGTTGCCGAAAGACGATAATGATGAAGATAGGCTGCGAGATTTTCCGAGATTTTATACCTTTGGCGAAAGTAAAGATGCCGCAACTTGGCAGGGCCAACCATGCATGGTCGAAATAACAGACAAAGAGTTATCAATGTTCGGAATATTTTATAAAACAAACAATCCCACGCCACATTCTCAGGCTCCGACAACGGGCGTTCATGATAATAGTGGAGGTGCTTCCGGAGCAGCTGCAGCATATAACTCACCGGATGGGCGTGCGACGGTGCCATCAGATTTAAAATTTGATGACACAGGGGAACGAAGTAAATGGGAAAAACCTCCAGCTGATAAATTTTATCCAAGGGGGAACAAGAAAAGGGCGAAAGTCGGAAAAGATTATACCTCGTTGAGAACAGACGTGTCAAAACATTATGAAGCTCTCTATAAAGAAGTTCATGCCATGGGAGGTATTATAACTAGTGCAGGGGGGAAGCGACATTTGGCAGATCCGGCGAAGAGCAGAAATGCTGCTCTCTTTTCTCATCATAAGTTAGGGAGAGCATTTGACATGTCACCTTACAGTTGTTTTCAAACCAGTAACGACCCGTATTTTGCACAAAGTGCTTGGGGCAATAATGATAAAATTCGAGTAAGGCGACAAGCTTGGAATATTTGGTGTGTTGCGGATGAAACAAGCCCCGGGGCAACTATGAGTGTGCCAGAAGTTGAAATAATAGCGTGGTTTTGCAAAAAGCTTGGCGGAGGCAAAACCACAATGCACTCCAAGAAGATTAAAAAGAGAATGTTTAATTTTACAGAATTAGCTGCAAAACATGGGTTTACTGGGATTTATTCTAGGCAGCATACAATGAGGGGCAACGAATTCGGAGGATTGGAGTGGTGGCATTTCCAGTCTAACGTTGGGTTAATAACCATGAAAACAACGTTTTTAGAAGATGCGTTGAAGTTATATTCCAGTAAACAGATCTTAAACGAAAAATGGGGTGCCGGTGCCAAGAATCACGAAATCTTCTCTAGAACATATTATGTAGGAAGCACCTGGAAGACTAAAAGCAAGAAGATAGTATCATAAAGACGAGATTATAAACATGGTAGCAATTGTAAAAGCCCATATAAAAAATGAGAAAAATGCAAATATCAAAGTTGTAGTATTTGATAGTGTAAACGGTGCTATTTTAAGACAAAAGGTTATCGAACACGCTCCGAATAGTAAAGGGGTTGATGTCGCAAAGGACTGGTTAACGAAGGAATACAGAGACTTTGAATTTACAACAGAGGGAATTTCCGGCACGGACGAAAGACCGCCACCTCCACCAACCAATGAAGAGCCACCACCTTCCTTAGAGGACGGGAAAACTCTTGATGAAATATTACAACAAAGGGGAGACTTAACAAAACCGACGCCGGTAACAAAGAAGGACGGCACAATTGTTCTAGAAGGTCATACAGTTGTAGATCGCGATATAAATCCAGACAAAATTGGTACTCCACCAACGAGTACGGAAGGCGAGATGGAGATAACACTTGCGGAGATGGATCTTGCTCTCGCCGATGCAGAATCTCTCGCAAAGGCAAAGGCATCAAAAGAGGTGGAAGTGGAGAGCCTTCCGCAGGTTCGGTTGGAACTCCCGGAATTTAGGATTTCTCCGGATGCCACCACTGAGCAAAAGGCATCTCAACTGCGATTATATGGCGACCGTCTTGCTAGGGATTTTCTTGTAGTTGGCAGCGACTTTTCTGCTCCTCCTGCGGGGCAAGCGAATGTTCCCAACGCCCAAGAAGAGGCCAAGCGTGCCAAGTGCAAAGAAGATAAGGAAAAAGCATTAAAAGAAAACATAGAAGAAAGAATGGTGAACGTCCGAGGGAATACCTATCATCTCGGGGACAAACCTCTTCCTGCTGACGGCGATAAATGTGATCCGGTTCAGGCAAAGGTGGATGCAAATGAGCCCGTCAGGGCAGATAAAGGCACCGACGTTTCAGAAACGGTGGCAGAGGAGACACCCCACGATGAGGGAATAGAACTAAAGCCGGTTGTTCCAAAAGTAAAAAGAGCAATACAGAGGTCTGGATTAACAAAAAAAGAAAAAGAAAATTATGATAAACTACCAAAATCACTAAAGGCATCAAATCAAGGGGCTTATGGTGACCACTTGTTGGACCCTGTCCCGACATACCGGAAAGCCCCGGTGGATGTCGTGCTTAAAAACAGGTATAATTCTTGGATTGTTCTAGGAAGAGATAGGACAGATAGTTTGAAAAGCGGATTTGGAGGGAAAGGAAACACTCAGTGCGCAGCAATAGACATTGTTGCCGGTCGTATGAGTCCGACCCCAAAGACGGTGGATAAAAAAGGAAATTTGGTCTATGTGGATCCAATTTTCAATGTTGCCTATAACCCCCATGATGAAAGTGGGAATAGGATCCCGTCGATGGACGCGGCTAGAATATATCTTAGTCAGAAAACTCTTGTTGACCAAAACTTTAAATTAAATCGCGGGTCAATTGGGAACAATGAAGAGAAGCCAAACAGGAAGGACACTAATCCAAGATCCGCCATTGCCCTTAAGGCAGACGGGATAAGAGTGATAGCAAGAGAGGGCATTAAATTGGTTACGGGAGTTGACGGATATAATTCTCAAGGTGGTCAGATGACCATTCGTCGCGGAGTAGATATAATAGCAGGAAACGGTAAATGGCCAGGGTCGGGGCTGCAACCAATGGTTCTGGGAGATAATATGGCTGATTGTCTTTTTGACTTGGGAGTGATAGTCAGTGAGACGGTGGGGGCGGTTCAGTCTATTCTCGAAAATTTAGCCATAACGAACGTATTGTTGAGTTCCCACGTTCATCTCTCTCCATTTTTTGGTTTACCCACAACCCCGGCACCGGGTCCAGCTTTCTTCATACCACCGCAGATAACTAAATTGGCAAGTGTTGACACATTTTCTAACGGTGCTGGGAAGTGGGATATTACACGATGGCGTCAAAATTATTTACGTCCCAATGGAGCAAAGCGCATAAAGAGTAAGTGGAATAATGTTAATTAATTTTTGGAAGATAAAAATATGAGTTATACAAGACAAGAGCAAGAAGCAAATTTTGTAAGACAATTTAGCTTATTGGGAAGAGAAGGGTTTATGTTGGAAGACGGTATTCCGTCCGAAGAGCAAAGACTTACTCACTTCTCCCATCAGCAATTTGATGACGACCGGAATTATCCTTTACAGAGACACGATTATGTTGACATCTTGCCAGAAAACCCAGCATTTCCAGGCGCAGATGGTCTTCGCTTAGTGTTGGAAACGGAATTTGTGTATTCTCCCGACCCTATTATCAATCAGGTGACCGGTCAAGTGCGTCGTCAACCCCCGATTGTTGTTAAAAGTTATTCCACTAGTAACGTTTATGGTGGAGTTAATTCTTCAACCAATGAGACCCGGGCATTCCACGATTCTCTTAACACAGTGGAAAGAGAGATTCATTCTGACCCTCCAACGGGATATATTGAAGCTGCAGTTGCAGAAAGAGAAGAGGAGCAGAGACCTGCGACTCCGGATCTTGAAGTTGACTTAGGGTCTGAAATACGACAACGCTTAGGAGAAGCAGATGTCCTTCTGGTTGATTTGACCTCATTAAGAGAAAACATAATAAGGACCACCCCGGGCGTAGACGCCCGTCGAGATAGAGAAGCCGAAGCGATTAGAGATAGATATGGTGTAGAGATTTTAAGCGTTACACTGGGGAACCCCCAAAGACCAGAGACAATAATACAATATAGTTTCCAAGACGCTCGGGCTCTTGCCCCCGCCCGTGCTGCCATCACCGGATTAATATCGGAGGAAATAACGGATAGGTGGACGAACATCACCGAGATATTTAATTCTGGAGAAGGCATCCCGGAAGCAAACTACGTAGAAGAATACGATGAGGTAGATTACAGGGCACCAGAAGGCAGCACAGGTGGCACGCAACCAGGAGAATTGGTGAGGTGGCCACAAGAAGCAGAAATTGAAAGGCTGATTCACTATTACAACGAGTCACAGGCTGATTTAGACGGAGGACAAACAGCTCGTCAAATTAGTCCCGAGTATGCTGCTTACGGAATATCCATGATAACCATTAGGCGATCTCCGATAAGTGAGGCGTGGGATCATGTTGAATCAATTAATGTCGTATATGAAGAACCGAATCGATATACCGGCTCTCAGCAAACATCCAAGACTTTCATACCAGAAAATAGAATCAGAATTCCTTCGCGAGCTACGAGTCAGGCTCATAGAAACGATGTAGTGATGGCTAGGTTGGAAGAAGAGTTAATAGAAATTGATGTATTGATTATTGAACTCGACGAGTTATCTATGGCAGATGACCCTCTTGAAGCCGGAATATTGAAGAAGGTTCGTGAGATCATTGGAAAACTGGACAACATTGTATCTAGGGCGAATAGAGAACCCGACGGTGAGGCACGCGCCAGCATAATTTCCAAAGTGGAAGAACAGCGTGAACTAGTCGAACCACATAAAATTTTAGGAGAGCAACTACAAGCTCAACTTCAAGAACTTTATGACGAATCAGACAAAGAGATACAAGAAATATTAGGCAAGAAGCAGTCAATATTGGCAACAAAAAGATTCATCATTGTTGATTCTAAACAGAGAAGTCTAGAATTTAAACTGCCGATTAAAAAGAACGATAAAAGTATTCAAGTTTTAGTTATCAAAAAATTCTTGGGATTACCGTTTTCATCCGGCGACATCTTCGATGAGGAAACAAAGAAGAGATTACAGAAGTGGCAACAGGACAACAGCAAGGATATTCTGGGACTAGAACCAGGCGAGGGTGAATATACTACGGATTTTCATGACCCGCACTTTGTTGAGTCACCGTTGTGGATCACTCAACGCGGGAGAGTAGACACTTTATCCTATATTATTATGAAGAGGCAGGGGCTAGCATCTGCGGTTGCAGAGGTTTTAGATGAACTAGGGGACATTCAAGGGTCGATTAGGGGAACAGCCGCTGACCCTCTAGCAATATTGGGAGAGCGAGAGCCCGGAGACGTTAAGTCTGATCCGTGGGAGGATCCTGATTACTATTACTGTACATGGTTCTCTAACGCAACCAGAAGAGATATCAATTCCACTCGTGAAGGATCTTACGAGAACTTCTTAAGAAAGCAGTCCGAGATTGCTTTGCGAGAAGGGACAGAGAAGATCTTTGACCATTATGGGAAATACACTTCTTGGGTAGTGAAGGGGAGCAAGTCGTCTCACAATGTTTATGCGCCTGTGTTATATTACCAGAATAGAATAGAAACAACGGCTATTCCGAAAGACAAAGAATATACGTTAACGATAAAGCAACAACCGTTGGCTGTAAACGTGGCTTTGGCGGGTCAAGACACACCTGTAGACGTTTTATTTGGTCAGGATTTGAAAGAAGGCGCATGGACTATATTTGCCTCTATCCACAAAATTCATAGCCCAACTAGGAGACCAAATTCAAAATTTAAGTTTACAATAAGAGTCAACAAGAAGATGCTAGACCAAGTTACTTATCCTCCTGGGCCAACTCAAGCTATGACTCTTGGGGCACTAATTGGGGAAATAAGAGAAACTGGTAAGCGGATTATTGAAGCGGTTTCTGCAGCTGATGAAATGGCTGAAGAGCTAGCTTCGGCCGCCCACGATAGAGCAAACGACGCCATCGATGCAGTTAATAACGCAGGAAAGGCAGTAACAGAGGGCATTGATTGGGTGTCAGAAAACAAAACCGAAGCAGTAAAGAAGGGCGTCGGAGCAGCTTTCGGGATGGCAAAAAAGTACGCTCGCGACGCAGAGGCGGAAGCTCTCAAGCAATTGAGTGGATTCGGAGACAGAGTCAGTAGGAAGCAGGAAAGAGCATTTCAGGCAGCATTGGCATCGATGGATATAAGAAGGGAAAGCCTTCCATCGACGGTCACATATGAACCAAGGTATATGGAAGACAAAATTGAGAAAATAAGAGATCTGTTTTTGAAATATAGCGCGGACCTTTGGACGTGGAGGATTAAAGGCGGCCGCATGCGCCCTCAAATTGATTTTAAGAAGGAAGCCGATAATCTTAAGGAGGCTTTCACTGCCCTTAAAACAATCCTAAGAGCTAACGGATACTCCAACCCAAAGATGGGTGACGAGATAGAGATTACTTTTGAAGAGGTATTGATGGAGAGAAAGGTCTCTAAAAAACCGCTTAAGACGGTTGAGGATCGTGCCGGTGTAGTTCCTGTCATGATCACATATAAGAAGCCTGGAGAATTTGAAGTGCAAAAGATTCTTCAGCGAGCCACAAAAAATATGCACAAGAAACATCCGTGGAATAATCCACGAACAATGAATTATTTGATGAATTTGGACGATTTATATAAGGCGGCAATTGAGGACGCAAGAATATGTTTAGAGGATTTTGAAGAGCTTCTGGGAGCACCGAGAGAGAATATGTTTGAGGTTATCCAACAATTCACAACTCCGTATGTAATAATACTGAAGGCTAATGCAAAATCGCAAATTAATTTACCATCGGAGGCAAAATTTTTTGGACCCATAAAGAGATGGCAAGACAAGGCAAACGAAGACTGGAATTTAGACGGCAAGAATCCAAAATCAACACTATTCAGGGACGGGATGATAAGGTTCGAAAAGGGAAAGACATATAGTATTATTGATCCGATCCCGAAAGAAGACCTTTGTACCTTAGAAGAGCTTTATCAGGAGTTTCTAGATAAGTTTGATTTCGCGGCATTATTTTGTAGTTATGCGTCTTGTATACCAGCAATCCCGTGGCCGATAAAGTTTGACTGGGATTTTGATTGGAAAATGCCACCAATGCCGAAAATGCCCCGTTGGGATCCGTTAAGGATACTCATTCCAATGATTGAAGCAGCATTATTAGAAATGTTAATCGCATTTTTGTGCGGCTTGGTAAGAGGAATATTGGACCTTATTAAATTCCCCAGTTGTTCAGACTTGTTGGACTACGGTGCCTCTTTGTGGGACGATGCATGGGGGAAGAAAGAAGGCACAGATAAGAAATTGCTAGTGATGAAGGACGCCGCCAACGCACTGGATGAAATGGACCTTCCAGTCGAATCTTATTCGGACCTTGCGGATTTATTTGATACTCTCGCAAAGGCTCTTACGCCACCGGAAATGTGCTCTTTGTTGGAAGGAGAGGCAGATATAGAGACATTAATAATAGTAAAAGAATTGATGGAAAAGCATTATTCAGGACTAAGTGAGCACCTAAAGAATGAATCTTTAATTGCAGAGTTTTTTGGATTGTTGGGTCGGTTTATAGATCCGGAATTATGCGCAAAGCTTTCAAACTCTGCTAACGTTGTCGTCGGTGATCTTTGTCCTGACATCGAATCCCCTACGTTGAGGGACCAATTGTTATCTCAAAACGCCACTCCGGAAGAAGTTTCTCGTGCCATTGTCGATTCGGAGAAGCGTCGCGCCGCCTTAAAGGAATTGATGGAGAATAATCCTTTGGACTCTCTTCTCGAAAAAATGAACCTTCCAGGACCATATGATACGGATAGCTCAAATAAGATGGCAAGTTTAGCAATAGAGTCTGTTGTACGCAATATAGCGATTGTTTTTAAAAATGATTTATCATTTTTTGTTCCTTCTTTGTTTGAAATGGAAACGTCCCAGAAGGTTCCCGGCGACCCTGGATATAATCCTGTCGAGGGAGGACGGTACCAGTTTGTAACAAACCACATTAAGTCGACACTTCCTAGAGTCCAGAGTGTAACAAAAATCAGAGAAGCTGTCGCGGCTTTGTCGACGGCAGGCGCATCCGGAGTCAGGAACCTTAGTACCCTTGTCAATTCTCTGAGTGATTACAACGACACTGTTGGTTTAGACCTCGTGAACCCGGACACTGGAGCCCGAGAAAACCTATATCATTATGAATGGGAAACCTATGAGATCATCGGCACCACCCAGCGCATCGGCCGATTCAAAACAGCAGAGGGCGAAGCGGCTGACATAAACGACGCTAATCAACTAGGGTTTACGATTGGCAGAAAAGGCAACGGCTTTGCAATATATTGGAAAGGTGCGAACATCTTGAAAACAGGCAGCGGGGCTTGGGCTAATGATAACGCCGGCCGCGCCGCCGCCATCGCAAAGATGGAGGAGGTAATCGCACAAGAGACTGCCGATGTGCAGCGTATCCCCAAGCCAGGGCGAATGGATGTCACTCGCGTCGCAGGATATAAAGTGGTGACGTTTGAGCAGCTTCAAACGGGGACCGGTGCGGATAAAGAGCCAGCTTTCTTTGACTTGTCCGATCCTTCTGACAGTGCTCTTATGCAAGATATTTTAACTTTTCCCATGAGGAATCTCAAAGATGAGGTAAAGCCGTCTCCTGTGTTGAGGAGCATACTAGAACAAGAGCAATTACAAGAAATACAAGAGAGATTCGTCAAGTTTGAGCTTCCATCTGAAAAAGATATGATTTATCAAGAAAATTACTTTGAAGGTGAAGACATAAGAGATTGCTTTAGCTTGGAAAGACCAAGTAGACTATTTTTTAACTTGGGAGAACCGGAGATGCTTTGGGAGAATAAAACCTACAACGGATACCTGTCAGAAGAGACTATTAATACAAGATTGCTAGCAAGAGACATCTCCAGGCAAGAGGGCCCAAAACACTTACGTTCTGGTGCTTTTTCAGAAATGTTTTTAAGTTCTTGGTCAAATACTCTTCAAAGAGTTTATCCGAATATGGGACAAGGCGGCCGCCTCGACCTTGCAAGAAGGGTAAACGGACACGGAAATAGTTTGTGGAATAAACTAAATGGTGGTCTTGGAAAATCGGTCACCCATCCGCAAGACTCTTACAGGGTGACTGCGAATATGCTACTAGACAAGGTGGGAGAAGGTATTCGAAATTCCAGATATTTTGATGTAGAGCAAATAAAAGATTTGGCAGACAGAATCTCTGCAGAATTTATACCTGTTTCTGAAGATGAACAAGTTGTTTGTTATGCAAGGAATAGAAATGTAATCAGTTTTAAGAAAATGAGACAAGAAATCATGGACAAGTATAAGGAGATGCTGGATCTCCCAGAGAATGATCCAATAAAAAGAGACTTTTCTTCTTCCGGTCCTCTCGAAAACAGCATGACTTCTCAATTAACATATGTTTATGTTAAGACTTATATTATAGAATTTATGTTGAAGGGTCTTTACGTTTTTTCTAGATTTGGGGCAGGCATGCTAAGTGGAGAACCCATCGTTAATGATTATCTTAAGAGCTACCTCATATCTTCTTTAAAGGCGGATCTGACTCTTGACGAGCTTAGTAAGGAAGTTTTCGAATCAGAAATTTTAAAATTGGCAAACCGCACTGACCTCGACCGAGCAGTTTCTGTGCTTATCGATAGTGTTCTCGACGAAGAAGAGATCATAGAAGCAGCAAACAAAATCTTCAAGCCAAGATGCAATTCTTTTAAAGAAGACTTTTTTAATGAGTTGACTTCAAATATTCGTGCCGTTCAATCATTAGAACACATAACACCGAGTAGATATGAGAACAGGGGATATCGCAGAGGAATGGTTCCACTACATTCTAGTTTTGGAGGCGTCTACGAAGACCCTGAAGATTTAAGTCAACCAACTTTCTTTCTAGAAAAGTATTTCAGATTTTCAGAAAATGTTATTAACACGCACATCTCTCCTCGACAACCATCCTTCGGCATCCCCGGCGATGCGCCACCACGAAGTGTTGTTCAAAAGATGATTGACGCTGACCCTGATTTTGAGATAAGCATAGAAGCATATAAGGGAGTATTTAATCAATACGAATTGAATGAGTTATTAAAACTTTTCTCGGACCACATAGACCGATCAATGAACCTAGAAGGTCCAGCACTTGAAGCCTGGCGCACGACATATCCGGATGAGATTGAATTTGTGGATAGCATGTACACTCTCGGAAATTTAAAGGTCGGATTAAGATTGGTGTTTGTCCCCAGTACTGAAGAATATTCTCAAAGAGCCATGGAGCGGATAGACCCAGACCCTTCTTTAAAACCGATAAACGAAACAGACATTTTTGGCAATGGCGGCATTGACTCCGAGGAATTCTGGGCACCGGACATGATAGAGCAATTCCAGATCGACCCAGAGCTTATTCCGGGGTCAGAGTTATCCCCGGCTGAGATTCAGGCACTCTTCCTGCAAGGTCGCGGTCTGGAAGCACAGGCTGCTATCAACGCTGTGGCAGAGGGCGCACGCCAATGGGGATTGATAAACAATCTAAAAACTTTAAATATGAGTCTTCATGGATTGACAACAAAAACTAGATCGTATATAGCGGATACAAATCCTAGATTTGGGTATATTCGAGGTCCTAGAATTATAGAGGAAGATCTTTATATTGTTGAGCGCGACGAATCAGGCGAGGATGTCATCAGTGAGATGAACCGCCAAACTCAAGACCCAATCAGGTGGAAAACGGACCCCGCATATGCGATGGGAACGTCTCATCTTGTAAAGATGGAAGAGACTGCAACTTATTCTGCTAATGACGAGGGTGTAGTAACAAGAGAGGTGACAGACTCAGAACAAGTGGGTATTATGACTGCTGGTAAACCACAAAACATTATGTTTCCAACTCCATTAGTGGAAGTAGAACTGGATTATTGCCCAAAAGAACTTGCACAGATGCTTCTCACTATCGATAATCCAAGGCAGATGAGACCAGAGTATCACCGCACCGACGATGTCCTGGCGGCAGCAATGTTCGGGTTGGGTCGCAAACAAGAGATAACTGTTGGAGATGACCGACAACACATTAGAAGAATAGAGGCATCACCCGACTCAAAGATTGAATATTTGTTTGATTTTATATTTCCGCTTGACAGGTACCAGGCTTTATTCATGATATACAATCAAGTAATATTGGACCCTGATCAAGAATTATCAACGATGATGGACCCAACACGGGGAGCGGTAAGAAGATTGGTTTTGGGACTGAAAAACCCAGCAGGATCGACCGACCTTTCGGCAGCACCACCCGGAGATCTTTTCAATATATTAAATTCAGATCAAACTTCGTTTGGATTTGGAAATATCGCCGATAAGATAATGGCTGATTTCGCCAAAATAGCTTGGAAAATGGTGAAAAATACAATTCCATCGCTAGTCAGGGGCGGCGCAGCGGCATTGGACCCTGCTTACAAGGACATGAAGAAGGTTTGGGATGCCGACCCTGCGAAGGTGAGGAGTGGGTTGAATATGTCGTCGTTATCTCACGATTTGTTATTTTCACCAACTGGTGATAGCGATCCATTAGTAAATGGTTTCGCTGCCGACAAGGACTATATGCCGTTTAACTTTCAGGGCCCAATCGATATCGGGCTTGCTATGGGTATGTTAGCCGCCGCGGTCATCCCACCCGGGAACGTCGTTGGTGCCGCTATAGCTACTGACCAATTAGCAACAATTTATGAACATCTTGAAAACGCCGTAACCGGTAGAGGTGAGAACCGATACGGAAAGTTCATGACCCCGGTGGGTCTTCTTGGGCTGTCAATGCCTGAGTTGTCTGGTGAAAGAGATCGGACGAGAAAGAGGCGGGGCACTAAGGAATTTAAGATATGTGAAGAAGATCATGAAGACATACTTACTAGTGAAGAGGAAAATGAATCAGCAGCTGCTGCAGCATATGCAGCCAAGGTTGAGGGTCTCACAGGAGGAGATTAATTATGGCTGGTATATCAGTAAAATTGCCATTAGAGCGCGACGCTCAAGATGGATATGCCCTAAACAAGACAACTCTAGAAGCAGTAAAACAGAATCTTAAAATGGTCGTTTTGACATCACCCGGAGAGAGAGTTATGGAACCGACCTTCGGTGTTGGTCTAAAGAGGTTTTTATTTGAATTAGCCAACGAACATACTTACGACAATATCAGAACAACGATCACATCGCAGGTGGGGAAGTGGTTACCATTTATAAAGATTTTGGGGATAGCGATTAGAGGACCGGATGACAACACTTTTATATCAAGTGGCGTACCATTGTCTATACAAATACAATATACGGTACCGGGATTGAATACTGCGGATATTCTTGAAATAAGTATGCCCGAAACTACTTAATAGAGGGGAAAACATAAAATGCCAAAAAAAATAATTCCTATAAAATATACCAATAGAGACTTTTCTTCGATAAGAGAATCATTGCTGGAACATGCAAAAAGGTATTATCCAAATACGTATAGGGATTTTAACGAAGCTGGTTTTGGTTCCTTAATGATCGATACGGTGTCTTACGTCGGCGATGTTTTATCATTTTATTTAGACTACCAGGCAAATGAGTCATTTTTGGAAACAGCAGCAGAGTATGAGAATGTTCTCAAGTTGTCAAAATTTTTAGGATTTAGTTTTAACAAGGCACCCTCTTCCTACGGAACGTGTCAGTTTTATGCTTTGGTACCTGTATCAGTAGCAACTGGTGCTCCTGATACTAGATATTCACCAACTTTGAAGGCGGGATCTACGGTAGCTACTGCTGGAGGTGTGTCCTTCACACTACTTGATGATGTGTCTTTTGCAGACTCGGTTAACGAAGTTATTGTAGCAAAAGTGAACGATGACACCGGGGCACCTACATATTTTGCTGTTAAAGCGGAAGGTAGAATCGTATCTGGGGAATTATTGGAACACGTGGAAACGGTTGACGCATTCGAAAGATTTCTTAAGGTGGTCATCCCGGGAGATAATGTTTCTGCGATTGTTCAAGTAACGGACTCCGAGGGTCACGAATATTTTGAGGTTGAGCATTTATCGCAAAATTCTATTTATAAGCCTGTGACAAACAAGAACGCAAAAAACGATTCGGTTCCAAACATCCTGAAGAAGATAGCAGTCCCTAGAAGATTTGCAGTGGAACACCTCGACGACACAACCACTATTCAATTCGGATATGGATCTGAAAACGAACTGGTGAGCGGTTCAATCGCAGACCCCGCAAACGTTGCCCTCAAGAGACACGCAAGAGAATATATATCAGATACAAGTATCGACCCTACAAAACTTACTTCTACTGATAAGTTTGGCGTAGCACCTGCGAACACTATGCTATCAGTCGTATACCGATCTAATACTTCTGAGAATGTTAACGCGGGTTCTGGCCAAGTAAATCGAGTCGTTGATGCTGTAGTGGACTTTGACAATGTTGCTTCCTTGAATGAGGATATAAGGCGATATGTTGTAAATTCAATAGAGGTTTCGAATGAGGATCCAATAGTCGGAGATATAAGTATTCCCGGCGTCGAGGAACTGAAAATCCGGGCACTGGGGAACTTCTCTGCCCAGAATAGAGCTGTTACAAGACAAGATTATATAAGTATGGCGTATGCAATGCCAGGGCACTTCGGCGCAATAAAGCGATGCACCATTTTCAGAGATAACGACTCTTTTAAGAGAAATCTAAATATGTATGTTATTTCTGAGAACGCCGAGGGAGACTTGGTGAGAGCAAACAATACTATAAAACAAAATCTAAAAACATGGCTGAATGGTGTTAGAATGATTAATGATACTATTGATATATTAGACGCTTTTATTATAAATGTTGGCGTAGAGTTTGATATAGTAATAGAAGAAAACGCTAATAAGTATGAAGTATTGAGAATGGCACAGTTGGCGATAGAAGAGCAGTTTCTCTTGCAAAGAGAAATGGGAGAGCCAATAGTGGTTTCCGACTTTTTTAAAGCACTAAAAGATGTAGAGGAAATAGTGGATGTTGTTAGTGTTAGGGTGGTTAATAAATCCGGATCACCGTATTCATCACTTGATTATGATATTAAAGGAAATTCGTCAAAAGATGGGAGAGTAATATACGCTCCTCGTACTGCGGTCTTTGAATTAAAATATCCGGAAGTTGATATAAAAGGTAAAATTGTTTAATGGCTATTAAGAGATATCTTGCTAATGCAGACACTACAATAACTAATGCCTATAAGATGAACTTGTCAACTCGTGGCACCGGATCTAACATGGGTGAGTCTGATGTGCTGGAGGTATTCTCCATTCTTGGTCAGGCTTCAACTAGTTCTGTGGAGAAAACAAGAGCACTACTTAAATTTCCCGTAGGCACAATCAACACAGACAGGAGTAATGGAGACATCCCAGAATCTGGAAGTGTTAAATTTTATTTACGAGTTTTTAATTGTCCTCACGGTCAGACACTTCCGAAACAATATGATATGCAAATTTTGCCCCTTTCCAGGTCTTGGTCCGAAGGACAGGGTCTTGATATGGAAGAATACACGGATGAAGACGAAGCTAATTGGGTAATGGCTTCTGCGACCAAAAGACCACAAATAACAGATGTCAAATTTTTGACGACTAATGAACAACTCTTAAAACAAGAATATTTTACCTTATATAATTCGTCAAATACAAGATACAATTTTGTTTTTACAACACAAGTGGGAGAGACATTCTCGGGATCACTGCCGGGAATTGAAATAGTTGTGCCATTGACGGGGAACATGTCCACCGTCAAAGATATAGCTAGCGTTTTTAGTGCTTCTATAAACGTATATGAAACAGGTCTTTCTGCTTCAATTTCTGCAGAGGACACATCTGATACATCGGGAGCGACAATTAGAGTAACCACGACCGGCTCGTCCGGTCAATCTGGATCATATCAGGGCACCGTATCCACAGATCATTTATCTTTAACGACTGTGCAAGAGGGTGGCAAAACGAAATGGACGACAGCGGGTGGTGACTATCATGAAGTGGGGTACACAGCAGGAAGAAACCTTCCTCACTATGTTAAGAACTTTCAAAACGGAACAGAGAATCTAGAAGTTAATATAACAGCACTAGTAGAAGAATGGATTGCAGCTGAGTCAGCAGACGATCCGGATAGAGAAAATTATGGCGTTATGCTAAAAATGTCTGGATCTTATGAAGATGGCACTAGAAACCGTTCTTATTATACAAAGAAGTTTTTTGCGAGAGGGTCCGAGTTCTTTTACAAACGACCGATAATTGAGGCCAGGTGGGATGATTCGAAAAGAGATGACAGATCAAATTTTTATTTGAGTAGTTCTTTATTGCTGGGCGAAGACAACTTGAATACCTTGTATCTTTATAATATAGTGAACGGAAAGTTAAAGAATATTCCTGTCTTGGGCGGCGCATCCGGGAGTAATAACGCTTATACACAAATAAATGTACAAGTGTTTCCGTCTGGGAATGTGAAAAATCAAGTTATAAAGCCAAAAACACTTCCAATCGGTGGCGGTGTGACTGTAAATGCGGCGACTGTTATAACTGGCGGTTGGGTGAGCACCGGCATATATTCCGCATCCTTTGCTTTTACGGGATCAGAAAGTGAAATATTCGATGTCTGGAGTAAGCCAACGAAGGTGGTACAGGGAATACAATTAGTTACGGGGTCGACGTTTAAAGTGAATAAGCACAAGACCTATGATTATAATCCAAGTACCACATATATCACAACTTTAAAGAATCTCAAATCATCTTACTCGCAGAGTGACAAGGTGCGAATAAGATTGTTTGTTCGCCCAAAGGACTGGCAACCAAACATATATACTGTGGCGTCGAAGAAAGCGGAACCATCGATAATTAAAGACGCATATTACAGAGTATTCAGATTGATAGATCAGTTTGATGTAATTCCTTTTGGTACCGGAAGCGGAGCCCAATCGAAATACACTAGAATGTCGTATGATAAGAATGGTAATTATTTTGATTTAGAAATGTCCCTTTTTGAGTCGGACTACGCTTACGGTATTCAGCTGGCTTATGATACGGACGGCAAACACACAGTACAGGATAAGATTTTTAAATTTAGAGTTGAGAAGTAAATGAGTTTAAAGAACCTTTTTAGCAAAATTAGCTCAAAACATATTTTGCCAGAGTCAAGTGTCAATGATCTTCTGGAGGACATCGAGTCTGGCCGGTACATTGATGAATACATAAAGAGAAAGGCTAGATTCTTACCTCACATTGATTACGCCACCGCTTCGAACTTTGCTCGATTTGGATTAGCCGAGGAATATTATGATTCTGCGGCAAGAAGAATCTATCAGACTTATCCTTACGACGGATCCTCATATGAAAAGATTAAATGGATCAACAATTCAAACGGTTTAGATCTTTACGTATTTGATAACGAATATCCCAGAACACACGGACATGCTAGATTTTCACCCACAGGTTGGGGGTCTAGAACATCATTGTCGGGGAACTATGGTAATCCAGCAACAAAAGAATACATCTACATTAAAGGTGGACCCAACGTTGACAACATTTGGCATACGGCAAGCAACAGAACATCCAACCTTGAAATAGATGGCAACAAGGGCAACACAGTAGAATTTTGGCTTAAAAAATCTGCTTTCCAAACATTGACAAAGAGAGAAGTTGTCTTCGACGCTTGGACAACAGGCTCTGTTCCTTCGGGACACCAATACGGTCGCCTAACTATAGAGCTGGACAGGACGAGACCACAAGAAGACTCTCCTTGGGTAGTTACTTATCAATCTGCTTCAAGCGGCGTTAAGAACCTTTATGTTTCCGGCACGGCAGGCTTGTATGCAAGCGCATCAGACGGCGAGTGGCATCACTATGCATTCAGTTTTCAGAATACTGGTAGCCAAGTTAACTTTAGGCTACATGTCGACGGCGATTTAAATCATTCTGTATTGACTGGTTCTTCGATAGGAAATTTGAATACTGCGATAGTTGCAAACATCGGCGCATTGGTCGCAGCAAAGGATTCAGATCCACAACCACGTCTGGGTCCATCGACTACGACCAATCCTGGTCTTGGTTTTGGTAAGCTTTCCGGCTCTATAGACGAATTCAGATTTTGGAAAGCAAAAAGATCCTCTAAAGATATAGGAAGGTATTGGTTTACTCAAGTACATGGAGGGACCAACACAGATGACCCGAACACAGATCTAGGGGTGTATTACAAGTTTAACGAAGGCATAACCTTAACAAGCAGCATAGACCAAATTGCTTTAGATTATTCTGGTAGAATTTCTAATGGTAGTTGGACAGGATATAGTTCTGATAGCAGGAGCACTAAATCTGCGATGATTCAATCGTCGGCTTCTTTAACGGAATTTGCAGAACCGATAATCCACACAGAAAATCCCAAAGTTAATGAATATCTGGACGATATCTTGGAGAAGGGAAGAAATTATGACATCAACAACAACTCTTCCATATACAAGTCTGTGCCAGGATGGATATTAGAAGAGGATGACGAGGGGGAGTTAAAACAATTAACTCAAATAATGGGAGCTTATTTTGATGAATTGTTTATGCAAATACAGTCTTTATCTAAACTCAAGCACGTAAAGAGTGAGAACTATAGCAAGAAGCCCTTGCCGTTTATGGATAAGGTTCTTAGGTCTATGGGGTTTGAAACACCGGAAATATTTATTGATGCCGATGTCCTGGCGAGTTTGGCGTCTCGTGACGAAGAAAAAGAGTTTGAACAAAGACTTGAAGATGTTAAGAATGTTATATATCAAAATATATACAATAACTTAATCCACATATACAAATCCAAAGGAACAGAAAAAGCTTTCCGCAATTTGCTTCGCTGTTATGGGATTGATGAAGAGGTAATTAAGATAAATGTTTATGCTGACGGTGTGGATTATCCAGTTGAGCAAAACTATCGTGTTGGCAGTTTTAAGACAAGGTGCATTAATTTCAATAGACCAGCTAATTTTTCATCGACGATTTATCAATATAGTTCGAGTCTTCATCATTCGGGTAAATCATCAGAGTTTCCTGTTTCCGGATACATAACGGGTGCCCACGCAAACGATTCCGCTGTTGGACTCTCTTTCACAACAGAGGCAGAAGTGGTGTTCCCGATCCGCCACCGCGCCGGTACCGTCCTTCATTTTGACACGCCTATTTCTAGTTCTCTTTTCGGCGCACATACAGTCTTGGATAGTCACGGCGACACGCATGATTTAACGTGGAAGGCAGCAGCAAAAGATTTTGCCAACTTTGAAGTATACGCAGTTAAAGACAGAGAAGATTCTAGGCATGCTAAATTCGTTGTTAAATCAACTTCTGGCATTGTAGCACCAGTAGAAACTGGCATATATTATGATGTTTACGATGGAAACAAGTGGAATTTTGCAGTGAGGGTCGCCCCAAAGGGAACCTTCGGAAATACAATTTCTGGTTCAACGAACTCTTATAATTTAGAACTCTTTGGAGTGAAGACGGATGCTGGGGAGGTAAAGGAGGAGTTTCTCTTAACTTCTTCTCTAACCAATGCTCAAGGACAGAGGTTCCATCAGTATTCTAAGAGATTATATGCCGGTGCACATAGACGCAACTTCACAGGATCTACGATTGATTTATCTGATGTCCAGCTATCTTCCTTGAGACATTGGATGTCTTACTTGGATAATGAAACAATCAGGTCACACGCTCTGGATCCTAAGTCATACGGTGTTCCACACCCAATGAGGAATGCTTATACTTTTATGCCAGGTCTGGATAATCCGGTACCGACAATAGAGACACTAGCGTTAGACTGGGGTTTCAACACAGTAACTGGGTCTACAAAGGGCGGCCAACTTATTATACGAGATTTTTCTTCTGGGTCTCTTAAGAACAAGAGAGATTACGGATGGATAGGTGACGTTATCTCTTCTAATCATCCTGGTCGCGGCAACTTCTTTCCTTCTGAGACAACTGCAAGCGTGTCTGTTGCCTACTTGCAAACTGCTAGACAACAGATTCTCGAAAACGTTCACAGTTCTGACATGATTAGGGTACTAACAAGGGATGACACAACATATACAAGAGAATCTCGACCGGTCAATCACTTCTTTTCAATAGAGAAGAGCATGTATCAGGCGATTTCAGAAGAAATGCTGGATATGTTCGCAACAATTAAAGATTTTAGCAATCTTATTGGAGACCCTGTAAACCGCTACCGGCCGAATTATAAGGCGATGGAAAAGCTTCGAAGCTTATTTTTCGAGAGGGTTGAGAATACTCCAAGCATAGAAAAGTATATTGAATTTTATAAGTGGATAGATGCTTCTATCTCGCAAGTATTGGACCAATTAAAACCGGCAAGTGCCAACTTTTCAGAAGATGTCCGAACGATGATAGAGAGTCACGTACTTGAAAGGAACAAATATTGGACAAAATTTCCAACACTTGAAGGGAAGCAAGCGGAACCAGAACCAGGACAAGTGAAATCAGTTGGTGAGATGTTGTATAATTGGCGATACGGTCACGCGCCATTGCCGTCAGCCACCGGCCCGGTTGCAGCCACCGCAACAATAACCATCACGGCGTACACCGAACTCAACGCCGGGGACAAGGTAAACTTGGTTGCTGCTGATGGCACTAGTTATGATTTTGAACAAGGCGACCAAAGTTCTGTCAACGGCACATTTGAAGCTACTACATCAAACGAGCAAACAGCAACTAACCTGATGAATGTTATTAACACTTCATCGGGACCAGCAGGGGCAAGGTTTACTGCCACCGTTGATGGAGCAGTTGTAACTGTAACCCAGGCAACACCAGGCTCCGCGGGCAACACGAGCGTTACTTTGACAGATAGTGGTACTGCTGGCATGACTAAAGCAAATTTTACTGGCGGCACAGATAATAATAGGTCTGAAACCGAAAACTGCCTTTGGTGGAGTGAGCGCGCAAGCAGGAAGGACGCACCTCTTACTACCGGTATCGCTGCAACCGATGCAGAAAGAGAAACGCTTAGAAGGGTCGCAATTGCAGATGTTTCAGGATCAACATATGCTTTAAGAAGATTAGCAAAGCCATATAGATTTAAATTAGAGTTGCAGCCCGTGCTTCATGGCGGTGATAATTTTCACCTAAATAAGAAAAAGGATCTTTATCTTGGAACCTCGAATCCTGGTGCGTTGGATTTCATCCGTATCAGTGGTTCCGATGTGACCTTCGCCGGGGGAGAGTGTACTGACGTTTATAATCCAAGAATAAATCTTGGAGCACCATATTCAACTACAACTACAGGCGAAGCAGGCGGCGGCACTGTCATCGAAAAGAAGAAGGCGTTTGCAAAAGCAGATATTAGTAACACAAATTCTGACCACGATCTTAGTACAATAGCACCGTTTAGTCTCTATAGCAGTTCTATAGACGATCCTAAAGATTACAAGGCAGAGATTTATGATAATTTCAAGAAGGGTGTGGATATAACGAATCTTCATTCGGATGCTTATGGGGATGATAGGGAGATCCCAATTCAGTCTCCTTTTACGGAACATTGGGTAGGGGGTCACTCCCATAGGCATCAACATTTAAACATGATGCGTCCGAAGATACCGCAAGCAGACCCAGGATTGCAAAACATCACAATGAGTCTAGACCACGCTGGACGCAGGTTCGAGGGATTCAATCTTACAATGTCTCAGGGACAACTATATGTTACCTCCCCAAACTTGTATGCCTTGAATCATGAGCCACCAGGAACATTTAATGTTTCTCTTACTTCTAGTACACACAACAGGTCGAGAATTCTGAGGGATCCACTAGCAAAGAGACCGGTCAATATAAGAAATATAAAGACAACAGCCAGTGAATATGCAAAAGACACAACGCTAAACATCGGCAATTATAAGCATGAATATGAAATAGTCCAAGGAACGTCGGTAGAGATGAATCCCGTGTTTCTTGTTCGAACAGCTTCAACTGAACCAGTGGAGAACACAAGCAACTCTCCATTCTTTGTTGAGATAAACGAGAGAAGAAAGTTTGAGAGACCAACAAGAAAGAACGTATTCGTTAACAGGTTTTCTGCTCCTGGTGGGCCCGAGACTGCTGGTGATAGTTTGGGTGGACCAGGTCTTGATATAGCGACAAATCAATATTCTGTTTATAATTCACTAAACTATAGAAACATGATGCCGAGAATGGCACTGGACGAGTGGTCAATGGACAGGGCAGGCAAGTTTGGACATGCTAGTAACAGTTCAATAACCGCCTCTAGTCCGACCGCATCGTATCACAAGGTTTATCACAACCCTCGATACGTCGCTACTGCAAGTTGGGAATCCGGAGTGGAATGCAGAATAAAACACGACAACCAGTTTGTGCAACATCAGATACCTCAGAGTGATCTAGGGTATGCTTGGATAAAGAATTCTACAACAGAGACTACCTGCAGTTATGCAAGACTAGAATCTAAGTTTACATACCCAAAAGCACAATCGGATCAGACGGTTTACGAAACCAATGAAGCAAACGCCGTCGATTTTGACTCTCCAGGGTTTGTTTCTGCAAGTGACATGGGCTTTGGTCATTATGGTGCTAACGGCAGGGTCCTCACTACTCGACCTGATGTCCTTGGTGGAGGCTCATCGCTGGTGGGATTCGAGCCAGTAGATTTTGCTGGATTAAATTTTATAGTTGTCGAGCCGATATCTTCAAGCTATAATCTGCTTGGATATGATGATGTGAGTGTTAAATCTGTTGGCGGTGTTTATTCGAGAGTAAATTATTTAGCAGCCCGAGATGACGGCGCACGTTTTCGCTCTAATGTAGCGCACGGCACGCTGTCGCCAGATGTGTTTAAGTGGGACGCACATCTCTTAAATGCGATCTTGTCAAACAGAAACGGTCCATACGGTTATCCTTCTTGGAAGCAACTGAGAGCAGGGCAGCATCCAGTTGCTAGAAAGCTTCGAAGGGACAACATAATGGCACCTATTGTGGAAAGGGATAACGCACTAGTAAACTCATTCTCGCCTGCTTATTTTACTAGAGGTGATTATTCTTGGCCAGATAATATAGACCACCAGAGAGCAAGAACAAGCAGGACAATTAGTGCTCAAAGATATCGCTTTACAGAATCTGCAGTAACATCAAAATTCGGACCCCTCAAAACAACAATGATAGGCAAGTCTGTAGCTGGACTAGCCAATTCGTATGGGTCCTGGAGGGACGCTCATTCTGCTGGTGGTACCCAAATTTCTGTAGGGGGAAAGGTTACGCACGGAAACGATTTAGTCACTTTTTCAAACCCGGAACTGGTAAACTTTTTACAAATAGACGAAAAAGCATCAGCCACTCCGTTGAGAGATAAAATTGGAGCGGACATTATTCAGACATTATATTCCGAAACAATATATCCGAGAGATTCCAATTCTTATTCAAACAGAGTTAGAGGAAGAGAAAATTTTATCATTGACTGGTGGAAGCCAAAGAGAGCGGACAGGCAAACTATAGATAAGCACAACTCTCAGGGATTGCACATTGGATTAACTAGCAGTATGTGGCCACTCGATGCACAAACAAATTTTGGAACATCTAACGAAATAGCTCTGGGCACAGACATCCCGGGAGCCTTCGGAGAAGGTGAATTAATGTCTTCTTATTGTTTGTTTCGTTCAGGTGGAGTTGGCTTAGGTGCATATCCAACCGCTTCAGCCATGTATGCTAGAAAGTTTCCAGAAGAAAATTATATATTTAATTTAACATTTAATACGACAGTTACAGAAAAATACTGGGGCGGCGCAAGCGACGGCGATCATACATCATATTACATACAGTTTTATCCTCCTGAAGCCTCTGCCGTGGTGCATTATATATATTTTTGTAGGACTGCCGAGACTGCAAGCGTAAACAATGCGGCTGACATCGTCGTCGGAGCTAACAAAATATGGATCCCCCTTTCGGAAAGTAGCTATACAACAACTACACTCGCATCAGCTGTCAAAGATGGGCTTAATAGTAATTCTATATTTAAAAAAGTTGCAAAAGCAGAATCAAGCACCAATAAACTTAGTCTACATTTTAAGGGCACTTGGGACAATTCTTATGTCGGCGGTGATTATTTGGCGGATGAATATTCTGACTCCACCATCGATGGTCAAATCATGATCGGCTACCTCGACACGAGCCCCGTTTTTCTATCGGCGTCCTCCAATACTAGCACTTATTTGGCTGGTGCAGCAAAGTGGGAAGCTGGTGAGATGGCAGGACGCGATCCTTTTAATTATAAGGATTATGATGATTACGCGATGCAGATGAGATTAATTGGAAAAGATTATTCTATAGTTCCTGAATATAGAATTAGTGAGGAAATGCCAAACTATATTGGTAGAGCCGCAGCGGATCCCTATTTTTCATGCCCACAGGCAGATTTTTTGCAGATGACCGGAGCACTGGATGATTTTGCTGATAGTAGTAAATCAGATTTTTTCAAAGTCTACGGACATAGTGACTTTATAAAATACTTTGACATTGTGAAGGAAGGGCATAAAGAACTGGCAATGTCAGAGAACAGTCTAACTCTCAGGTGTAAAGCGATGAAAAAGTTTCTTCCATATGAAGGAATATATCCAGCACAGAGAACTTTGCAGTTAGCAACTATGTTTAGTGAATCATACGGTCCACAAACTAATGTTGCGGTTGAAAAATTCGGGCAGACGAAGGGAGGATACGAGCCTTATGGAAGTTGGAGAACAGCTTTACAACCTTTTTACGCTCCAGGAATCGCCTACAATTCTATAAAATCTGGCATTGCTGTTGATTATCCTGTCTTTACTCCCAACAGAGATAGAAAGTTTAATTTGTTTTGTACGACATTCGACAAACAAGACAACAATCATATTAATATAGGACAAGCCAGCGAATGGGCGCAGCTTATATCTGGAAGTCATGGTAAAAATTCATCCGCTGCCAATTCCGGATTAAGTATATCGATGTGGGTTTATTTTGATGAAGATCCTGATGCAGACGGCAACACTGATACTTCCGGAAGCTTGTTGGTATTCAAGGATGATGATAATGCTACAGAGGGTATTCATTTTACAAAACATGGCGGCCGCCTGATGCTATCGATGTACACCGATGCATCAAATTATAAAAAGTGGTGGACAAAGCCATATAAGTCCTTAACAACTGCAGATAAATGGTACCATGTCGCCGTCGCAAAGAAATTTGATACATCTACACCAGATTTTTATATCGACGGCGAACAAATCGAAACTCAAGGGGCTGCTACCGCTGCGGGAATAACTGGCACCGCCGGGAGTTTAACGGAAACGTCCGTTAACATGGACGGTCATAGCACAACAGCAACCGGAAATTGTACCATAGGAAATCACAGATATGGGCACACCAACACTAATCATGCTCTCAACGCAATGGAAGTTGCTATTTCTGAAGTCAGTATTTTCAATACAAAGTTGACGGACGAGTCTGTTAGAGGACTCTTCGGCGGCGGCGTCAGGCAGCGTGGACCCTGGCGACCAGATTTGTGTGTGGAACAGCCTCATGTGGATAACTTAATAGGGTGGTTCCGAATGGGAAACGACACTGGTTATGTCATGGCTGGAACTTCTGGTTCTATAACAATGACAAACAATCTTGGATTAAATAATCATGCTATGCCTCTGTACAGGAAGACTCTTGTCGGCGGCGGCAAAGGTTCTTTGGCTGGAGTCGAGACCACGACTAAGGGCAAATTTGTAGGATTTACAGATGCTTGGTCAGCTGGTGCCCAAACTGGATATGGAATTACATTGTTGGGAGAAAACGGCGTAGACACAAACATGGAACTAACAGGGGCTTTTCAATATCCTTCCTACATCACTGGTTCCGCGTTTAACGAAACATCTGATTTCGGCATACCACGCATCGGTTCTGCCAGCTGGGGGGAACATCAGGCGAAAGGAGCAGACCCAGAGTTGGCGGAAGCAACGTCTTATTGGACTCAGGGAGATTATGGAAGAAATTTTGGTACATGGGGCGTCCAACGTGTTGAAAGACTTCCGTTTGAGGTAATTATTGATCCAACCCGCTTGGTCACAAATACAGTTAAAAATATTGGCACAGCCAGAAATGTTGCAAGATTAGACGAGAGGTTCACCTTTTACGAAATGGAGCCACACCCAAGTGCCAGTTTACAGCCATGCTCATTCTTGAGAAGTAGGTCATCTGGATCGGCAGATACTGGTGCTCGACACCTACCCCATCTTTCAACTGTGGTTCCGGAAACATACTGGGGGGCGACACACCAAACACCGATAACCTCTTCTATGTTGACCGCTAGTTTTAGTTTGTCGAGAATGCGGGTCTTGAGTGACACGACATACTCGAAGGCAGCTAACAATTTTTTTGCTGAAAGTTCAAGATTCTTTTTGGAGGGGGGACATACTACAACTATCGCATCCGAAGATACGTTACAGACTGCTGTAGATCCGAGTAAAACATACAAGTTCCGATTGAGGTTAAATCGTCCCAATACGCAGGACTTTCCGATGTATAATCGTGCGGCTGCATTTGGACCACCAATCAACGCAGGACCTGGTGATCATGGATTGAATCGGTCACAGAACTACGTAGGTCATGGATTCGCCCCGTATACTCCACCTCATTATGACAATTATGCAGAGGTTGAATATATATTCAATCCGTCCGTTGGCGTCTCATATGAGACCATAGAAGATGTTCTTAACAGGATAACCGAACAAAATAGTTTGGGCACCGCAACCATTAACTATAATAGGTATATTCAGGGTACTGGTTCAAAAAATAATTTTGGAATCTCAGGAATTACAAATAGTGATTATGTGTCGGGTCCAGGCACCAGTACTGATTTTCAAAGTATCAATGCCGCGACTGCATCTTTAAATAAAACACATGCGATGCAATTATCTGCTAGTTTTTATGGTATGGATTTGGCACAAGGAAGCCTGGTTCCAATATTTGAGGGAACAGAAAGAGATGCGGACATTCTTCGAAAATCGTGGGTTATACAGAGTAAGTGGGAAACCCCAAATATGGATTTCCGTCAGACCACTCCTACAATAGCAAAGCCTCATTATATAACCACTGCGAAAGGGATGTGGCACCAAACAGGAGCGTATGATGATCCCAGTTCGTTTATAGAAATTATGCCACCAATTGATGGGTCTGAAGATTTGTCAAGTTTATTAGGTGTTCATTTTAGAAAAGGTGAGCGAAAAATAAAGGAGCAAAGAGCCCTTTCTATCGGACAATTGCCAGAAGAGCGTAAAGTATCGGAAGCGGTTGTTGCGATTCCGTTTGTGGAAGATGAGAGTGGCAACAGAAAGTTCTTTAACATTCCAAAGAACGAGGTATATAAGGCTGTCCAGAACGAGGGGTATCCAAATTACAAGAAAGCGTATATTGATACTGTTGAGGGACGAAGACTTAGACACGGTCGCGGTCGTAACAAGGGGACAACCACAGAAGTCGTGGCAAACCCCATATCATCCCGGACAAGTATTCAAACAATGGTAGGAAAGATGCTTAAATATGTTATTCCTCCAAAAATGAATTTCTTAAAATATAACAATGAGGAAGAAAAATTTGTGCACCCATTTGCAATGTACATCTTTGAATTTGAGCATACTTTGTCTAAGTCGGATTTGGCGTATATGTGGCAGAATCTCCCGCCAGATGTTGCATTGAACGACTTTCATAACAATGATGATGATACACTGCAAGCAGAATCTGTAGTTTCTCATGATTTGGGAGGCGCAACAGATCTCTTAGGTGGCAGCTTTAACAAAAATGTAAAATGGATGGTATTCAAAGTTAAACAAAGAGCTGAAACAAACTATTTTAAGAAGATATCACGAGACAAACTACCGGTCGGTCACCCTGAAAGGGAGTTATCCGTTGAAAACGATATTTTTGAATATGGATACAACTGGCCTTATGATTATTTCTCGTTGGTTGAACTAGTTAAAATTGATGCTGGAGTGTCTTTTGCGAAGGATAGGGACATAGTAGAACCCTTAACACCGGAACAGGCAGAACAAACCGCAAGAGCTGTTGCTGGATTGGTGCCACAAGAGAACGAAGAAGGGGAACAAGAGGTCGACTTCAAGAATTTGTTCCCAAAAGAGGATGAATAATGTCGTTTTTCAATAAAAAAGAAGAAGTGATGGAGGTTCAGCTTACTCAATACGGGAAGTATCTTCTTTCTAAGGGGCGATTTAAGCCAGAATTCTATGCCTTCTCAGATGACGAGGTTCTTTATGATGCGTCTTACGGAGAGAATGTGAATGAAACCGCAAAAACATCGTTTGAGAGGATACAGAACGACACAGTAAGGATGAGACCCTTGTACGAACACGAGGGAGCGGAAACTCGTGTCACCAGAACAAACAAGCATATTATGTTGGCAAATCTTTTTCGAAACATAGGAGCATCCCAAAAGAGGGTCGCTGGTAATCTTTATGGGAAAGACTATGTCAACGACACCGCAATGGTTCCGGATGATAGGAAGTTGATGAGAAACATCCTAGGGAATTCAGAGGTGGGCAACAAATACGCTCCTGCATGGTGCGTTTATAGCTTGAATGATCAAGAATTTGAGAGCCCGATACAATTAAGCTCTTCTGGTCCCAACATAGGAATGAGAAGACCACAGATAAACTTGATTGTTGATTATAACATGGAGGCTGAAAAGGTAGAAGTCGGAGATACCATAACAATGAATGAATACTTTGAGCAGGACGGTATGGGTCAAGTTCTAGGATTTGTTGACGGATATGAATTAACTATTGATACTGAGAGTATCACTTTAGAAGTATTAGAAAAGAATGTTTCCACTTCTGATGATAAATTCGATGTTGAATTTTTTTTGGTTGAGGATGAGGAAGAGTTTCTAGAAGGAACAACAACGGTAAAGGAAGAAAAACTTTTATCATTAAAGGTGGATGCCAACTTTGATTCAACCATGAGAGACGAGTTATCGACATATGTAGAGGTTTTGTTTGATGAGCATGCTGGGCTGGGCATACCAGAAGATTTTGAAGGAGAAACTTTTTATGGACACATCGGAATAGAAGACGAGCAGGTGTGTGACTAATGTCTAGAGTAGATTTTTCAAAAGATGACATTATCGGAGATTTCTTGCCAAACGTGGGAATACGTAGAATCACGCTAGAGTCTGCTTCAGAAGAAGACATGGCAGTAATGGTAGACTTGGTCATCGACGACGTACTGGACGAAGATATCAAAAACGCCACCGCAAAAGCAGTTGATGAAGATTTAACTGTAGTCCGTCGTCAAATGGGTCGCGGCCGCCACGCAAGAAATATTGTAGTGGGGTCCAAATCATCCATGTCTGTAATAGACGAGGCTTTAAAGGTTTGTGTTGTGGTGGCAACAAGCGAAGCAGCGAATATAGTGATAAAAAGACTTTTTTCTCGACGAGGTCAGGTGGCAAATTTTCAAGATCGCTTAAGACAGATTACGTCAAGAGGGCTTGAATATTTGGAATCTTCCATCGCCCAAGCGATGCAGGGATTGGCGAATAGAAGGCAAGACATTTTATTTTTCCAAGACGGAGCTAGACCTATTAGCGGCGAACAATACTATGCAGCTATAGCAGATCATCTTAAGGAATATGATACCGACGGCAACGAAGTACATAAACTTTATAAAACTTTTTCAATGCCAGAAATAAAAAATGATGTTAATAGTTTGCACATTTATGCGTTTACTTTTATGGATTTTAATGTTTTTGACTTGGAGATGGATCCAAGTGAAATGACCTTTTTAAATAATACATATGGGAAACTGTCGTACAGCAAAGTTATAGAAAACGGATCGTTGAACCCTCACAGTATGGTTTTGTTAGATTCAAAAGGCACTCCTTGGTCTGGACCCTATCATGTCATGCAAGACGGGTCTTACATGAAGGGAAGGTTTCACGAAGCAGACGTTAATGACCCAGAACAGTATTTAGCAAGCCTTATGATTCCCAATGTTAAGGTTCAGGATTTTAGAAGGTTTCAGAGATCGGAAAAGGATACGTACTTACCAAAAACTTTACCGAGTTTTTTACAAGAGAACAAAAGAGCAAAATACCTTAATAATATTCGAGCAAATCAGTTTAATGCAAGAGCAGAGATAGATCACGATCCTATCACTGGTCATGTTAGTCTTGAGTTTTTAGTAGATCAAGAACAAATATTTGTAAACAATTCTAAATATGGGCACCTTTATAACAATTTACCCAATCGTTCAAAATATAAGATAATGCGTTCTAGAGATTATTTTAGATTGACTAACTTAAAAATTCTTAGAAGAAGAATGACTAAAAGAGATCTTGGAATTAATAGACTGGGATTCGGAGCAAAAGACATATTCGACAGAGAAGTTCCAGAGTTTATAGTTGTCCAATCTGGCGAAAGACCATCAACTGCTTATCGAGCCAGCACATTTGATACAAATGACCTATTGGTGCCTCGTGAATCCAGTAATGGTTCAGTTTCGGACGAACCATTTGGCACTTTGGCTTGGGAAGTTTACGGGCACTTGACGACTTGGTTTCAAAATTCTCCTAGAACTCCTCTGCCTATTGCAAATGACGGGATGCCCCCGTTTCCTTTCTACAGAAATTTTATAGGAACAGACGAGTCCCTGGATAGTGTTTACGATGGAGTATATCAATATGGTATTGAGTTATCGTATGAGGACGGATTAGAAAAATATTTACAGGAGATTCTTATTGTTCTCAGAGACCAAACAAAGCAACTAGAGAGATATTACAATGAATGTTCTATCCCAGTTACTACGTCCAAATATTTTAGTAGATCCGGACTCTCTAGTCCGACTTCGGATGAGTTATATCCGGACTATAGAGAGAAAAACGTTGAACGAACAGAAAGCAGGGGAAACTACAACCACATAACAAGAACCTTCGATCCTGCTTTTGTAAATTCTGCCAGACAAAGATATAGTTTCGTGGAAATGGCAAGGGCATACTTTGAAGCAGTTAACGTTGTGTACGCTGACGCAATTTTTAGGATTGGAAATCTAAATCCTAGTGATTCTCCGAGGTTATCTGGATTTAATCTCGACAATGTTGTAGCACTACTGAGACCTGAGAACTCTCGGCCGGAACAAATATTGGAGATTTTAAGATCATTCCAGGAATTACACGGATTACTGGAAGACATTTTAGACATAGATTTAATAAAAGACGCTTCCAATGTTAGGTTGACCCCATCGGAAGCAGGGTCTGCAGGTAGAAACCCCAGGATAATGAGGGTTAAGAAGTGGTTTTCCGAAGCGGATGACTTTGTAAGTGCCGATTTAAGATATTTACCAGTTGCAGCCCCAGGAATTTTTGATCTTATAGGGAAAGCTACACAGATATCTGCTGTGGACGATGCTTCTGTTTTCGGGACGGACCTCGTGGGCAATACAGGCATAAGAGATTTGGGCCCCGATGTAGGCGACCTCGCAGCCGATGTGGAATTGCTTGACCAATTCACCGGACCGGGACCAGTGGAATATGAGATGGAGGACAGAACTGCGGTTACAACTGAGAAGGTAAGACTGGCTGCGGGAGGAAAGAATTACAGAGGTCGCCGCCGCCGTCGAGGGTCTCATCGCGTTACCAGCGAGCAGGTAAAAGAAATGTGGTTTCTGGAGGAAGATAAATTCGGGATTGACGCCGAATCGGATGGAAAAAAATTTAACAACGCACCAGCTGCTTTTACTATGAATTCATACAAGATGGGCAAAAACCAACCCACCTTTACTTTTGGGACTGGAACAGAAAATGGAGCAGAAGAGGACTTTATAATACAATATGAAAAGAAGTCATCCCGCCGCGGCGCACGCGGTAGAAAGAGGCGGTCTTCTGGAATTAGTGGAAAGCAGCTTGATATTATAGACAAGCACGTAGAATATACTCTTATTAATAAGAAGAAGAATGATAGTGGTAATTCAAATTTCTCTTCATGGAGGACCGGACCACCCAAACCGATGAAAAACAAGGGAATCTCCGCTGCGGTCAACCAATCAATCTTGGACAAGATGGAAAAAAAGTTGAATATTGAATTAGTAACGGAAAATAATGGGGCGTACTTTGTAAGAAATCTTGACGAAATTATGGAGTCTAATAAGCGGAGTTTAGCGGATAAAATTCAAGACAGCATGAAGGTTCTTTGTGACGCAGTGGCGATTGAGGATAAAAACTTAATAGAGTTTATTCCGGACTTCTCCCCCGAGTCGGCTCCAGAGTTTGAGATTACGGATAGGGCGGTTATAATAACAGAGATGGTAAGAAAAGCATCAGTTGCTATGAGTGACAAATCGGAGATGGAGTCTAGGCAGATTAGGATTCCAAAAATAGAGAAAATTTTGTCCAATAAGCCGTCTGTGCTGAAGACAGATGAGGAAAAAAACACCTTTAATCCGCCGGTTCAAATAAAGAAGTTGGCGGATGGAATAAAGCCAATTGGTGCAACAAACTTTAAGGCATCCAATACTTTGTTTGGAACGGTGCAGAAGATAAAGAAATTAGATGGATTTACAAAGGATGCATCGGGTAAACCGATCCTGTCAGCCCCCAAGTACAGGGATGTAAAGGTTTCGGAGGTTAAGGCAGGTCTCCCGCCTGGAAAATATAAGCTAGAAACGTTTGAGGATTCTAAATTGGGAATAGAGAAACCACCGGTCTCTACCGGCAAGAAGTTCTTTACAGTTGAGAAGCCCACCAACATTGAATCTAAATCAAAAAAGAAGATTCCGAAAGCTAAATCAAACTTTGAACAAATAGAGAAGATGGCAAGAGATGTGGCACCATCTGGAATTAAGAGCAAGTCCGGACAAGTGATAAAGACGGGGTCTAAGATTCGTGCATCCAAGACTCCCATCGCGAATAAGAAAAAGGGAAGAAAAGGAAAGGTGAAGTTAGGAAAGTCTACCCCTCCTAGCCCCTTTAAGTCTTCTAGGGCAGCACCAGCGATTACAGGAAGGGCGGCAGCTCCTCTTCGTGCTGCACCTGCAGGCGTTCCAGCGATGTCTCCGATGTCATTACCCTCCCCAGGCGGCGGCGGGAAGGGGTACTAAGGAGTATGAATAATGTCTGAAGAAAATAACAACGGAAACAACAACTCTTGTGATCCGCCAGCGTATTGTCCTCCATGGCGTGCAGGTTGCACGCCGAGTCCTGGTTATATGGATGACCCACGGAATCACGTAGAACCTCTTCCGCCTGAGCCCACTCCGGTTGAAATAGAGAGAATACATCCAGCTTTGTTCTACGCCCAGCCTGAAGCAGACTTTGAAGAAATAGAAGAGGTTCACTCTGGACATAATTTTTCTGCTGGGAAAAGCAAGTGGTTAATAGACCCAAATCTTCTTCCTGGTAATCAACATGACCCGATAGTTAAGTTTTTTCCGAAAAACCAGGATCCTCTTGCGGGCAATTCATACCCAGCGAATGTTCCTGCTCAGGACATAGTGCACGAAGACTCTCACGGACCTGTAGATACTTTTAGATATGTAAGTGGAAAATTTTGGTTGCATCGTGGCCACGGCGAGGGCATCGTTTCTCCTGGTATACGGTTCCACTGGATTGCCAAGCCAAAATTCACATATTATAATTCTTCAAATACTTTATGTAGGGGATCTGGGCACACTTTAAGCAAAGCAGACCCAAATGATGCTAGAATTCTTCCACAAGAAGTATGGATAAATTCTGATTGGGTATTAAATTCTTTAACGCCCCGCACCGAGATTGCGGGAGGACTGGACCTCCCAGTCTTTTATGAGTCGTTTAAAATTACATTCCCGCCACATCCTGAACCAGGAGGGTGGTCCTCGTGGAAGTGGAGAGATTACATGTACGGATTAGCAGGACATCTTTCAGAACTTGGTACATTGAGTCGTGCTGAGACCCTAGAATTCGGCCGAACTCATGCGAGGACCGATCCTAGGTTTTTACCATCTGGTCCGGATTCTTTACTCACCTGGCCCAATTGGGGCGACGCATCATATACAAAAAATTTGTTTCCGGTGATACCGTTTTTTGGAGATATGAGCCTGTGGGACGACCCTGACGGTGCTGCTTTTCGAGATCCGTCTTTTCGACCACCACACGCCGGAGGATTAATCTTCTTTGATCACGCTACAAACATCCCGGACTTCATGACAAAGGAAGAGCTAGAAGAGACAGATTTCAATCCAGGATTGTATTCGGATGTGAGAGGGGTTTATAATTTTTATGATTGTGTGTATGAAGAACTAATTTCTCCCAATTATACAGAAAACCGTCTTCCCAATTATTATAGGATGAGACCGGAAAAGAGGAATAAAAGGAATACCGTTACAGAGGAATACTTCCGGAAAAATATTGCAGAAAGTATGTCTGGGGACGAGGGAAGTAGACAGCAGGAAATTATCCGTCGCAAAGCAATAGAAAATTATGGAGTATTTGATCCAATTGGTCATCCTGTTGTTAATACATGGGATGTTTTTGAGAATCCGGGTTTGGAAGAATTTAAAACAATATATGATGAACGCCGAGTATTTCCAATGTACGCGGAAATTGAATTCACATCTAACGAAAGATCTTTGTTTGTAGAATCTCTAGAGATGGGATCAGAGAAGAATTTTATGGGAGAGATAATGACACCCCTTGCAAGAACTTCGAATGGTGGTGGATCCGTGAGAGACAGGATGCTAGTAAAAACGCTTCCAATGAAGGTTGTTACACAATTTTTGGGCGGCGGCACCGGGAAATCTGAACGCCGCCGCGCCAGAACGTGGGGAATTGGATCTTTATCTACAGATAAGACGCATTCTATGTCGGATGTTTTTAAGCATAACGTGAGATCTATGTCTTTAGAAACGTGGATGCAATGGTTAAACCAGGAAGAAGAGGCAATTCAAGAAGAGGAGGGCACTGCGGTATCCCCACAAGATAAGTTTAGAAGTTTAATTGGTAAAATCGTTATAAAATCTAGGATTAAGCAAACAATTGAACAAACTTATAGAGAGAAATTTACGCAAGTATTAAACGGAAAACCCGCACATTCTGAAATATTGGCATATAGGGTAGAAAAACTTTTGAATGGTACTCCAATACAGAATTTCTTTTTCGCAACAAGTAATGATGTAGAGATAATCAGATACTTAGACAGTCAGGTTGAATACGGGAAACAATATTCTTATAGGGTTCATGCCATATCTTTAGTGGTAGGAACAAAATATGCGTATGTTGATTGTATGACTGACGCTGCAGTTGAGAATTTCTATAATCAATCCCGTGACCCCCGTAGAATTTCAGAAATGTTTTTCGGAGTTATACACAAGCCAAGCGTTCTAGTTGTGGAAGTCCCGATGCAAGAAAGAAGCATAACAATCATCGACAAACCCCCAATACCTCCGGACATTAATATAATCCCTTTCAGGGGAGATAAAAATAGAGTGTTATTTAATTTGAACGGGACAACTGGAGAAATGGCCGCAAAACCAGTGGTACTAGAGGAAGACGATTACGGACAGTTTAGTACTGTCGTGGCATCTCAGAATCCGGGCACCACCGACGTTTCGAAGGAATCCCTTCCGAACCAAATAATACACTTTCGAAATGATGACCCAGTTAAAATATTTGAGATTTTTAGGACTGATGAGGAACCGACATCGTGGGAGTCATTTTTTGATAAAAAGATAAAAAGGATAGAATCAGAGGCCACAAATGCTTCGCATGTTGACGTGATAAGTCCGAATAAAAAATATTATTATGCATTTAGAACAGAAGATATCCACGGTCATCCATCCAACCCTTCTCACATTTATCAGGTGGAATTGGTGGCTGATGATGAGATGACGTTCTTGAAGATGGATATTTTCAATTTTAAAGAAGAGATTGAACCTAGAAAGATGTCCTTTGACCATAAAATAGAAATCTCACCATCGTCCTTGCAAAGGGTGCTTCCGATGCCATCGAACGGCAGTTTAGAAACTTGGGATGCAGAAGGTCAACCAGTTGGGGATGTTGGTACTGCCGAAAATCCACGCGAAACATTGTGGGGTAAGCAGTTTAAATGTCGAATAACGTCGCGCTCTACGGGCAAACAAATTGATATAAACTTTAAATTTAAAAAGAAGTATACTAAAATAGAAGAAGAAATTCAGAATAATGTAGATATTAATAATAAATGTTAGGTTTTCTTTTTTATTGAATCCTAATTAGATAGTAGAATAGTAAGGAGTAAAAAATATGGCTTTTCTTGATAATTCCGGAGATATTATATTAGATGCAGTGTTAACGGATACTGGACGCTTCCGGATGGCAAGAGGGGATTTCAAAATAACAAAGTTTGCGCTTGGTGACGACGAAGTAGATTATTCCCTTTATAATAGAAATCACCCAAGCGGGTCCTCTTATTACGATTTAGAAATCTTAAAAACACCGGTATTAGAATCTTTTACGAACAATACTTCTCTCATGAAGTCAAAACTCATGACCATCACCAATACTAACATACTTCATTTACCGATCTTGAAACTATCCGACGGCGGGTACAAGGGTACCGCAGCAGAACTGCTTTTTTCAAAACTAGCAAACATCGGAACGTATGTTGTGACTGTGGACTCAAATACTGAGGACTCTGATACTTCGCTAAAGGAGCCAGATGTTAACGGGAAGGGCGTGCTTTTAGGTGCTCTGCGCGGCGGCGGACCCAATTACATTGCAGTTGAAACAGGGCTGGATACATTGAAGATTCCGCCTTCGTTGGATGTCCCCGCCAATTTGCAAGAAACACAATTTATAATAGAGATGGATGATAGGCTTGGGTCTTTAACGGGACCTCCGTTTTCTCCTAGTCAAGGAGCATCTCTACCTGCTTCATTTATAGATGATGACCAGATTGCCAGCTATTACATTAGTGCAAACTCAGGGATGGATTCTGGAGGGCTAATACGAAATCGTTATGATACTCGCCGCGGCACTGAAGAGCGCGGGAGCCCAACCGCACATAGAATCCGCGGTCCTAGAGGAAGAGTGTTAAACTTCAGAGTAAAACCCAGTATAAACCTAACAACTTCGACATATCTTTTCGAAAAGTTGGGGAGCACATTTACTCAAACGGCAGATGACGCCCCACTCACCGGATTCAGAAGTGGTAAGACGTATTATTATATTGACTCATACGTGAGAGTTACGGCGGCAACGACTGGGTATTCTATCGACATACCAGTTCGATATATAAAGAAACAAGGAACAACTTAATACAAGGATTATAAGATGGCTACAACTTTCAAGACATTTCTCAACAGCGATATCGTAACAACAAAGACTCTACTTCATGAGGCTATTCCCATTACTGGTGCGATAGTGTCAGGGACATACAACAGGGACGGGAGTCTTGGGACAGAATTAAATATTAAAAATTATTCCCATAAGATGTTCCAGTCTGTTTATGATTATCCATATCTGAGTTCTTCTGCGAATCATATATTCGACATTACTGCTGGTTACTCTACTGGCTCTGTCCTGTCTGGAAACGTTAAGCAAGTAGCCAGAACCGATCAAGAAAAGAAGATTCAAATTTATAATCAGATGGCACAAGTTTTGATGGGTCACGATAAAGACGGAAACATTAGAGCATTTGACCAAGACGGCGATGTAACCGGCAACCCAAAGACAGGAAAGATTCACGAAGCGTTTTTCGTTAATTTCGCTCGCCTTCTCACAAAGGATGAGATAAAGAAGGGGTCCTTCAATATGAAGATAGGTGTTTCGCCTCATTACGGAAATCCTGCTTCTCCTGAAGAAACTCACGGCGACTTGCGAAAATATGCTGGACGGTATATTACAATCGCAGACACCAACGCTGCTAACGAATATAGAATCAACTCACCAGCGGGTGAATACGGCATACTATCAGCCTCTTCTGGCGGTACTGCTAACGCTATAGTCGCCCCAATTGCGCACGGTTTGACGACCGGTTCAAGCCACCCAACTTTGCCAGGAAACATTGGTTTGATATTTTATCAAGCAGGCATAGCCGTATTAGATGCTAGAATGTTTGCTAGAGCAAGCCACGACGGCGGCGGACCCGCTGGAGTCAGGCAGGTGACGGCTTCATCCGGAGTAGTCTATCACTTGACAGGCGGCATACTTAACTCTGCTAGCTGTATGATGCATAGGCAAATCGCAGATTCTGCCACGAGTGACATAACAGCATTGGCTCACTCTGATGTCTATTCTCTATTTACAGGATCTTCCATTCAAACAGCTTGTGATTCTTTGCGACATAGGATACTTAATGTCTCATTTAATAACTCTACAGAGCTTAACTCAACAGTGTATTTCTGTAGAGCACATCACAATGAATTCAACTACAGCTCTAACCCAACTTATTTAACGGAGAGTCAAGTCAGGGTCAAGAATGTTCCAAGCGACATGCCTGTAAGTTACATTACTACAGTTGGATTGTACTCGCCAGATAACGAATTGTTAGCGGCGGCAAAGGTCTCAGAACCTTTGAGAAAAGATCCGACCAACGAACTAACTTTAAGAGTTAGGTTGGATTATTAAAGTGATATGCCATATTATAGATTCAAATCAGGAGATTTGCTCTACAATAGGATAAAGACCTTTCCTCAACAAAACTTTGTAATCTTTGATTCAAAGGTTTATATAAGCGGGTTTAAAAATTCTAAAGCAAAATTCAACAACGTCAATGCAACAACTCAGGGGTACCTAAGTCTTTATGAGCTGAACGTCGATAGAGCCATCGACCAGTCTGGAGCCCCTCCGGGTAGCGGATCTATCTTTCCTTTTGTGACAAAGGGGGGAGCAAGAACAGCGTTTAGGACGATAAGCACCAGCGAATTTGACAGTCTAGACCAATATTCTTATGGAGATACTATAAAGGGCAAGTACCCTTTGACATCTAGTATTAAAAGAACATACTTTGCGTCAGTTGGTGCTTCAACTGTTGATGTAACTGAGGATATTGGCTCGTTTAAAAAGCTTACCGGTAATAGAAAATATATTACAGCGTTGAAAAACACTTTTGATAAGTATACTCACTTAAGCGAGCATTATGCTTTCAACACTTCGTCTACAAACTTAAAGGGCGTCAATTGGGATAAGGGAACCCAGGAAATGTCCCTTATTGAGATTCCATCTATTTTTTATGGATCCTCGATAAAGAAGGGGTCGGTAGCTCTTAAATTCTACGTAACGGGAACATTGGCCGCCGAACTAAGAGACACGAAAAGAAATGGAGAACTTATACAGGTATCGGGAACGTATAACGCCTCGACTGATGATGGTAAGGTGGCAGGAGTTGTGTTATATAACGAAGGGTTTTTGGCACTAACTGGGTCCTGGGACATCAACGATGCTTTCACGGACAAATATATAGGCAGCGATTCTTATACCCCAAAATGGAAATACTTTGGAGTTGGAACAAATGATGGCACTGCCGCAGGAGTTTTGACCGGGTCAACTTTTGTAATCGATTTCGAAGGAGTGAATTACGTTCCAACAATAACAATGTTAACACACGCGCCAAAAGGGGTTCTAAACAATTCTTCTAACCCAACATACATTAAAAAAGGACAGCATACTAATCCCTCTACTTCAAGTGTTCACTTCGAAGAATACGATAAGGTGGAAATAAAAAATCTAGAACATACTCCGTATTCAGATCCAACCGGATCATTTAAAAAGCAAACATATATATCGAAGATCGGAATATATGATGAAAATAGAAATCTTATCGCTATAGCAAAATTAGCGAACCCCGTCAGAAAGACTGAGGACCGAGAATATACTTTTAAAATAAAGCTAGATTTTTAAAATGTCCGCCAAGCATCGGCAAGAGTTCGAATTGCTAATATTGCAGGCCAGATATCTCAGAGCACAATTAGAAGTAGACAAAAAAACCTATGAAGAGTCCCAAAAATCTTTTTCTGAATCTTTTAATCAACGAGTGAAAGAGATATTAACAAAGGAACAGAGAGAGAGTTTAGAAAAAGTATCAAAGAAGAAGGAAATTAAAAAAGAAAAAGTACCCAATGATAAAATTAAGCAAGAAAGAAAGGTACATCATCCGGAAAGTATAAAGAAGATCTATAAGGGAATAGCGAGAAGATCACACCCCGACAAGCTTGTAAACATTCCAGAAGTGGAAGCAAATATCAAAAAACAATTATTTAGAGAAGCACAGAGTGCAATGGAGAAACAGGACTTTTTGAATTTATTTGATATTGCAAGAGTCTTGGATGTTGAACTACCAGAACCAGAAGAAGGTCAAATCGACACGCTCGAAAAGAACATAAAAGACATAAAAAATGAAATAAAACAAATAAAAGAGACATCAGCTTGGCATTGGTATCACTCTTTGGATGAAAAAAAGGATGAAATTATGGTAAGATATATACAGCATGTATATGAAAGTCACATAAAATGATATTAGGATTAGATGTTTCTACGAGTATAACGGGGGCGACCCTTCTAGACGAAAATGGCGAGATAGTTTTTTGTGAGGCTTGGGATATGAGGGACAAGAAGCGTTTTAAGGATTTGTTTGATAAGGCGAGCGGTATCCGTTTGTGGCTCTTGGAGATAGCACTCAGACATAAAGTGAAAAAGATATACATAGAAGAACCGTTCATGTTTTTTAACTCTGGTGGGTCTTCCGCTAAAACAATGTCAACTTTGCAGACATTCAACGGGATGGTTTCTTGGGCAGCGTTTAGAATGCTAGGTGTGAAGCCAGAATATTTCAAGGCAACAGCTGCAAGGAAAATATGTGGCATTAAGGTTTCTCGCGGAGAGAAGGCAAAAGAAAAAGTATTGAAGTTTATCCTTGACAACATACCTGATTTTGAGGTAGAATATACTAAGTTTAATAATCCAAAGCCCGGTGTTTATGACCGAGCAGATAGTTGGGTTATCGCAAAATCGGGACTAATCACGTGGAAAGAGAAAAACTCGGAATCTTAAAAGATATCCTTGGCAGGTACTACCAGTCGGGGTCAGAACATCTTTTTAAATGCCCTAAATGCCAACATGAAAAGAGAAAACTTTCCATTAACTTAGACAAGGGTGTTTTTAAGTGTTGGGTCTGTGATTATTCTGGACTCAAAATAGCAAATCTTGTTAAAAGATATGGAACCCTGTCCAGTCATTCGAAGTGGGCTGAGATAGACGGTAGTGTTGATATTTCGTCTTTCGAAGATTTATTCCTTTCACCAGCCGTCCCAGAGAGGGATGAGGTTTCTCTTCCGGAATCTTTCGTTACTTTAACGGGTCGTGACAAATCATTTAATTCTAGGCACGCGCACTCTTATTTAAGATCTCGTGGCATAACAAGGAAGGACATTTTGAGATGGAAGATAGGGTATTGCCCCGACGGAGAATATTCGGGCAGGATCTGCATTCCTTCCTTTGATGAGAGCGGTGATTTAAATTACTTTATAGCCAGGTCATACGGGAAGCAATTTCCCAAATATAAGAACCCGCCAGTAAGTCGTGATATCGTATTCAACGACTTGTATGTAGATTGGGATGCTCCTATAGTGTTAGTGGAGGGTGTCTTTGATGCAATTGTAGCAGACAATGCTGTCCCCATATTGGGCTCGACTCTCAAAGAAGGTTCAGCGTTGTTTGAGAAAATCGTGAGGAATAAGGCGACGGTATATATGGCTCTAGACCCGGATGCAGCAGAGAAAGAGAAAAGAATAATTAATTCTCTTCTGGAATATGATATAAAGGTACATAAGATAGACGTTTCTCCTTATGAAGATGTTGGAAGCATGACAAAAGCAGAATTCGACAGGAGAAAGAAAGAATCTACCATTATTGATTCGATACACTATTTATATCAGTGTTTAAAGTTTTAGGGAGGCTACTACAATATGGAAATTACTAAAGGAAAATTAAAGAAAATAATTCGTGAAGAAGTAGAACGAATGACCATCGCGGAAGAAGCCACCGTCGGAAAAGAAATGGCTGACAATCTTATCCAAGAATTCAAAAACCTACCTTTGAGTGACCAACGAGTTTTCTTATCTAGATTTGTTAAATTTCTAAATCAAGAAAACATTTGACTTCCTTGTCAAAGTATACTATAATATAAGTTAAGAAGCATTGGAGGTTACATGCGTTTTGCGCATATTGCGGACACACACATCAGGAATCTGAAATATCATTTTGAATATCGAGAAATTTTTAAGCAACTTTATTCTTCCCTAAAGGAAGAAAACGTCGATTATATTATTCATTGCGGCGATATCGCTCATACGAAGACACAAATATCACCAGAATTTGTTGATCTGTGCCGTGATTTCTTTGAGAATTTAAGCAATATTGCTCCGACTTATATAATTTTAGGGAATCATGACGGCAATTTACGTAATAGTAGTAGGCAAGATGCTTTAACTCCGATTGTTAAAGCATTAAAATCTCCCAATCTTCACCTAATTAAGAATGCCAGAGAAGTTGTTTTGGATGAGAATTTTTGTTTAAATATTCTTTCTGTTTTTGATGAGGAAAATTGGATAAAACCGACGAATACTGAAATGATTAATATTGCTCTTTATCATGGGGCGATAGATAAGTCTAAGACTGACTTAGACTGGACATTGGGGGGTGATCATGATATTGGGATCTTTGATAATTTTGATTTCGCTTTGCTTGGCGATATCCACAAGACGCAGAATCTAGACAAGGAGGGTCGTGTATGGTATGCTGGATCAACAGTCCAGCAGAACTTTGGAGAATCACTAGATAAGGGATATTTACTTTGGGACATCGAAGATAAAGAAACGTTTACTACACGTCATATTGCATTTGATAATCCAAAGCCGTTCATTACCATTCCTCTTACCAAGAAGGGCAATTTGCCTAGAAAGATAAGCGTTCCGTCTGGAGCACGTTTAAGAATCGTTTCTGATAATAATGTTTCTTTGGATAAGATGAGAAAAGCGGTAGAAATCATTAAGTACAGACACAATCCAGAATCTGTGACCTATCTTAACCGCGCCGCTGGGCAAAAGATATCTTTAGAATCTGCTTCGGGATTTGCGAAGAAGGACCTGAGAGACATAAAGACACAAGAGGACTTAATAAAGGATTATCTTAAAGATTTTCAAGTTTCAGAAGAAGTGTTAAACAGGGTGCTGGACTTAAACTCAAAGTATAATAAAGATATTGAACGCCAAGAAGACACTTATCGCAATATAAGCTGGAGTTTAAAGTCGCTTGAATGGGATCATCTCTTTAATTACGGCGAAGGTAACAGGATAGATTTTTCGAAATTAGAGGGTATTGTTGGGATTTTTGGAAAAAACTTTTCAGGCAAGTCGTCAATTGTTGATTCTCTCTTGTACGCTCTTTACAATTCTTCTTCGAAGTCTGTTCGTAAAAATCTTAACATTATTAACCAAAATAAGGACAAGTGCTTATCACGCGCCACTCTAGAGATTGATAACACGATTTATTCTGCTGAAAGAACATCTGAGAAGTATATTAAAAAACTTAAGGGCGAAGAAACCTTGGAAGCTAAAACAAATTTAGAATTTAGTTCTGTGGATTTGCTGGGAAACGTAACAAGCTTGAACGGCACATCCCGCCAGGATACCGACAAGAATGTTAGAAAATATTTTGGGTCAATTGATGATTTTTTGCTGACATCTATGTCAAGCCAACTGGACTCTCTTGCGTTTATAAACGAGGGGTCTACAAAAAGAAAAGAAATTTTAGCGAAGTTCCTTGACTTGGAGATATTTGAAAAGAAATTTAAGATGGCAAAAGAGGATAGCTCTCTGACTAAAGGTGCTCTTAAAAAGCTAGAAGATATAGATTATGAATCTTTGATAGAGGAAGTAAAGAATAAGATTATCAAAAGTGAACTAGCGATTGTTAGGAATAAGGCAATTTGCGAGACCCTCCAAGAAGACACCGCAGATATGGGGGAAGAAATAAAGTCTTTGCAGGAAAAGATAGATTCTGTACCGGCGGAAATAATTGATATTGTTTCTTTGAAGGAGAAAATAAGAAATAAAAAAAGTAATATTAAAAGTATTTCAAATAACCAAAATATTAAGGAGGAAAAGCTAAAGGATGATCAATCACTTTATTTAAAAATGGAAGATTTTTTGAAGGACTTTGATATTGCTGAATGTTTGGAGCAAAAGGACCTTTACGAAGAAAAGGAAGAGCAGCTCTCTAATTTTCTTTCGGAGATGAAGCGGAAGTCGGAAAAGCTGAACACATATCACGACAAAGAGAGACTCTTACAGGAGGTTCCATGTGGTTCTGAGTACTCTCATTGTAAGTTTATAAAGGATGCTTACAAGGCGATTGATTTAATACAGATTTCGCAAAGAAGCATAAAGGATACTTCTATTAGCATTAATAACACAGGCGCAGAGATAAGAAAGATTGATTATAAGAAGATAGAAGAGCATATTGACAAATACAATCAGCTTTTAGACAAGAAAAACATTACTGCGAATAGAATGGCAGATTTGCAAGTCGAAATGGCCAAAGGCAAAACTGCCCTAATCCAGGCAAATGTTTTTTTGAAAGATCTTTTGGAAAAGGAAAAAGATTACGAAGACAATCGCGAGGTGATTGAAAATTTAGAAATTCTAATAAAAAAGAGAAACGAAATTAAAAGGTCCCTCTCCAAAAAGGAGAAGGAATATAAAGAATGTTATGAGGATACCTTGTCTTTTCACAAATCTCACGGCTCTCTAGAGGAAAGATTAAAACTATTAGGCGAACAACAGGCGGAATACAAAACGTTAGCAACAGACTTTGCAGCTTATGATCTTCTTATGACTTGTTCTCATGCAAACGGTATTTCGTATGATATTATTAAGGAGCGGCTACCCATCATAAATCAGGAGATCGCTAAAATATTAACTAATATTGTTGAGTTTGAGATTTTTATTCAAAACGATGATAAAAAGTTGGATATCTTCATAAAGCATCCAAAACACGACCCGCGACCATTAGAAATGGGCTCCGGAGCTGAAAAGACGATTGCTTCAATGGCTATTCGTTTAGCTTTCTTAACTGTGTCGAGTTTACCAAAATCGGACCTATTTATATTAGACGAACCTGGTACTGCTTTGGATGAAGAGAACATGGAAGGATTTGTCAGGATTCTAGATATGGTTAAGGGGTATTTTAAAACTGTGCTTCTCATTTCCCATCTGGATACCCTCAAAGACTGTGTGGACATGCAAATAAGTATCGAGAGAAAATCTGGTTTTGCTCATGTCAACGTATAGGAGGGTATCATGGTGACACAGATAAAGGCTTTCGCGGATAAATATACAGAAAAATTTATATCTAGAAAATTTCTTGCTTGGGTAACGGCAACAGTATTGTGTGCTTATGGTGTGGTTACTAGTGATAACTGGACAGCGATCACTCTAGCATACATAGGGACTCAAGCTTTGGTAGATATGGCCGTTCAGTGGAAACATGGACCTGGTGGTGACAATGGCAGCGTTATTTAAACTAAAAAAGGTTTGGGTGTGGTTAAAAACCTATTGGGTTGTTCCCCTCTTGGTCGCTTGGTCTATATTGGTTTGGGTACTCGCAAGAAAGGATTTCAATGCTGCGAAAGAGGTTATGGAGGCTAGATCGAAGTCTTATGAGGACCAAATCTCGGCGATTAAAGATGCCCATAACAAGGAAATTATTAAGAGAGACGACCTCATCAGCGAATACAACGAGACAATCTCTAAAATTGAAAAGGAATTTGCAAAGAGGGAAAAGACCCTTAAGAAAGATCACGAAAGGGTGGTGAGAGAAATGATTGTAAAGTCTAAAAGTAACCCGGAAGTGATTAAAGAAATGATTGAAAAGGAGTTCGGTTTTGAAAATATTGAATAAGATAATAGTATGTCTTCTAATCTCTGCTCTGGTGTTTCCTGTGTGTGCCCAGCCGGTCGAAGGCGTAGTGGGCAGTTACATCTACATCCCGCCCGGGGGGAAGCTTCCAGTAAACTTTCCAGATGCCGACTCGGGTGCTTGGTGTTACGACGACGAAGCAAATATGGTCTTGTTGACTGCTGCTTCTAGGGCGAAGGCTAGGTGCGAGTTGGTGTCAGAATTAAAAATCACACAGGAAAAAGCAAAATTTAATTTAAAGATAGAGCTTTTGAAAGCTCATATAATATCATTGAAAGAATCTCACGAGCAAGTTTTGTTTGCTTTAAAAGAAGAAAATCTTAAGCTTGGCAAAATCGCAATGGACAGACCGACCAACAAGGGAATGTGGTATGCTGCGGGAGGTTTCGTTACCGGAGTTGCCATCACTATAGTTATTAGTTGGGTTGCAATAGATTTAAAAGCGAGTTTCTAAAATGAGCGATGATCCGAATTACGTCGCAAAGTTAGAAAAGGCTATAAGTGAAAAATACGGCGAAGAAGCAATTCAGAATCCAAAGAAGTTATGGAACAAGGAAAAGGAACAAAAATATCTGAAGGATTTAAAAGAATTTTATTCACGAGAAACAGAGAAAAGAGAATCAGAGAGACAGCGCACAGAAGGTGGCATTTTAATCTCTAAAAGAATTCTAGAAAAAGAGAGCAATAGAGAGTGTCCCGTGTGTGTAAAATATTCTTTTGCAATGAAAGACGACCTTTATATGAGCAAGTTTCAATGTTGTTTTGATTGCTACATTCACTACGTTGAAGGACGTGAAGCACGATGGAGGTCAGGTTGGCGTCCGGATAAGAATACTATGGCAATTATGAAATGAAACTACTATTTAGTATAAAGCGAGGATTTTAAATGGCTACTATATTAAACATCATAAACGGTATATCTCAAGTATGCTCAAACACACATGACGGCGCGACTGACTCCGACGGCAATCGTGTTGAGTTGGGTCTTAAAAGAGAAGAGGGCGACCCGATAATTGATTCTAGAGTTATGGATGGGTTTTCTGTGCGGTTTTATGGGGATAAAATCTGCGTCTCATATCAGTGTGACCCTAAACTAAAAGATGTCCACAAGAATAATTTTGAGTCTAATATCGAATCAATGATAAATGACGTTGTCAAATTTATTAAAAAGGAATATAAAAAGTTGACCAAAAACACTCTTTCTTTAACGGAGGAAGGCGAAATAGATGTTCTTGTACAATACATCTCCAGCGTTAGAACAACCGTCACTGCTAAGAAGCACTACAAAATAGGCGGCAATCCACTGAGGGGTCAGGACGGCGCAAAAGACGGAAGTAAGGATCGTCTAGACGACACTTTTAAGAAGTTTCTTGAACTTGGTAAAAAGAGCCCCCGCGCCAAGAACGATAAATCTAAAAAAGATAATTATAAACCATTCGATCCGTTTAATATGGAAACTGGTGCTAGAAACAAAAATCTAAAGTAGGAAAATGTCTTTCCAGTTAACCAAGAAGGAAATAATGCGGGAGATTGTTAAGTGTGGCAAGGATCCTGTTTATTTCATTAATAGCTACGCTCGCATTACCCATCCACAAAAAGGGCTAATTCCGTTTCATTTATATGATTTTCAAGAAGATTTGGTTGAGGACTTCCTAGACAATCGTTTTAACGTCATTTTAAAAGCCAGACAATTAGGAATATCTACAATAACTGCTGCTTATGTCGTTTGGATGATGCTCTTCCATAGAGAAAAGAACGTTCTCGTTATCGCAACTAAATTCTCAACTGCATCCAATTTAGTGAAAAAAGTTAAAAATATTTTAAAAAATATACCAGAATGGTTAACTATCGCACACGTTACAATTGACAACAGAACTTCTTTTGAGTTGTCAAACGGGTCTCAAATAAAGGCATCTTCAACTAGTGGTGACGCTGGACGGTCAGAGGCTCTTTCTTTATTGGTTGTAGATGAGGCCGCTCACGTAGACGGATTAGACGATCTTTGGACTGGGCTGTATCCCACTCTTTCTACTGGCGGCCGCTGTATCGCCCTATCAACACCAAATGGTGTTGGCAATTGGTTTCACAAAGCTTATATGGAGGCGGAGCAGTCAATCAACGATTTTAAATCAACTAAACTTCCGTGGGATAGGCACCCGGATAGAGATAGAACGTGGTTTGAAAAAGAAACGAGAAATATGTCCAGACGCGAAATCGCACAAGAATTAGAATGTAATTTTAATATGTCTGGAGAGACTGTCTTTCATGGAGAGGACATTGCCTGGGTAGAAAACATGGTAAGAGAACCCAAGTATAGAACTGGGTTTGATAGAAATTATTGGATTTGGGAAGAGTATAAGCACGATAGTGATTATATGATAAGTGCCGATGTGGCACGAGGTGATGGAAGAGACTATTCAGTTTTTCATCTTATTAAGTTGGCGACAATGGAGATCATCGCAGAATATCAGGGAAAAGTAACGCCCGATGTCTTTTCAGATGTTTTGTTGAATGCTGGAAAAGAGTACGGCAGCTGCATGATAACAGTGGAAAACAATTCGGTAGGATATTCTGTTTTAGAGAAGCTTAGAGAAAAGAATTATCCCAATATTTACCACTCGATAAAATCTACCCATGAATACATAGACCAGATACAGGCAGAAAATAAATCAAATGCCGTCGCAGGATTCACCACTTCTTCTAAAACTAGACCATTAGTTATCGCTAAGATGGAGGAATTCGTAAGGAACAAACTAATTAAAATATATTCTGCGCGTCTTCTTAATGAAATGAAGACTTTTATATGGAATAACGGCAAACCTGAAGCAATGAGAAGCTATAATGATGATCTGGTTATGGCATGCTCAATTGGTTGTTGGATAAGGGATACTGCATTGGTGGAAAATCAGAGAAACACGGAATATAAAAAAGCTTGTCTGGATTCTATGATTGTAACGAATTCTAGACTGGATACTACAATTCCAGGTCAAAATAGCTATAAAAATAAGAGCATATTTGATAAAATAGAGAAAACAAAGAGTCAATACGAACAATTTCCGTGGCTCTTCAAAGGATAAATTAAATGGCCAGAAAAAACAAAAATACAAAAAATCCTGTAAATAGCCAAAACGAACTTTTTAAGAAGTTAACAAAATTGTTATCTGGACCGCTAGTAACTTACAGAACACAAACCGCCAGAAGATTAAGAAGAAGACAACTAGATAAGTACTCTCGCAGATTTCGCTCTGCCAGTGGGCAACAATTCAAAAAGACGGAATACAACCCTTTCGATAACTTGATGGCGAACGTCATGCAAAATCAAAATCGTTTGGAGCGATATGTTGATTTTGACCAAATGGAATACACACCAGAGATTGCTTCAGCTTTGGATATATATGCCGACGAGATGACGACATCTACCAACTTGCAACCGCTACTCACTATTGATTGCCCTAATGACGAGATAAAAAGTATTTTAGATTCTTTGTATCACAATATATTAAATTTGGAATTTAATTTATTTGGTTGGTGTCGCACAATGTGCAAGTATGGGGACTTTTTCTTATATTTGGATATGGATGAAACCATTGGTATCCAAAGTGTTATTGGTTTGCCGACCCAAGAAGTAGAAAGGCTAGAAGGGGAAGACAAAACTAATCCAAATTACGTCCAGTTTCAGTGGAATTCCGCAGGAATGACTTTTGAGAATTGGCAAATGGCACATTTCAGAATATTGGGAAATGATAAGCACGCTCCATATGGGACTTCTGCACTAGAACCCGCACGAAGAATCTGGCGTCAATTAACCCTCTTGGAAGACGCAATGATGGCCTATCGCATTGTTAGATCGCCCGAACGAAGAGTTTTTTATATCGATGTCGGCAGTATACCGCCACAGGACGTAGAGCAATATATGCAAAAGGTCATGACTCAGATGAAGAGGAACCAAGTCGTCGATCCAAACACCGGTCGTGTCGACCTCCGCTATAATCCGATGTCTGTAGACGAAGATTATTTCATTCCAGTGCGAGGGGATGCTTCTTCTCGGGTTGAGAGTTTGCCTGGTGGGACATATACGGGAGACATTGATGATGTTAAGTACTTAAGAGACAAGTTATTTTCAGCATTGAAGATCCCGCCATCTTATCTTTCACAAACCGAAGGGTCCGAAGAAGATAAAACAACTTTGGCTCAAAAAGATATTAGATTCGCGAGAACCGTCAACAGGCTGCAGAGGTCTGTTATAACTGAGCTTGAAAAAATTGGAATAGTGCACCTTTATATACTGGGATATCGCGGAGAAGATTTAACATCGTTTTCTTTGAAGCTAGCAAATCCATCAAAGATAGCAGAATTGCAAGAGCTAGAGCACTGGAAGGTTAAGTTCGAAACTGCTTCTGGAGCAACTGAAGGATTCTTTAGCAAGAGGTGGATAGCCACGAAGGTGTTCAATCTTTCTGAAGAAGAATTCATCAGGAATCAACGTGAAATGTTTTATGATCGTAAATTTGAGGCTGTGCTAGAAACAGCTGGAGAAATGGAACAGGCAGAAATAATGCCGTCAACCGGAATGGATGATATAGAGGGTTCCGAATTCGAACCTGGCGGTGAGGGATCACCCGGGTTGGAGCCAGAACTTGGAGGTGAAGAAGGCGGCGAAGAGCCCCCAGAAGATGACTCCATGTTGTTAGCGGCTCCTGGTAAAAGAGACGACGACATCTGGACAGACAAGAGAGGTAGAACGAAGTCGGATCGTAGAAAAGAGTATGCTAAGACCGCGTCTAAGGTCGATAAGAGACCCTCTGGCGCACGTAAACGCTCTTACAAGGGTCAGTACGCAGGAGAGGTGGCTTCGTCGACTAGAAGGAACACCTTGAAGGGTTTTGATAGTTTAGCAGGGTTGACTTCATTATCTAGGGGCATTTACGAAGAACAGGAATCTACTTATGATAGGGAAGAAATTTTAATCACAGAAATTAATTCTGATGTGAGGAAACTGATTCAAGATCTTGAAAAGAGGGGAAAGAATGAGACTAAAACACAATAAGAAAAGAAACACCGCATTTGTTTACGAGGCACTTGTTCGAGAGTTGACAAAAAGTGCTATCAAGAACGATAAAAATAAAATGAAGATAATAAAGGGGATAATTAAAGAGCACTTTGCGAAAGATTCTTCTTTGAAGCAAGAGCTTAAGGTTTTTAAGCCACTTTATGAAACTCATGGACTGGAAAGAGACTTAGCAGAGAAGATGATCATTGAAGCGAAAATTGCGTATTCCAAGATAAGCAAAAAAGAAGTGTTCAGAGAGCAGAGTTCTCTCATCAGGGTGATAAACAAGACTTTGGGTACTTCTGTTTTCGCTAATTTTGTTCCAAATTACAAGAACCTGGCCAGTATTTATTCGATGTTTAATGACTCTATCGGAATCAAGGACAAGGTTCTCTTGGAAGGGAAGGTTGTTGAGGCATTGACAAAAGAGCCCGAGAAAAAAGAAACAAAGGATCCCATAGATAACCTAGTTTATAAGTCTTTCGTGAAAAGATTTAATGAAAGGTACCAAAACAAGCTCAATGAGAGTCAAAAAACGTTGTTGACAAAGTACGTCACATCTTTTGTAGATGGCGGACTAGAGTTAAAAATCATCATGAATGAAGAGATAGGGACTCTTAAGGAAAAAATACGCTCCATGGAGAGCCATTCGGCAGTTTCTTCTGATAAAGAAATGGAAGCCAAAACAGGAAAGGTTTTGAGCCTTTTAGAGAGCTATAGAGACAAAGAGATCGACATAGTGATGATCGAAGAGGTGCTGAAAATACAAAGTTTAGTAGAAGAGTTAGAAAGAGATGACGGTTAAAATAAAAATAGTCCCTACTGAAGGAGTATCGGAAACAGCCCCTTCAGGCAACATAAAAATACAAATAATTGCAGAAGAACCCGACGCTGTATCTGTAGAGTTAATTGCTCGCCGAGCATTGAACGGGGATATCATGATATTCGATCATGATTTGGTAGATATAGTGATATCTCCAGCAAAAAGCAAAATAACAACATTCCCAAAGAAGCTAATGGAAAGGGAAGTTTATCCTGTTCAGGATAGGTTTTATAGATTCTTGAGAACAAAGGGTGTAATAGACCCTTCGAGTGTCCAATCGGGTAACGTGTTCTCTTCAATGGAAGCTAAAATTTATGATTCTATTTTAGAGGGTATAGACTCGGTCCAAAGTGCTATTTTCGCGACTAGTCTGTTTCTAAGAGAGGAAGAACCCGATATTAAGGCTCGCAAGCATCTAAACTACGATATGATGACTCATATGCTCGACCCTGACGAAGAAGACAGCACAGAGCTGGGAGAAGTACCCCATTCAGATAGTAAGGGATCTCTGGATCATCGTGTTAGACCGTATGGTTACCAATACATGTATTCAATTCTTAGAGAAAGCGAGGATAAGTGAATCTACTATATTTTGTGCTTTGTTCTTACGGGTTAACACAAATTCTGGTATATGCAAAAATACTGGACAAGCTCCGCCCCACTAGGGGATTTATGAAGGAACTCATATCTTGCCCTATGTGTGTGGGTTTCTGGGTGGGCGTTCTTTTATGGGCTCTAAACGGTTACACAACACTATTTACTTTTGATAATTATCTTGTTACTGGTATGCTCCTGGGCTGTCTCAGTTCTGGAACAAGTTACGTTTTGAATATGTTATTTGGCGACGATGGAGTTAGGTTAGATCATAAGGGAATCAAGATTCAAACGCGCTCATTAAATCGCAATAACGGCGTGCGCACTAGGAGGTAGACTGTGAAACCGTTTGTCACTATAAGGTGGTATATCCGCCCAGTAGCTAATTGTTGCAAGGGATCCTGGTCGAAGCGGGTGGCCCCCGCACAAGGAGAGACATGAAACTATTGAGAGAATATTATGAACTTTGTGAAGGTGGCATATGCCAAGACCTTCTTACGGAAGATGAAAAACGCCGCGTCGCCGAAGGAGCTATAATCCTATCAGGTGTTATGCAAATGGCCGAAACCAAGAATCATAACGATAGAGTTTATTCCCAGTCCATCTTAGAGAGAGAAGTGAATAATTATCGCAAGATGGTAGATGAGAGAAGAGCATTGGGCGAATTAGATCATCCTGATACTTCAGTTGTGAATTTGATAAATGTTTCGCACCTGGTGACAAATATATATATGGATGGTAACAAGTGTATGGGAAAGATAGAAGTCCTCGACACTCCTTCTGGCAACATTCTTCGAAATCTTGTTCAAAATCGCATCCCTCTTGGTATTTCTTCTAGAGGAATGGGTTCGACAAGGCAGGAGAATGGGTTAACGATAGTGGAAGACGATTTTCAATTGATTTGTTTTGATATGGTTTCTGATCCTTCGACACCTGGTGCCTTTATGGTGACAGAAGCCAAAGAAAGATCAAATATTTTTACAAAAGCTGATAAGATTAACAGATTGCTGAACAGCATCATTAAAGAGTAAATTATGAAGAAGAGCGAATTAAGAGAAATACTCAAACCGTTGATTAAACAATGCATAAAGGAAGTCATCTTCGAAGAGGGGGTGCTGTCTGGTATAATCACGGAAGTTGTAGGTGGGCTTACAACGCCTCAAGCTCAACCAATTGTTGAGTCGAGAACAAGTGACGGGATGTTAGAAGAGAGAAAAAGCAAAAAGATAAAAGAAACAAAGAAGAAATTATTTGCAGCGATATCAAAGGACGCTTATAACGGAGTAGATGTTTTCGAAAGTACAGAGCCGCTGTCCAAAGGTGGGTCTGTCGGAGGTTCTCCCACCCCATCGAGTCCGCTATCTTCCTATGCCCCTGGTGACCCCGGGGTTAATATAGACGGACTTTTGTCGGTCGCCGGAAAAGCGTGGACAAAGTTATTATGAAAGTGAGGGCGTAATGTCAAAAGGACCAATTCATGTGTTAGTCGAAGCGAATACTAGGTATGCTAGTGAAAACGAAAGATTAATCAAGAAGTTTTGTAGAAAAGTTAAGAAAAATGGGATTTTGGATTTAGTTAGGAAAAGAAGATTTTTTGAAAAGCCTTCAGTTAAGAGAAAGAGAAAACGTGAGAGAAAGTTAAAAGTTTCTCGCGAAATAACAAACAAGCATAATGCTAAGTTTAATAATTAAGGAGTTAAAAGATGGCACAAAGTACAAGTTCGGGATTTCATACCCATGCAAGTTGGGGTAGAACCCGCAGACCAAAGAATGTAAACGGCGCAAGCAGTACTACACATATTACTAGCACTACCGCATATTTTACAGAAAATCAAAGATTCTTACATCTTGTTTGTGATGGTACCGCTAACATTACCAAGGTAGAGGTTTATTATCACGGCACAGGTGTGTGGTCCGAGTTGGTTGAAGCGGTAGACGCCGACGGCGGGCCGGGCTCTGGCACCCAGTCCATTATCGTCGCTGCAGCCATGACTAGAATAATTGAGATTGCAGGTGTTGATAAAATCAGGGTAACTGTTGCCAATGATGGTTCTGAAGGGAACAGGGCTTACGCCTTGCTTTCAACTTTTTAAGGAGACTATCATGGCAAGGTCTAATATTAAAAAATCATCAGATTACATAATCAAAACTTTTGACGTAAAACGTCAATACACCCCGATAGCCACAAAACAGGGAGCAGACACAAAAGAAAATCTGCAGCCACCCCCATTTATACTGGGTTTCAGGGGCGTTCCAACAATCCGCATCCGCACTAAAGCAGAGTAATATAATTTCCTGTCATTTAACAAATTTAAATACTAATTACTTTTGAGAAATATTTCTACTTTTTAAGGGGTAAATGTATGTCATCCATGTTAGAACAAGCGATAGTTGATGCGAAAGCACTCAAAGAATCAGCAATCAAAAATGCAGAAGCAATAGTTGTTGAAAGATACTCAGATCAAATAAAGGAAGCGGTTTCTGCTTTGCTAGAGCAGGAAGAAGATCCCTTCGCAGAAGAAGACGAATTTGCGGAGGATTCTCCTGTTGAACCAGATATGGAGGCAGCGACAGATCCTTCTTTGGCTCAGGTCCCGCCTGCACTCGAAGAAGACCTTCCTGATTCTGCCGGACCGGTAAGCGACACCGACATCGTTCAATTGGATTTGGATGGTCTCCGACAACAGATAGACAATTTGGAATCTGAAACTGGACAGGACGCATCGGATGTTCTCGCACCTGATCAGGTTTCTCACGAAACGGTGGCTCAAAACCTTGAACCTGCTGTAGCAGCTGCTCCCGAAGCAGTTTCTCCTTTGACTGAAGAGTCGGAAGAGATAGACGAGGAAATGGATATTGAGATTGATGAATCTTTACTAGAGGACATTTTAGAGAGACTTACAGTGGATATTGATCCACAAATGCGCGGTTGGGCGGGAACTCCGCAGAGTCAAATGGAAGAATACGCTGATATGGCCCTTGCCCGTGAAAATGATGACAAGGTTAAAGAAGAAAACGAAGCCTTAAGGTCGAGACTTGAAGAGCTAAAAGAATCCCTTAAGAAAAACACAGATCAAAAAGAAAAACTTGCTGAAGAAAATAGCAAGTTTATGGAAGCAGTAATGATTTTAAAAGAGAAGGTTGATATGGTAAATGTTTCAAATGCGAAACTCTTGTATATCAACAAGGCACTTGAAAATTCCTCCCTGAATGAGCGACAAAAAAGAAAGATTGTCGAAGCGATTTCTAAGGCCGAATCGACTAAGGAAGCGAAGGTTATTTATGAAACACTTCAAAGCACCGTGGGAAGTACAGAAAAACGTTCTGTGCCGAAATCACTTAGCGAAGCAGTTAATAGAAATTCTTCATTGCTTATTCACTCGCAACGAAATAGGGAAAAAGATTCTACAGACCCCTTTTCAGCGCGACTTCAGCGTTTGGCTGGAATTAAAAAAACATAGGAGGTTACTATAAATGTCTGTTTTACAAAAATTAACTGAAGGCATTATTCAACGCGATGTCTCTAGAGAGGGCGCAGCTATTCTCAACAAGTGGGAAAAGACTGGTCTTTTAGAGGGTCTCGGTAATGATGGTGCTAAAAATAATATGGCGGTTCTTCTTGAGAACCAAGCCAAGGAGCTTCTACGTGAGGCTTCTTCAATGGCAGCTGGCGATGTCGAAGGCTTCGCAGCAGTTGCTTTTCCAATCGTTCGTCGAGTATTCGGTGGATTGATTGCTAATGATCTAGTCTCGGTACAGCCGATGAGCCTACCAAGTGGTCTCATCTTCTTCCTTGACTTTACGCATACTCACGAGAAGGCTGGTGTCTCCCCCGGTGAGTCGGTTTATGGCGGCAACGTCATCGGTCGTCAAATCACTGGTGGTGTGAATCTTGCTCCGTCAGACCGCACCGGTCCTGGTGGGTTCTATGATCTCGGAACGGGATACACTTCGCCTACTGGGTCCGATACTTGGACTGCTGGTGAACTGGGTGAAAATTCTAGCTTTGGACGAAATAGCGCAGTTACAATTTCCGCCTTATCGGAGAATCAAAAGAAAGCTATTCGTTTTGACCCGGATATCCTTGCAGCCACTTCGACCGAAAAGGTCGCTGTCGTGATGGTTTCTGCTTCTGCACTACCTGCTGATCTTAACAGAAACGCCCTTACGGCTCTTACCGTTGTTTCGGGCGCAGAAGGTGCTAGTGGTACTTTGGTGCGAAGACTGACTGCTCTGGACTCTTCTGGCAATCTTAAGCTGGTTTTCCACGGCGCAGCCGATGAGCAACTCCCGGAAGGTCTTGATAGCATTGCTATTACGTATCCACGTACAGATAAGTTTGAAGGCGGCGGCGCAGGCGCAGGCGCAGCTGACGCTCTTGGTTCGATTGTTGGCAACGACACATGGGGGCTTGAAGAGCCGGATGTCGCTACTGGCGAGGTCGGGTCAAGCACCAATAAGCAACGTATACCTGAGATCGACATCAAGGTTGATAGTATTGCCGTAACGGCAGTCACTAAGAAACTCAAGGCTAAGTGGTCACCGGAATTGGGACAAGATCTCAATGCCTATCACAACCTTGATGCAGAAGTTGAGTTGACTGGTATTCTTTCGGAGCAGATTGCTCTAGAAATCGATCAGGAAATTCTCGGTGATCTTATCGTAGGTGCAAAAGCTGGTACTCGCTACTGGAGTCGTGCTCCTGGTTTGTTTGTTGACAGTAATGGTAATGAGCTTGGGGCAACATCTGCTGCTCCTGACTTCACTGGTACTGTCAGTGAATGGTATGAGACTCTCATCGAGACTATCAATGATGTTAGTGCTCAGATTCACCGCAAGACGCTTCGCGGTGGCGCAAACTTCGTTGTTTGCTCGCCAGAAGTGGCCAACATTCTTGAATTCACCAGTGGTTTCCGCGCAAGCGTAACTGCTGATCAAGACAAGGGTGATATCGGTGCTGTAAAGGTCGGCGCACTTTCTAAGAAGTTTGAGGTCTTTGTTGATCCTTATTTCCCAAGAAACGTGATCCTAGTTGGACGTAAGGGTAGTTCATTCCTTGAGAGTGGCTATGTATACGCCCCATATGTACCTCTACAGGTCACACCGACCATTTTCGGTACGGAAGATTTCGTGCCACGTAAGGGTGTTATGACCCGTTACGCGAAGAAAATGGTTCGACCAGATATGTATGGTCTTGTTATCGTTCGCGGTCTCTTAGGTGAGGCAGGATCTTAATAGGTCCCGATAACTAAAAGAATCGCCCCCCATTGATTTGGGGGGCTTTTTCTAAACTGTTAAACTATTTACTACAAGTGATAAGGCGAAATGCTTTTATATATTAAAGGGAGATTTTAAAAATGGCTAAAGTAGGAAGAGCAGCATATTCAGCAAGCAGAGCGAGATTAGAGGTTGTAACTGCTAGCAAGACGATTTCAAAAAATGAGAGTGGGGAACTTTACGCAATCGACGCAGGCGGCGCGGTAGCCATCACCCTGCCAACTGATCCGGAGAACGGGACTAGATACTCGTTTTGGATTATCGACGACGTTACAGGCGGCACGGTGACGATCACCGCCGCAGCAGCCGACGCCTTCCAGGGCGCGGTAACGTGGGACGACGACGATGCCGCAGGGGATACGGATCAGATAAAGGCTGACGGTGTTACCACTGATGATGATGTGTTGACCCTCGCAGCGGACACAGAGCAAGGTTCCTGGGTAGATGTAGTCTACGACAAGGACAATACAAGGTGGCTCGTTCAGGGATTCATTTCTGCAGCGACCACACCAGCGTTCGCCTAATAAGCAATTAGCTCGCCTTATCATAGAAGCAACCCCAAGTCTTATGGCTTGGGGTTTTCTATTGTGTGGACTATTTATTATACAAGCCTAAACAAAGGAGTTTACAATGGGCAAAACAAGAAAGAGATTAACAAAGACGAAATACGCTGCAAAGTATGCTACAAAACGAGCAGCATTATTCGGAGCGAAGAGCGCACCGGAACCAACAGTAACGGTACCCGAAGAGCCGGTTGTTCAGAAAGAAGAGCCGGAACCTGAACCAACAATCGAACCTGAAGAAGCAGTATTCCAAATATCGGAACCTATACAGAAGGTAGAAGAACAATCTGTTGAATGTGTTTTACCAGAAGAAAAAGCACCAGAGCCCGTGGTTAATGCTCTTAAGGAAACAACTAATAAAAATAGAAAACGCAGAAACAAATCTAACACAACTAATAAAACTACTGCTGAAACTAAGACAAAGACCACAAGAAGACGGAGAACAAAGGCTTCTTCATAACATAGCGGATTTTCTTTGTTTGTCTAACTAATTAAAAGAGAAACTCCGGAGGATCCCTAAATGCCAACGACACTAACCCCAGCTAGCACAATGAGCAAGTCTGTACTACCATCTACTGGTTCTGTTAATGATGTCGATGCAGTGGTACCGTATAGGGTATATTCCAAGACCACATCAGATTTCTATGATTTTAACTTCTTGTCTGGAGCAGCAGATCAGGTTACTTATGTATATAGAAAATTAGGTGGTGACGTACTAGATATTGAACTAACGACAGCGAATGTATATGCTGCGTATGAAGAGGCAGTTTTAGAATATTCATACATACTAAATATTCATCAAGCGAATAACTCGCTTTCTTCATTTTTGGGTCATTCAACGGGAGCATTCGACCATCTAGGCAACCTTAAATCAACAGGAGACACCAGTCTGTCATCTTCGTTAGGCGGCACTCAAGTAGCATTAAAATACCCGCGTTTTGACTTTGGATATGCTAGAAGGGCTTCTGAAGCCGCAGGCGCAGAAGCAGGCGTTGGACGTGGTCAAGCAGAATATTCAGCGTCTTTCGATGTTACAATTGGTCAGCAAGATTATGATTTACAGACGATAATCTCATCATCAGCTATCGCTTCCGGCAGTCTTCCATATTTCAATAAAGTTGGGAACAAGAAGCTTCTTGTGAAGAAGGTTTTTTATAAAACACCTGCAGCAATGTGGAGATTCTTTGGATATTACGGAGGGTTAAACGTTGTAGGAAACCTCCACAGTTATGGACAATTTTCAGATACTTCAACATTTGAGTTAATTCCCGCTTGGCACAACAAAGCTCAGGCGATGGCGTTTGAAGACTCCATTTATACAAGGATGTCCCACTTCTCGTATGAATTAAAGGATAATAAGTTGAGAATTTTTCCAATACCATACCACCGTGGACCTTCTAAAATGTGGGTCCAGTTTTCAATTCCTTCGGATCCGTTTTCTGAGGAAGCTTCAGGAACTGACACTGGGATAGATGGTATTAACAACATGAATACTCTACCGTTTGCAAACTTGCCATATAAGAGCATAAACAGCATAGGTAAGCAGTGGATTAGGAGGTTCGCTCTATCTTTGTGCAAAGAGATACTTGGCCAGATTAGGAGTAAGTTTCAAACCATTCCTATTCCAGGCGAGTCGGTTACGTTAAACGGTTCAGATTTGTTAACTCAGGCGAGAGAAGAACAAGATAAGTTAAGGGAGGAGTTAAAGACGACACTGGCTGAAATGACATATTCTAAGTTAGCTCAAATTGATTCAGAAACAATGGACGCCAGCATCAATATACAAAAGAAGATACCGTTGTCGGTATTTGTGGGGTAATAATTCATGGCAGACAATAAATGGAAGCAGCCCCAGGATGCTCCTCCACCACTCTTTCTGGGAAAAAAAGAAAGAGACCTGGTAAAACAAATAAATGATGAATTGGTCGAAAAGGTCATTGGCCAGCAAATCTTGTATTATCCAATTAGCATCGAGGACACCGACTTTCATCCCGTTTATGGTGAGGCAATTCATAAAAACTTTTTAAACCCAATAAGGGTATATGCTCTTGTCGAGTGGCAGGGATATGAAACAGAAACTACAAATTTGGGAGTGGACCGGTTATCAAAAATAACTGTTCATTTTCACAAAAGAAGATTAACAGAAGATCAGAATTTGTTCGTCCGAGAGGGTGATTTTGTTTTGTACGGTGAAGAATACTACGAAATAGTGACCCTTAACGAACCAAAACAGATATTCGGTCAAGTTGGACACAAAATGGAAGTAACCGCCGAATGTGTCAAGGCAAGAGAGGGACTCTTCAATGCCGGATAATGATGACCATATTAAAAAATTAAAAGAAATTCCATTCCCTCCGTCTAGAATAGAGAATATTGATACTGCGATGCTTTCGTATTTAGAGGGGCTTAATTTACACACAACCACAAATAATGGATGGACCCCTCTTCCTGTTATCTGGACATCTGCTGAAAGAGTTTTTCAAAGCAAGAGAGACTCTAGAGTTAGGGACAAAGACGGGTCTTTGGTTCTTCCGCTAATGACCGTCGAGAGAACAAGTCTTGTGAAAGATCCTTCTAAAAAGGGAACGATTCAGGCAGCTTTGGTACCAGAATCTGATGAGAAGGGTGGTGTCATATTAGTAGCAAGAAGGATTAAGCAGGATAAAACGTCTAATTTCGCAAATGCTGACGCACAAAGAAAAAGGGGGCAACCAAACTTTCCAACTGCTAACAAAAAGGTGGTATATGAATCCATAACAATACCACTTCCGGTATATATAACTGTTAATTATGAGATAACGATCAGAACAGAGTACCAACAACAAATGAACGAGATAATGGTGCCGTTTATAACCTCTCCAGGGGGCATAAACTATATTATAATAAGCGATGAGCATCATAGATATGAGGGTTTCATCCAGCAGGACTTCTCTCATAGCAATAACTTGAGTTCTTTTTCAAATGAAGAGAGGAAGTTCGAAACCAAGATGAATATTGAAGTTTTAGGTCATTTGATAGGTGGGGGGAAGGACGAATTAGGCCCAAACATAACAATTAGGGAAAATCCTGTAGATTTTAAAATACCCAGAGAAAGAGTCATGACTCAAGATGAAGTGGAGAGGGAAATAGGCGAATTTATTGGTCGTCAGAACCTTCCGGGGTGGTCCGATGCATAAAATAAATGATTTTATGCTTGGCGGTGTTCCTTCGGATCAAGAATTTCCAATTCGCTTCGGAGCTTCAGATATTGAAAATGTCGACGCGGCAATGTTGGATTATGTTAAAGATTTAAATTTACATACAATGACTCCGAACGGATTCGAGCCCGTAAGGCTTACTTGGGTGTCACCAGAAAGAAGTTTAGCGGCGAAAAGAGATGTATATTTCAGGGATGCCACTGGTGCTTTAATACTTCCGATCATTGCAGTGGAAAGAACCAATATAGCGAAGGATTTAAGCAAGAAAGGTGCAGTTTGGGGCAACGTTGTTCCTCATGATGATGAGAAGGGCGGGTCTATAAAGATCGCAAGAAGAATCAAACAAGATAAATCGTCTAATTTCGCGAATGCTGACGCCCAGCGAAAGAGGGGACAAGTCAACTTTCCAGGAATGCGCAATAACAAAATAGTATATGAAACTATAAGCATTCCGATGCCTGTTTATGTAGAGATGTCCTATAAGATCACTTTGCGTACAGAATATCAACAGCAAATGAATCAATTAATAACTCCTTTTTTAACAAAGCCTGGTGGAGTTAATTATATTTTGATTTCTAGGCATGGACACAGATATGAGGGATTTATACAGCAAGATTTTTCACAAAATAATAATTTCGCTTCTTTTACATCTAAAGAAAGACAGCTGGAAACGACAATAGAAATAAAAGTCCTGGCCTATTTGATAGGGGAGGGTAAAAATCAGTCTCAACCGATATATTCGATAAGAGAGAATGCAGTTGATATCAAAATACCAAGAGAAAGAATAGTTTTTGGCGATTCTCCCGAAACAGAGATAGGAAGGTTTTATGGTCTCGCAGGAATTACAAAACTTACCCCCATTGGAGAACCTGATCAGGTAATCACTCCATTTGTTTTTGATAGAGGGGCAGAGAGCACAGGCGGAGGAGGGACTACGACGACTACAACAACTACAACTGCAGGAACAATCACAACAACGAGATATGCGCCGAATCAGAGCTTTCAGGAAACCCCAAACGGCTCTAGAACAACATTTACCGTTTCAGAGGAATTTGTTATCGGCAGTCAAATGGTGTTTAGAGATGGTATTTTAATGTTATTGGGCGACGGTAACGATTACACAGTTACAAATGATACTACAATCGAATTTAATTCTGATGACCCCCCGGGGACCAATGAAAATCTTGTAATAAGTTATGTTAAAGCTGCGTAGGGGCTCTATTTATTATGTGGAAAAAACCATAATACTACATTAAAAGGAGAGAGAATAATGGCTGCGCTAGATAAATTGATTGACTTACTTGAACAAATTAAACAAACAGATCCAAGCTTTAGCGAAAAGGCGTCAAGAGCTTTAGACGTTCTTATAGAAGAAGATCCTGCGGAAACAAGCACTGTTTTTAAGGGAGGAACAATTAAAGATGGCAAGTTAGTTACGAAATTGGAGAAAAAAGAACCCGCACCGGAGCCCGCACCGGAACCCGTGCCGGAAGTAATAGAATACCCTTCTGAAGTAGAGATATCAGATGAAAATCTTCAAGAAATAAGGTCTAGGCAGCATATAATATCTATGGAGATAGCAAGGTTGGGCTTATTACAACAAAACTATGAATCCGACAAAGAGCTTCTTTTGGAGTTAATCGAAGAAAACCAAAAATCTTTACAAACCTTTTTGCAAAGCTTGCAAGAATCTTACAATCTAGACGTGAAAGCGACATATGTTTTAAATCTTCCTCCTGACGGAAAACAAAAGGCATCTTTCATTAAGAGGGAATCTAATTAGTTCATGGAAACAAAAGAGGAAAAAGACGCAACGTACACGACTTCTGACATTGGAATCGCAGCGTATTTACAAATGTTTAATATTAAGCTGCTACAGTGTCATCGCCTTGAGGGCGGAAGGTTCTATTTTGAATTTGAAAACCTAAAAGAATGCAAGGAGAGATCAATAGAATTTCTAAGTTCAGATTTTTGTAAGTTTGATAATAATGTCCGAAATTTAAAGAAAATACTCTTTTCGTAAATTCATAACATATTTATTTAAGTCCAGTTAATTTATTCCATCTCACCTAAAATTTAAATGAATTAAATATTCACTCCAATCCCAGTTACAATTTTATAAATCATTAATTAAAAGTTCAGCCATAAATCAAAAAAATAGGAGGATTTAAAAATGGCAAGAACAAGAATAGGCACTAAAATTATTAAAATAGGTGGTGTCACAATGGACAATCTGAGTAGCGGATCTGTTAAAGGTCATATCGCTGCCGGTGGATTTGATCTAACCGCAAGTAACGCTATGAAGCTGTATTTCGCGGAACCTGGAGCATATACTGCTTCAACATCAACGCCGAGAATACATTCAACCAAGTCACGTTTCTTATATATTTCAGCAGGTGGCAAAGGTCTTAACGAAGACGGCGCAGTCATCATTGGTGCGTCTGGATCGAACGGAGCTAATAAGTCGCGCCTCATGGTAAATGACTCCAAAGTTATGCTTGATGGCAACACTCAAATTGATTTTATGCAAGGCGGATCCCAGATCGCGGCATTTTCTACTGGCGGCGATAGCGGCGGCGGATTAACAATCGACGCCGGTCCAAGCACAGGTGGCGGAACCAATTTGTTACTTAGAGCATATAACGCAACCAGCGGAATGCAGGCTATTGAAATTGGTCATACCATCTTTACTGACGGTACAGGTCGCTTCGGTCTTAAGGTGCCCCAATCCGGCGCATTGATGTTCCGCGACACCGGTTCTTATATCTATTCAGACGCTGCAAGCAAGTTAAAGATTAAGACAGTTAGCGATCTTGAGATAGAAAGTGGAAGGGATATCATTCTCGATTCGACGAGAGCAACTTATTTTATGGACTCGTCAGCGCAGACCGCAATGATAGGTTATTTTACTGCTACTGGCCAACCTCAACGTGTTATCGGTGATGGTCGACTAGAGATCAGTGATGCAGGTGCTCTGGGAGGCGACTACTACAATATCAGGTTCCTGGGAACTTCCGGTACTTCAACGATGTCAGTTTATTCTGGTTCGACAGATATTTTGAGTTTTGATGGTAGTCACATGAAGCAGAAAGTCTCCGGTGGTAAACTCTACTTTGATGGTGGTACCACATATTATGCAGGTTCAACAGCCAAGTTCCAATATTTGACAGCTTCTGCTGCTTATATTAATAGCCTTGAAGTTGACGAGATCGTTTCTCGCACAATCACAAAGGACTCTTTGGAAATCAAGGATAACTTGATTATTGCAGGTGTTTCGGGATCCACTCCAGGCGACTATGTCGGAGCTGGTTTTCAGCTTGGCGGTAAAGTCGGCGTTGCTGGTACTGGTTCCGCACCTTTGATGTCATTGACTCTTGGTTCCAGGACTCTTACTGGTGACTCGTTGATGGTTAACGTCGACGGACAGGAAGGTGCTAGCTTCAAGTCTGGCTCCGTCACTCAGGCAGCTCTTGGAAAGGCTGGTATGCGTTTTGGTGTTACTGGTTCGGTTTCTGGTTCTCTCGTTCAGGCGAAGAGAGCAGAGCTAGGACACATAGCGGTGGGTAATGTAACTTCGACATCCACAGTGCAAGGCGTGTCCATAACCGGCACGACACTAGTTTCTGGTGCTGCAGGTACGTTCCACACGACTACAACTGACAAGGTTGTTGCGAAACAAATCAATGCAACTTCTTTTACTTCATCAGCCAATGTTGTGTTTGGGGGAGCCACAAGTACTGTTCAGGTCGATGGTAGCTTAATCTCAAATCTTAGTCCACTCCAGAGCAATAAGAACGATCTTGGTGCCTCTGGCGCGAAGTGGAAGGACCTTTATATTGACGGTACAGGATATTTTGACGCTGTTGACATCAACGGCGGCGCAATTGACGGAGCTACAATTGGTGCGAACTCGGCAGCTGCTGGTACCTTTACTGCCGTTGCTGGTACAACTGGCACCTATAGTGGCATCCTTAAAACAGATGATACCACAGCAGCAACCTCTACAACTGACGGTTCTTTACAGACCGACGGTGGTTTGAGTGTAGCTGGGGATGCAGTTATCGGCGACGATATCATGTTATTGTCGGACGCAGCTGTAATCCACTTTGGTTCAGATAAGGATATCACGTTGACTCATGATGCTGATAATGGTCTTAGGCTGTCGACTTTGGCAGCTAACAACGGTGCTGGTGGTCTTGTTACAGGAAGTAACATACCAAGCTTTGTGTTGCACAATGCTAGTAATTCGCCTGCTGATGATGACTACTTGGGTGGTCTTTACTTCTCAGGTATGGACGATGCTTCCAATCAAAAGGAGTATGGTTCAATCGTTGCTAGAGCTAAAGACGTTACCAAGGATACGACTGATGGTGCTGTTCTTTTTAGGGCAGCGATCAATGATACTGAGACTACGGTAATTGACTTTTTTGACACTGCGGCGTCAACGATTACTGTCTTGGACGGTGCGTATGACTTCAATATTGCGTCTCATGATGCTACTAACGGTCTTAAACTTGGTGGTACGCTCGTGTCTGCAACTGCAGCCGAGCTTAACTTAACTGACGGTGCTGTTGCTGCAACCGTTGTCGGCAGCAAGGCAGTTATTTACAGTACAACTGGTGGACTTACGGGTTCGGCAGCAACTATCGGAGGAACCGTTTCAGGGTCAGCAGTTACTGCCCACGAAGTGACCACCAACAAGTTGCATGGTACAGGTATTGTAACTCAGGACAATATGCAAACTGGCTCGGTTTTGACTGCCGCTATCCTTGATTCAGCAGTCACGACAGCAAAGCTTGGAGCACTGTCAGTAACTAAGGCAAAGTTGAATTCAGACGTTGTTATTAATAAGACCGATGCAAACGGTGGTATCACATATACCTCTGGTCGACTTAGTGTCGGTTGGAGAAAACATACGTTTGTCCGAGCCGATGGCTCGAACATATCGGGGTCTGTGCCAATGAAGGGGCTTCATGCTACTAACGCAGTACCAACTCCGTACATAACCGCATCCTTGGGTGCGCAACCGATGTCAGGTAGTATAATGGTCTATCTGAACGGTCTGTTGTTACACGGTGATCATATTGGTAACGCACTATCGGCTTCAGCCCAACACCGAAGTCCGACCGATTACCACTTGGTAACTGGTTCGGCTAACAGATACAAGGTTCTGCTTCACACAGATCTTGCGCTGGATTCCGACGATGTTCTTACTGTTACTTATCTTTCTGGTTCGGGAACTAATTCATAAGAAATAGTTTCTAAAGAGAGAACATCTGGGGGGAGGCCGTAGCCTCCCCCTTTTTGTTTATTTGTATCATTTATTAACGATACCTTTCGGGTTCTAGAATACTATTTATTTAAGAAAGAAGTTTAAAGATTAGTCGATTCTTGTCAAAAAATTGTTTTTTAAGGAGAAATAAAATATGTCCGTTGATAGATTTAAATTCGTCTCACCTGGAGTTTTTATTAATGAAATTGATAACTCACAACCCGGGCCCGCCCCCGGGGTTCTCGGTCCTGCAATAATTGGTCGCTTAGAAAGAGGACCCAGTAACCGACCCGTCACTGTTGGGTCAATGAGTGAATTCGTAGAAATATTTGGAAATCCAATTGCCGGTGGTAGAGGCGGTGACGTTTGGAGAGATGGCAATTATCTTGCCCCTACATACGCAGCATACGCTGCCATGGCGTATCTGAGGAATTCAGCACCCGTTACTGTGGTGCGAGTACTCGGAGAGGCACACGACTCAGCGGTCGCGGGAGGTGAAGCAGGATGGAAACACTCTAACTCTCATGCTGCAGGAACGGATGTAACCCCATCAGGAAACGGTGGTGCTTTTGGACTATTCCTGTTTTCTTCGGGGTCCAACCAATACGATTTTGAAGGATCGTATGTTGGCGACAGGAGAAACTTGGGTGCTAAGAGTAGTAGAGCTAAAGCAAGAACCACTGGTTCTCTGGCGGCGGTTTGGTATTTCGATGCAGGTGCTATCGAGCTTTCGGGTACCTTTATAGCGGGACAACGAGCGACCTACCGATCAGGATCGCAAGCAGCGAGTAAACTGGGCGCAGGCAATACTGCCGCCGCCGGTAATTCCATTTTCTTTAAGGCAAGTAACACCGACACGATGGAGTTCACAACTGTTCTTTTCGATAATGCGAACGTTGGCAAGAAGGTCACTTTTAATTTTGATAGGAATAGCGATAAATATATAAGAAAGGTTTTCAATACAAATCCAACCCTCATGGGCAGCGCAGTCAGTGACTCGAAAAAGTATTTTCTGGGAGAGACATTTGACCGGCACGCGAAAGATCTGCACGGATCTGGAACACTTCATCAGGGCGAGTTGGGCGCGGACCCCACGCTTTATGGGTGTATTGTTGGATTACAGAGCACAACTCATAATTGGGGATCAAACCAGATAAGTACACAACCTGCTAAAACAGGATGGTTTTTTGGTCAAGACCTTTCAAGCAACACAACTAAGTTTGATGCAGCAAAACAACAAAAATTATTTAGGATTGTTGGTTTGGAGGACGGCGAATGGTCTTCCCGAAATGTTAAGGTTTCAATAAGTGATCACCGCGCACCAAATGACGTGGATCCATATGGGTCTTTTTCTGTCACTTTGAGATACACAAGGGATCACGACGGACAGCGAAAGGTTTTAGAAAGATTTAGTCAATGTAACTTGAATCCTAATTCAAATAATTTTATTGGTGCAAAGATAGGTGACCAATATCAAGAATGGGATGAGACAGATAAGCGATATAGAACTTACGGGACTTGGCCAAATCAGTCTCGTTTTGTGAGAGTTGAATTAGATTCAGATGTGGAAGAGGGAATATCAGATCCGGCATATTTGCCATTTGGGTTCTACGGTCCACCTAGATATAAGAGATTCACTCTCACAGCTGTTACATCTGGAGAATTATCCGGATCAACTGTTCACGCTATCAACGCTGGAAACGCAACCCCTAACGGTGGCGTAGAGGGCGCATTGATGTCCGGTTCGCTGTTTGTTTCTGGTTCACGTAACGCGATTTTGTCTGGAGGATTAGGCGCAATTCCTTTTAAGTGTAACGGGATTTTCGCATCTGCAACAACTGGTTCTCACACAGTTTATGCTGGTGAAGCATCATCTGTCGCATCGGTTGTGTTCCCGTCACTTCCCCTAAGAAGATCTGCTTCTGCAGAGGGATTAAGAAACGACAAGATGGCTCACTTCGGAGTCAGCACTTACAGGTCACCCACAAGCACTAGATTTGATGAGTCTTATCTGGACATTGTAAGGGGTGGTCAAGGAATAGCAGCAGATACATATGACCCAGGCAACAACACTGAATATTCTTTTATATTCACGCTAGACGACGTTATCGCAGCCAATTCGGCGGCCACTAGCGTTAAGACAGCGTTCTACCAGTCCGGATCTAGAAAAGCAGCTACTTCTTATACTGCACTTAGAATGGGCGCGGGGTCTGGCTCTTGGACGGAATTGATTAAGACCGGATTTACCAAGTTTACTTCACCGATGTATGGTGGTTTCGACGGTCTGAACATCAAGGAGAGAGCACCTTTTGGCAATCACGTTGTCGGTGCTTCCGGAGTGGCGTTTAAGAACAATTACGCGGCAAACTCATTGAAGCGCGCCATCGATGCTGTGGCAGAACCAGAGGTTGTAGATATCAACCTAATGGCAGTCCCTGGCATTCGTGAGCCTCTCATCACAGACCACGTATTAAGGGTCTGCGAGGACCGCGGAGACGCCCTTGCAGTGATCGATCTAGAGCAGGGTGGGTATCAGCCATCAACAGAAACAACCGATAACTTTAAGACAAGAATATCCAATAATAATGTTACAGACTGTGTTAATACTCTGTCACAGAGAGGGCTAAACACGAGTTATGGTTGTGCTTACTTCCCGTGGGTAAAGATCTACGATGAGATTAACGCACAACAGGTTTGGGTACCACCGTCAGTTGTGGCACTCGGCACAATGGCATCAACCCAGAGACTCGGCGAACTTTGGTTCGCTCCTGCAGGATTTACCCGCGGCGGTCTAAGTGAAGGCTCCGCTGGTATGCCGGTACTGGCGGTATCGCAAAGATTGTCTGCCAAGGATAGAGACGATCTATATGAGAACCAAGTTAATCCGATAGCATCATTCCCGGCAGAGGGGATTGTGATTTTCGGACAAAAGACGCTACAGGCAACACCTTCAGCACTTGACAGAATCAATGTCAGAAGACTAATGGTGTACCTAAAGAAGGAAATCTCCAGAATTGCTTCAAGACTGCTGTTTGAGCAGAATGTGCAGGCAACTTGGAATAAATTCCGCGGTCAGGTAGAACCATTCCTTCAGCAGGTGAAGTCTGGTTTTGGGGTTCAGGAATATAAGGTTGTTCTTGACGGAACTACGACAACTCCTGATTTAATTGATAGAAACATCATGTATGCCAAGATCTTCATAAAGCCAGCGAAGGCTTTGGAATTCATTGCGATAGATTTTATTGTTACGAACCAAGGCGCGGCTTTTGATGATTAAAAGCAGCAATAAACAATATAATATGACTAGTTAAAGTTGTAGAGAAAACTAGGAGGACACCACAGATGGGAAACCGAAGATTTTGGAGCGATCATTCAATTGAGCCAAAGAGAAAATTTAGATGGATTATGGGATTTAACGGAATCCCTTACTGGTTGCTCAAGAAAGCCAGCCGACCGACGGTGACTGTCACAGAGGCAGAGCACGTATTTTTAAATTATAAGTTTTTCTTTCCGGGTAGAGTAGAGTATGACGAGATGAGTGTAACTATAGCAGATCCTTTGCATCCGGATGCATCGAAAACGATGATGAAGCTATTAACAGACAGTGGATATATTACTCCTGATGCAATAAACCTGCAAAGTCCTAAGACCATGACAAAGAAGGCAGCTGTCCAATCTGTCGGCGGCAAGTTGTTTATGGCACAACTCGATGCCGAGGGCGAGGTCGTAGAAGAGTGGGCTTTTTGGAATCCCTGGATCAAGTCCGTCAACTTCGACGAGGCCGATTATGAGTCGGATGATCTAATCAATCTTGAAGTCACATTCAGATATGATTGGGCAACCGTATCTGGCATCGGCGATGTTTCCGTCGGGAAATTGGGTAAGAACCCTGGATTCTCTCCAGGGTTCGTCGACGGGAAAATCAAGAATTCGGGTGTCTCCCACGCACGGTCAAAAGAAAAAGGGCTGAAAAAAAGGTAAAACAAAATTAAATATTTAATTTCATTTAAATAATGCTATAATAGACAAGGTTAAGAAAGAGAGGAAAGTTTGTCGAATAAGAGAAACGAAGCAAGAAGAAAACATTCAGCATCCCCACCAGATCCAGTCATGGAAAAGCCTTCGGGCGGATCTTTACTAAATTTTTCGATACCAACAGAAATTGTGGACCTCCCCTCAAAGGGGAGACTCTACCCTGTTGGTCATCCTTTACACGGTAAAGAAACGGTCGAAATCCGTCACATGACAGCAAAGGAAGAAGACATTTTGTCTTCTCAGTCCCTTCTAAGAAAAGGTCTAGCGATAAACAAGATGTTAGACAACATCATTATAGAAGAGGATGTAGTATCAGACAGTTTGTTGATTGGTGACAAAAACGCACTAATGTATGCCGCTCGTATTACTGGTTACGGTGCTGCTTATGATGCAGAAGTTGCGTGTCAGAATTGTGGTCAGGATTTTGAATTTCAATTTGATTTATCCAATTACAATGAGTGTTATACATCCATTGATGATGCTGATGATGTCAAATTCACAGAAAATGGCACTGCAGAAATGGAGTTGCCTAAAACTAAAATTCTAGTAGAGATACGCGCCCTTACCGGTGTGGATGAATTGAAGCTAGAAAAAACGAGAGAGATGAAGGAAAGAAATAAACTTCCAGATGCGGGACTAACAGACATGATGAAAATGATGATTTTTAGTGCAAATGGAGTTACGGATGCAGACCAAATTAATAGGCTTGTTGATGTACTTCCTGCATCAGATTCTAAACTCATAAGGGACACCTACAAGAGAGTAATGCCCAACGTAGTCTTCAAGCAGGACGCCGAATGCCATCATTGTGGTCATACAATGGAAACGGAGGTGCCCATTACGGGCGGCTTCTTTTGGCCTGGGTAACGAATATATTGAAAACGTCTATGAGGAGCTATTTGCTTTAAAGTATCATGGAGGTTGGAGCTTCACAGAAGCATACAATCTTTCAATCCAAATCAGAAGATGGTTTCTACGAAGATTGCAGAAACAATTTGAATTTGAGAGCGATGAAATGGAAAAAGCCTCAAAGAAGAAGTAAAATGGGGATCTTAATGGTCCCTATTTTATTATATGGCAACTATTTAACTTGATGGGATACATCTAAAGACGGAGGAATTATCTTGTCAGACAAAACTAATGAAATTATAATTGACTTTACAAGCCTTAACGAAATGGCGATGAACCAGATGGCAGCACAGGTTCAACGACTGATGAGTATTATTATGACAGGCACTTATTATCCTGCTACGATAAGGGGAACCCCCATGCAGGTTGATAGATTCACCCGCGCCCTTTCCGCTGAAAAGGACTATGTTATTGCCTATAACAAACATGGGCTTGACAATCCTGCGACGTATAAGAGTCGATACCGACTCGACGGTGCTGTTAAGAGCTTCGAAAAAGATACCGGCTTAGTCTGGCCATTTAAATAAGCGTGGCGAGGTATTAAAAAATGGCCGACGATAATAAAACACCAGAACAACTAGAAAAAGAAGCTCGCGCCATCGAAGAGGTCAACAGGCGAGAGGCAGAAAGGCTGGAACACCTCCGGAAATCCGCTCAACTAGAGGAACGTATAGCAAGAGCTGCAGGCGATAAGGCAGCTGCCCTTAAAGCGAATATAGAATTGCAGAATCGCTCTTTCGAAATAGAGAAAGACTCATTAATCCAAAAACAGGACATCGGCGACATCGATGAAGAAGATATTCTTCGCCTCGCCAAAAGGTA